GTCAGAAGCATTTCTCCCCCCGTTCGGAATCTCAGGAAAAGTCCTGTTCAGAGCCCTTTTTTGGGCCTGTTCGCTAGACCTTCTGCGGATTAAACAGAAATCCGCGAAAAAACACGCAAAGGAAAACTCAATGGAGTTACTTGCGCATCAGAAATTAATTCACGAGACGATCGACAAATCCTCGATCTCAGCCTTCGCGGCGCCCAGGCAGAACGGTAAAACGTACGCCGCCCTCGCCTACGCGCTGCAATACCCGGGCAGGGTGCTCTACTTTGGCCGGGGTTTCAGGGAGGCGGGGGAGGCCTTCGCCGCCGCCACCAAGCTTGGCGCGAACCGCGGGCCTGGCACCTGGCACATCCTCAAGACCAATAAAAGCCAGCTCTCTATCGAGACGTCCCTGTGCGGGGACTTTGGCCGGGTGAACTTCATGCCCTACGGCCGCGGCTCTGGCCGGGGCATGGAGGCCGACCTGGTGATCCTCGACGATGCCCACGAAGTGGAGGCGGACGTGCTGGCGGAGATCAGCCCGTGCGTGCTCCGGACGGGCGGGAAGATCGCCGGCTTCGGCACGATCCGGGAGAAGCTGCTCAAGCACCTGCTGAATATCGCCGACGGCCATCTCCGGTGGCGCAGCAGCCACGACATCGAGGAGGCCAACCCCGCGTTGGGTTACCTCTTCACCATGGAGCAGGTGGAGCGCGAGAAGAAGCTGCTTCCGGAGCGGATCTTCGCCCGCGAGCGGATGGGCTACGACCCGTCGCGGTTCACGACGATAAGCGCACGCACTTCATAGGCCAAAGGCCTACAAAACGCTTACCCAACGGTCAAATGATAGGGGAACATCTAATGACCGAAGTATCCATATTTAAGGGCGGCCGCGCCGTAGACATCGAAATCTACGAAGACCCGCCGATCGCAGAGAGAAGCGTCGAGTGGTGCCCTGTGATGCCGCGCCGCATCCGCATCAATGGCGTGGAGTGCCTCACCCCGTTGAATAGTCCCGTCCGCGTCGAAGGGCTTCTAGACGTCGACGATGAGAGGCGCGCCCAGATGGCCACCGCCACCGTCACGGTGTTTGTGCGGTCACTTCATGCACAGAGCTTAGTGGACGGACCGTTGCCCGAGTATGTACCCATTGACAGAAAAGTGGGCGCAGCGGACCTGGTGGTCTACGATGCCGCCGGCGGTGACTGGATTCCGCTCAGGCCGTTCTTCGTGCGCTTCAACGGTGTGAACTGCCTGATCGCCGACGACATCAAGATTGAGGGCCTTGGCGGCAAAGAGGGCTGCCTCACCGCCACCATCCCGTTCTTGGTGCGCACGCTCAAGGTGCACGGAGGTCAGGAATGACTTACGAGAACCTCGATTGCGCCTGCAGGGCGTGGGGCTCGGTGCTCCCGCCGCCCCCGTGCCCAATCCATAGCGGAGGCTTTGGCGACGTCACCTGGGTCAACAGCTGGGCCTACAGCTTCAGGCGGCGCGTGCGCAAGCATTTGGGCAAATGGGTGGTGCTGAACCACCCCGCCGGCAACTGCGCATTCCTCACGTGGGATGAGGCCATAAGGTACGCCAGTATCCGATACGTCATGCGGAACGACGGGGTTCTGCTCATCGCCGCCGGGGGCGGCGCGTGATCACCCGCTTCCGCAGATGCCTCCGTGGCCCGCTGCCGCCGCTCGAGGATGTTCTCCTCAAGGCGTGCTGGGAGCGGCTCACGAACGACACCATCACGACATATGAGTGGCCGGACCTGCACGGCAGCGAGGTCCCCACCACATTCCCTGGCGCGGAGTTGTACTTTGCCCCGCGACTCGGCGTTGACTACACCGCCCCCCGGGTGGTTGAGAACCCCTTCGAAGACACCTCCCGTTGGACGCTCATGGGGGATGTGATGAAGCGGCGCCTCCAGCCCATGTCGGAGTTCCTCAAAGACGTTCTCGAGGATGCCGACCTAACCCTCACCTTCAGGCGCTATGGCGAGCAAGAAAACCACTGAAAGAGGCCTCGGCTGGCACCATCAGCAGGCCGCCGACCAGCTCAAGAAGAAGCACAAAGACGGCTCACCGTGCGATTGGTGCGGTCGGCCGATGTGGCTGGACCCAGTGATGAACTGGGACTACAACCCGGACCCCGACGCCCCGAAAAGGGGTAACGGGGTACTCCAGGCCGACCACTCTAAGCAGTCCCGTGCCGAGGCGTTGAGAAAAGGCGAGAAGGTTTTGCCGCCCGATCGCCTTTTGCATGCCGCCTGTAACCAGCAGCGCGGGGAAGGCCACAACGATCATTTGGCGGCCAACGGAAGGGTCGCAGAAACCCTGGCCATGCCGTGGCCTTGGAAAGTCTGACGTTCAGTTTTATTGAACGCGCATAAATAGTGAACATGCCATCGAAAGGAAAAAAGAAATGGCAGTCAAAGTTGATACTCGCGACGGATACCCCGTCACCTATGACCATGGGCTCGCCACCGAGGTTGGCGATCACGGGGATCTTGTCGTGATCGCCTCCGGCAATAGGGTGGTGGGCCGCGTGCACGCCGCCGTCTGGACGGCGGTTCACTACTCGTGACCGAGAACTTCCTCGACGGCCTCGTCAAGGCGATGCGCGCCCACGCCGCGGAGTTGTGGGGCCACCCCCCGGACGATCTGTTCGACCCCTCGGAATGGTTCGGCGCAGGTCAAGAGCAACTTTTCGACAATTCCGAAGAGTTCGAGGAGTAACCAATGGCCCTAACCGAGGGCCTCGGTGCCCGCGGTGCTGAGGTCTATCAAGCTCTCACTGAAAACCGGAAGATGAACGCCGCCCAGAAGGTGATGGCGTTGAATGCCGCGCGCCTCGCCGACACCCTGGACCGCATCGAATCGGAACTCGCCTTCGCAAGTACCACGGTGATAAATAGCCAGGGCACCGAGACCATCAACCCTCTCATTTCTGAGGCGCGGATGCTTACAGGAGCGCTCTGCACAATTCTCGCCAAGATGGGCATTGCCGAATTGCCGGAGCAAAGCTCCGGAGAGAAGTCTGTCTTTGACCAGCTTGCTGCTAGACGAGCCGAGCGGCTCGCCCCTAATGGGGGTTCAGGAGCCGCGGATATGGCTAAGCCCGGAAGCTAAATCCTCTGCCGGGCAGGAAGCGATTGACCTGGCCGCCGCGTGCGGCCTCATTCTCGACCCGTGGCAGGAATTGTGCCTGCACGAGGCTCTCAAAGAGAGCGAAGAACTCGTTCAGCTGGAGTCCGGCGCCTGGGTGAAGAAGTGGGCGGCCTCCTCCTTCGGCCTGGTGGTGTCCCGCCAGAACGGCAAGGGTTCGATCCTGGAGGCCTTGGAGTTGGCCGGCCTGATCCTTTTCGGGGAGCGGCTGATCATTCACTCCGCTCACGAGTTCAAGGCTCTGGCGATCGATACGCCGATCCTTTCCGAGCGCGGGTGGACCACCATGGGCGATTTGGTCGATGGCGATCGCGTTTATGGGCCCGACGGCCAACTAACGAATGTCATCGCCCACCCGATTCGCTACGAACGCCCCTGCTACCGGCTGACGTTTGACGACGGGCAAACCATTGTCGCCGACGAGGATCACCTTTGGACGGTTTACGACGCCGTGAAGCGGGAGCACCGCACCCTGACGGTGCGCGAACTCGTCGACGGTGGGGTCTTCACCACCCGCCGCAATGCGGGCCGGGCCGATTCGAACATCTACCGCTACCGCGTGCCCGTTACCGAGCCCCTCGCTGGCGTCGAAGCGGACCTTCCGGTCGACCCGTACCTGCTCGGCTACTGGCTGGGCGACGGCGACACCAATGCGGGGCGCTTCACGGTTGGCGAAGAAGACCTGGAGGCCTTCAAACTCACCCTCGAGTCGCTCGGATACGAGTACAGCGACAGCGTGGACCCGCGGACCGGTGCCCACACCATTTGCGCGTACGGATTTATCCAGGGGCTTCGCGAGGCCGGGGTTGTCGGGAATAAGCACATCCCCGAGACGTACCTAACCGCTTCGATGGAGCAGCGTCGCGCCCTCCTCGCCGGGATCATGGACTCCGACGGCGGCGTCACGGGCCACCAGATCAGTGTCACCATGAAGAACGAGGCGCTGATGCGCCAGGTCCTGATGCTAGCCCGCTCGCTGGGGTACAAGTCCTTCTTCACGTCGCATTTGTCGATGCTGAACGGCGAGCATAAGGCCCGCGTCTACCGGGTGAAGTTCGCCAATCGACAGGAGCTCAATCCGTTCCGTTTGCCGCGAAAGGCGGCGAAGGTGCTGCCGCCCCTCGGCCGCGTCACCCGGGCCCAGTACAACGCCATCGTCTCGATTGAGCCGGTGGAATCTGTCCCGACGCGGTGCATCACGGTCGACAACGACTCCAGGCTCTACGTGGTGGGTCACGGGTTCGTCCCGACCCATAACACCGCCGTCAACGGCATGGAGCGCTTGGAATCCCTGATCGCCAAGTCGGGGCTGAAGTACAAGGCCAAGCAGGCGCACGGCGCGGAGAGTATCGAAATCCTCGACGGGCCCAACCCGGGCGCGAGGGTGATGTTCCAGACCCGTACTGACCGCTCCGGCCTGGGTTTGACCGCCGACCGCGTCATCTTCGACGAGGCGATGACCATTACCCCCGGTTCGCTGAAGGCGCTTCTGCCGACCGTTTCGTCTCGACCCAACCCGCAGATCGTTTACACCGGAACAGCGGCCGACCAGCGCACACAGCCCTACTGCCACACCTTTGGCGGCGTCCGCTACCGCGCGCTGGAGCAGATCCGCACCGGCGAGCGCAAACGCCTGTGCTTCCTCGAATGGTCAGCCCCCGATGACCTGCCGGAAGAGAAGTTCGGCGATCCCCAGTACTGGGCGATGGCCAACCCCGGCCTGGGTTATCGCCAGTCCGAGGAGAAGATCCTCGACGAGTACGAGGAGATGTGGGCCAACCTCCGCGACTTCGGGGTGGACCGCCTCGGTATCGGTGACTGGCCGCAGTTCGGCGCTGAAATGTCGGAGATCCCACTCGACAAGTGGCGGCGACTGAACAACCCCAGCCCAGACCTCGCCGGCGCTCGCGCCCTGATCCTCTACCGCACGCCCGAGGGCGGGCCGTGGGCGATCGTGGGCTCCCAGCGCTGCACCGACGGCCGCATCCACGTGGAGGTCGGTTACGCCGGCACGGACCCCGTGGACCGCGTGGTCGACAAGTTCATCCAGGCCATCACCGCCTGGGGCCCTGAAGAGATCCTGGTGGGCCGCGGCGGCGCGGCTGAGGTGATCCCTCAGATCGAGGCCGCCGGGTTCACGGTCTACAGCCCGAACCAGTCCGAAGAGGCCCAGGCCTGCGGCGGCTTCCTGAACGACGCGCTCGTCGACCCGGAAAACCCGCTGCTGTCCCACGGCGATCAGCATTCCCTGAACGCTGCCATCACCCGCGCCGTCAAGCGAGACCTCCCCAGCGGTGGTTTCGTCTGGGACTGCATTGAACCAAGCACCTACGCCCAGCTCATGGGCGTCACATTGGGCCGCTGGGCGCTGCTGAAGCATGCCATCAACGCCAAGCCCACACCCGCTATCCACGACTGGCCCGATCAACAAGAGATCGACAGCTGGATACAAGAACTCTACGAGGAGGCTTGAGATTGTCTGAACCTTCTCGGCGGATCGACATTCAGCCCATTGTCTCCGGCCTTTTGCAATTGTCGGGCCTCGGCATGGTGATCGGCGGGGTGTATCTCCTTTTCCCGGTTGCCGCGCTGATCCTCGCCGGCGTCGCCGTCTTTGCAATGGGCTGGGCAATTGATCCGCCGAACCGTCAGAAGGGTGCTAAGCAATGAGCCTCTTCACCCGCATCTTCTCCGGGCCCAAAGAGGAGCGCACCCTCAGCAGAATCTCCGGCATCCCTGGCCCCGCCGAGGACTGGGCAATGCACGGGGAGCGCGCCGGGTCCAACAGCGCCATGGCGCTGGGGGCGTTCTACGCCTGTGTCACGCTTCTCGCCGACACCGTCGCTTCACTGAGTGTCGACGCCTATCGCAAGAAGGACAACGTCCGCGTCCCGGTCTCACCGGCGCCCAAACTTCTCGAGTCTACTCCGTATCCGGGGCTGACCTGGTTTGACTGGCTGTGGATGTTGATGGAATCCCTTGCGGTCACGGGCAACGCTTTCGGCTACATCAGCGCCCGCGACGAAGCGGGCCGCCCGACGGCGATCATGCCGATCCACCCGGACTGCATCCACGTCACCGACGCCAAGGATGAGGACGGCGACTGGATCGAGCCGGTCTACCGCATCGACGGCAAGGTCATCCCCAGCCACCGGATCGTGCACATCAAGCGCTACCCCGTGGCGGGCCGCGCCTTGGGCATGTCGCCGATCGAGAAGGCGGCCTCGGCCATCGGCCTGGGGCTGGCGGCCGAACGCTACGGTCTGCGATGGTTCCGCGATTCGGCCAACCCGAGCGGAATCCTGTCGAGCGACATGGACCTGACGCCCGACCAAGTGAAGCAGACGCAGAAGCAGTGGATTCAAAGCCACCATAATCGACGCCTGCCCGCCGTGATGTCCGCGGGCATCAAATGGCAGTCCGTCTCTATCACGCCGGAAGAATCGCAGTTCCTCGAAACCCGCTCTTTCCAGCGGTCCGAAATTGCGATGTGGTTCCGCATTCCGCCCCACATGATCGGCGACACCGAGAAGTCCACATCGTGGGGCACCGGCATTGAGCAGCAGTCGATTGGGTTCGTGACATACACGCTGCTCCCGTGGCTAACCTGCATCGAGCAGGCTCTGACCGCTTTTCTGCCCCGTGGGCAGTTCGTCAAATTCAATCACAACGGTCTCTTACGCGGAGACGTGCAGTCGCGATTTGAAGCCTACCAGGTGGGCATACAGAACGGCATCTGGTCGGTTAATGAAGTCCGCGCGTGGGAAGACGCGCCACCGATTCCCGAGGGCGATATCCATTTGCAGCCCATGAACTTCGTACCCCTCGGTTATGTGCCGCCGGAAGAGCCGGCGCAGAACTCCCCAGCCGAATCCGGCGAGGAAGGAAACAAATGAGTTTGACCCGCCGCGTTCGGCCGGTTGACGTCACCGATCACCCTGAACATCGCTCGATCCCGATGGACCGCATGGAGGTCCGTGAAGACAGTGATGACAATGTTCTTGTTCTCGAGGGCTACGCATCCACCTTTGAACAGTACGAAATGTACGGCGGGCCCGCGAACGGCTACGGCTGGATCGAGCAACTCGACCGCCGCGCCTTCGAAAAGACCCTGCGCGAAAAGCCCGACCTGCACCTTCTGGTGAACCACGCCGGCACCCCGCTGGCACGCACCAAGTCGGGCACCCTCGACCTCTCGGTCGACGACAAGGGCCTGAAGGTCGTGGCCCGCCTCGACAAGCGCGACCCCGATGTCCAGTCCCTCGCGGTCAAGATGGAGCGCGGCGACATGGACGAAATGTCCTTCGCGTTCCGCGTGAAGGCGCAGAAGTGGGAAGCCACCGACGAGTTCCCCGAGGACGATCAGGCGCTGCGCACGATCACTGAGGTGTCCCTGCACAAGGGCGACGTTTCTGTCGTGAACTTCGGCGCCAACCCGACCACCAGCGTCGGCCTGCGCTCCCTTCCGGAGGCCCTACGGTTCCTCGCCGAGGCTGACGAAGAGGAACTCGCGGAGGTCCGCTCGGACGAGGATCTCGTCAAGCGCGCCATCGAGAAGCTTGGCGGCAAGGGACAGGTGACCATTCAGAATCTCTACGTTGGTGACGGCAAGGCTGAAGAGGCTCGCGAAGCCGAGGGCATTCCCGGCGCTACCGGAACCGTCCTCGACGGCGAGATTAACGTGGTTAAGGAAGAGCGCGAAGAGGAATCCGCCGACGTGCTGGGCCTCGTCGGTCAGCTCACCCCCGCCCTGGCCGAGGCGATTACCGAGCTGGTTCGCAATCTCGTGGGCGCCGAAGCCGAGGAATCGGAAGAGCGCGACGAAACCGAAGAGACCGAAGAAGAGGCCCGCGAGGAAGACGTCGAAGAGACCGAATCCGAAGAGGGTATCAGCCTCCGCGAGGCTCTCGCCGAAATGGGTGTCGACCCCGAGGCCGACGAACTGACCGTCGCCGAAGTCGAAGCGCTTCTCGGCAACGAATAAACCTCTCCCGATAAACGTCCCGGCCCTCCCTCGATAAGAGCGACATCCGGGCGGGCTCGCGCGTTGGCTACGGCAGCCGCGGGCTTTTCGGGATCTATGCCCCCTGGCACTGGGGGTTTCTTCAAAGTCGCCTATCTGGCGCAACGCCCTGGCACTGGGCGGATCAATTAGTGCCCAAATTCTTTGGGCAATTCCCTCAAGAAAGGGGTGACCTTCTCCATGGAGAAGCACCTGGAAGAACTGCGCGCACTGCGCGCGGCGGCGGTTGAAGCAATCGCCACCCTGAAGGCCGAGCGTCAGGCGATTGCCGACGACGCCAAGGCTGAAGAGCGCGCCGCGCTGTCGGCCGACGAGACCGCCGAGTTCCGCGCCAAGAGCGCGTCGATCAAGGCTGAGCTCGACAAGGTTGAGGATCTCGACGAGCAGATCCGCGAACTGGAGAGCGAAATCGAGCGCTCCGGCAAGCTGGAGCCCGAAACCAAGACGGCCCGCAAGGCCACCGTCGAGGTCAACGAGGCCCTGACCTACGAGAAGGGCAACGGCCAGTCGTACTTCCGCGACCTGGCGATGCAGACCGTTGGCATGGCCGACGAGTCGTCCAAGGAGCGCCTGCGCCGCCACATGATCGACGTGGAGTCCGACAAGGAAATCCGCAAGATCGCCAAGGTCGGCGAGGAATACCGCGACCTGGACCGCAACAACGGCACCGGTGGTTGGAATAGCGTAGCCACCGCAGCTGCGTAAGCAGCTGTTAGCAACCTCACCATATCGGTGGAAGCCCGCCATTACATGGGTAATACCGAGGAAACCAGCACATTGGGTTCCGTACAGACTAAACGTGAGGCTCCATCATTGAATCGTTGCGAATGTGTATCGCAACGTGGAGATGGATGAAGTTATAGTCGGGTCTGCATCGATGGTAAAGATGCAGAGTCAGGCAGAAATGACCTGACCCAGCGAATTAGCCTTCCTCCGCTGATAGGCGCGCCGTTGCGCCGCTGCGGAACAGGTTCGGCAGCTTCGATACCCGTTATTGGGGTTAACGTAGGTGTTCTCTTCGGAGAACTCGTGACCGTTGACGCATTGGGTCCGCTTGGCCCAATGCCCCAGCCCCGGGCGTGTGTCGAGGTGGTGGAGCAGCTCGCGAGCGCGAGCGGCCCGCCGCTCCCCGAACCAGGGCAGTAGTAACCCAAGGATCTCGCGCACCTTGCTAGGGTCGCTAACCCGCCAGGCATACTGAGTTTTCCAGTTGTCCTGCTGCGGCTCAACGACTTGAATCCGGGTGCTGGGGAACATTGCGAACACTTGCTCGATGACATCACGGTCCGTCATTCGAATCGTAAGTCTCGTGCCGCCGTTCTTGGCGATGCTCATGCAGCCTTCGCCTTCAAACAGTCCGGCCAACCACGCGATGTTTGCTTCGTTGATGATGGGTTCTTGCATTTCGATAGCAATCCTATCAAGCAAAGCCTCGATTATCCCGTAAGCCTTGGGAACTTTTTTCGCTGAGTAACAAGGGACGTACGCAGTCCCCCCGCTGTGGATGATGAACCGCTTCATCGAGCTCGCTCGCGCCGGCCGCACCTACGCCAACTTGTGCCCGACCGAGCCCCTGCCGAGCGGCACCTCTTCGATCAACATCCCGAAGATCAAGAGCGGCACCTCGACCGCCGTTCAGGCTGGCGATAACACCAACCTGTCGGACACCACCAACGGCTCGCATGAGACCGACCTGACGGACGAGTTCGTGCAGGCCAACGTGAAGACCATCGCCGGCCAGCAGGGCGTCGCGATCCAGCTCCTGGATCAGGCCGCTGTCTCGGTCGACGAGTTCGTCTTCCGGGATCTCGCCGCGGACTACGCCAACAAGCTGAACGTCCAGGTCATCTCGGGCACCGGCTCGAACAACCAGGTCGTCGGCGTGCGCGCCACCTCCGGTATCACGCAGGTCACTGCCACGGGCGGCGCCAACGCCCTGGAGAAGCACCAGATCATCTACCAGAAGATCGCCGACGCGATCCAGCGCGTGCACACCTCGCGCTTCCTGGAGCCCGAGGTCATCGTGATGCACCCGCGTCGCTGGGCCTCGTTCCACGCGATCTTCGCCGGCGACGATCGTCCGCTGATCGTGCCGAGCGGCCCCGGGTTCAACAACCTGGGCGTGCTGACCGAGGTCGCCTCGCAGCGCGTCGTGGGCCAGATGCACGGCCTGCCGGTCGTGACCGACCCGACCCTGCCGACCACGGTCAACACCGATCAGGACGTGATCCACGTTCTGCGCGCGTCCGACCTGGCGCTGTTCGAGTCGAGCGTGCGTATGCGCGCCCTGCAGGAGACCCGCGCCGAGAGCCTCACGGTTCTGCTGCAGGTCTATGGCTACCTGGCCTTCACCGCCGGCCGCTTCCCGCAGTCGGTCGTGGAGATCAGTGGCACCGCGCTGTCGGCACCGACCTTCGCCTAATTAGGTCCAAGTGAGTGACCGCCGGATGTCATATAGCGGGCATCCGGCGCGTCCCGGGGGAGGAGGTGAGATCTCGTGGACCTATCTATCCTCATTCCATCGGTCCACACGCGGTGGAACGGCTTGGCGACGCGGCTTCAAGCGCAGATATGGGACCAGTACCGCCAATTGCCTTGTACCGAACGTGAGCGGGTGGAGATTATCGTCCTCACGGACAACAAGAAGCGCCCCATAGGGGATAAGCGCAATCAGATGCTTGCGCTGGCTCAAGGCGAATACGTCGCCTTCGTGGACGATGACGACGTGCTAGAGGATACGTATCTACGATCCCTTCTTTTGTCGACCGCCTTCGGCGCTGACGTGATCACCTTCCAGGTATCGGTCACCATCAACGGCGGACCCGCTAAGAAATGCATCTACAGTAAAGACTTCGCTCAGGACGCCAACTTCCCGACCCGGTATGAACGCTTGCCTAATCACCTGATGTGCGTGAAGCGTGATCTGGCCTTGTCGGTTGGGTTTCCTGAAGTGAATTGCGGCGAGGATTCCAGCTACGCCAAGGCGCTGCATCCGCTACTTAAGACCGAACACGCCATAGACCGCGTGCTGTACCACTACGTGTACAGTGACGAATCCACAGAGACGCAGAAGCGCTGAATGCACACCCTCCATAAAACGCGAGCTACGCTGTACTTTTTCGGGGACGTGGTATTCAAGGTTTACGCTGACCCTGGAGTAGCCAAGATTGAGGTCGATTGGTATCGGCAGCTGCCTGACGGCATACCCCCAATGCTGATGGACGCCGACCCCGATAACGGCGTGCTAGTGATGGAGCGGCTGGGCACACCCGCCCCTCGACCGGCCGACCTAACGATATCGGCATTGGCTGAGGCGCTAGAGGAGCTGGAGCGCCGCCACATTCACCACCGGGACATTCACCCCGGAAATGTTGTCGTGGACGCGCACGGAAAACCGCGCATTGTCGACTGGGAAACGGCCATTCATGCCGACGCGCCCAGCTACGACTTGCATGGCCCGAGTGAACTAGTTCCCGTTCCGGATATCCATAAATGCCTTCCCACTTCCTATGAAATGTTTTGGAACTCCGACCACTGGGCTTCAATCAAATCTTTATGGGGGGTGAGGTATGTACCAACCTAAATGGGTTGGCGGGAAGACCGTCGGCAAGGGTGAGCGTGATGCCGCCAAAAGGTGTGACGCGATTATCGCCTACCTGAGTCGACACGGTTTCGAGGACGATGCGCGCGTTCTGGACCTGGGGGCGTATTCAGGATACTTTTCGCATCGACTGGCCGACCGCTTCGGATTCCGGGTGGTCGCCGCGGACGACAACCCGGACCTTCACCCGGGGCGAAATGTGCAGGTCATCAATCGACGACTAACCCCCGACGAGATTCGCGCATTAGGTCACTTCGACGCTGTCTTGTGCCTGTCGGTCTTGCATCACCAACCTAACTGGCGCGACTACCTGACCGCTCTGCAGGATGTCGGGGATCATCTTCTGATTGAAACCAGTCATCCCGCCGAGCACCTGCCCTCTGCGAGAGCTCAGGACCAGGCCGCCGACATTGAATCTGCCGTTCGTGCTATTGCTTCTGGCATCGTTGCCTACACCCCGGGGTATGACCACTCCCAGCGGCGCCCCCTATGGGTGGTTGCGAATAGTGACGACATAGTCGCTGATGTGGTAATCCTTTCTCGCGGGGAAACTGTCGAGCTGCGAGAAATGACTCAGGCGACTGTCGATACATGCATCGCCGGCGCCGACCCGCTCAGAGTGAATGTGACGGTTATCGAGCAGACCGATGCCCAGTACCGCGATGCGACCACCGTTTTTCGCGGCGACCCGTTCAACTACAATCGCCGTATGAATGCGGGCGCCCGAATGGGCACCGCGCCGTGGCTCGTGTTCGCCAACAATGACCTCGTGTTCCACCCCGGGTGGCTGGGGGCTCTCGTGGGCGCTGACTACCCGCTGGTGTCCCCGAAGGAGCCGAACGACGTGCGTCAGAGTCATATAACCGCGAACACCGTTGGGGACGTCAACGGCACCCACCTATCCGGTTGGTGTTTCATGATGCAACGCGCCCTGTGGGAGCATATCGGCGGACTCGACGAGTGCGTGAACTTCTGGTGCTCGGACGATGTCGTGATTCAGCAGTGCGCACGAGCGGGCGTGCACCCGATGCTGGTCACCGACGCCACGGTAACCCACAAGGGCTCCGTCACGTTCAATCGTGAACCCGACCTGTTTGATGACCGCACCTGGGCCGACATGAAGCGATACTTGGACAAGTACGGGAAACACGATCTGATGAACAGCCCGAGCTACAAGGCGTGGCTGGAGAAGTGATGCACATCGGAATCGGGATCACCACCCATAATCGGCGCGAGCAATTCCTTGAGATGCTATCGGGCTGGCGGCGGTACAGGCCCGATGATTGCAGAATTGTCGTTGTCGATGACGGGTCCGATATTCCCGTTCCGCCAATCGACGGCGTCGAGGTGCTCAGGAACGACATCCCATTGGGGATATCGGCCGCGAAAAACCGTACACTATCCGCTCTGCGGGATTGTGAACACGTATTCCTGTCCGATGATGATGTTGCCCCAGTTTCCGCCGACTGGTGGCGGCCGTACGTGGAGTCTCGCCACGAGCATATGTCATTGACGTTTTGCACCGACGTTTCGGGAAAACGCATCTCCCACGACCACTGGCTGATGGGCCATTTAGACGATGGCACGGCTATTTGGTCATCGCCAAACGGCTGCTTGCTGTACATGACAAAGAATGTCATTGATACCGTGGGCGGGTACGACCAGGATTTGTATCCCGTGTGCGGTGCCGAGCATCGCGATTATTCCTCACGGGTTTTTTACGCTGGTTTGACTCAATGCGAGTTTATGGACGTCCCGGGCAGCCTGGAATTGTTCCGGGTACTCGACCGCGAAGGCGTTGCGTCATCCACCACCGAGGATACGCGGCGGGCCCACTACGGCCCCAATACAGACACCTACTTAAGGCTGCGAGGGCGGGCCACCAAGGTACCAATTCGCCCCATCGATGATTAGGGGAACATATGGAAGACGATACCGAGGCGATCGTCGAGGTGGCGATGGAAACCGCCGACGAGAAGGGCGTGCCGATCGTCTTGCTCGGCGGGGCGCCCAACCACCCGATTGCGGACCTACTCCGCATGAGCGGGGCCCAGTTCCTGCACGCGCAGGACATGAGCTGCACGCCGCGGGCGGTCTACATCATCGCCGAGCCGCGCTACGGCGAGTATCGCTTCGCCACGGGGTCGGTCGTGCTCGATCAATTCGCCAGTATCGCCGATCAGCCCGGGGTGACGGTGCACCGCAAAGAAGTCTTGGTGGATGACTAAAAAACCACCGAGCCGGCGGGGGATTGGGGCGCATCGGCTCGGTGGTCCGTTTTATCGCAGCGGGCGGCACCTCATTGGGTGTCGTGGCGGAACTGGCCCGCTGCGAAGTCTTGAGTTTTAGTGGTCGCCGGACTGAGCGTGGAAGCGTCCGGCGACCGTAGCCTTCGGACCCAGGCTTGAAAATTGGTTTAATCGGGTTAACCCTCCGGCTACGCTTCAGTGTAGTGCAGTGTGGCCGCTTGTGCAACCCACTGTGATGAACTTTTCCTTAAACTACCCGGGACCGAGGTTGACCTGGACTTTTCGACCTCAGCACACAAGCAAGGGGAACTGCTTCGTGCGAATCATCAGCATGTTGAGCTGGTATCAAGAGCCCGTTTCATGGCTCGCCGAGTGCGTGTCGGCGCTCTCCAAGATTTCCGACCATGTCGTCGCGGTTGATGGGCCCTACTGGGGCTTCCCTGGCGCCGTGTTGAAGCCCGCCAGCGGCCCCGAACAGGCCGACGTCATCGCCCGCACCGCGGCCGGACTGGGCATGGGCTGCACCATCCACGCCCCACGCAAGCCCTGGTCGGGCCCCAATGGTGGCGAGGTCGCCAAGCGCGACTGGATGATGCAGGCCGCGATGCTGGTCGCAGAGCCGGGCGATTGGCTGCTGCGCGTGGACGCCGACGAGGTGTTCACCGCCGTCCCGGGTGACGTAAAGCAGCGCCTAGCCGAAACCGACAAGCACGTCGCCGAAGTAATGCTCTGGGAGCGCGAGGCCGAGGATTCCGTCAATCGAGTGGTCGATGTCGGCGACGACTACGAATCACCGCTGCGCTGCCTGTTCCGCGCAATCCCCGGCATCCGCATCGAGGGCGCGCACTTCGTTGTCTCCGCTCCCGTAGATGGTGAGAGGAGATTTCTCGTCGGTCACAATACGGTGCCCGCGGAGCCCTTGTGGGATGTCCGCCTGGAGCACCGCACCCGACTTCGTTCACCCGGGCGCAAGCGCCTGAAGAACGAATACAGCCCACTGATCAATCAATTCGAGAAGGTCGAGGATACGCCTCGCAATGACTAGCCCTATTCGAGATGCCAAAGCAGATTACATCGCCGCGCTCCTGGCTGAGCGCGCCTCCTACTTGAGCGCCGGCCGCGCCGATCGCGCCGACGATGTTGCCGCCGAGCTCGCCCGAATGGGCCACGAGGTTCGGCCCGCCAAGCGGCCCGCGCCGGAACCCATGGAGCGCGCCGTTGCCGACGAGCCGCTTGAGCAGGCCGTCGAAGCCGCTCCTAAGCGCCGCCGCGGGCGGCCCCCGAAAGGTGAGTGATGGCTGAGGAGTTAACCACCGAAGATGTAGACACCTACACCCAGGGTCGGATCGACAAAGATGACCCTGAGACCGCGCGCGCCCTCGCCGCCGCACTGTCTCGCGCTCGTCGCGCGTGCGGCTGGCACGTCACCCCCGTCGTGGAGAGTACGGTTCGACTGCACGGCAGCGGCCACGACTTCATCGTCCTGCCGACGCTGAAACCTGTTGAGCTGCTCTCCATCACGGAAGACGGCGAAGAGGTGGACCTTGATGAGGTCTACTTCATCTCCCAGGAGCCCGGCGTGCTCTACAAGAAGTGCGGCTGGTGGTGCCGCGGGCCCATTGAGGTCACGCTCACCCACGGCTTCACCGCCGAGGAGGCTGGGGACTTCCGCGAGGTTGTTTTGCAGGCCGTGGATGTCGCCAACCTGATGGTCGGCACCGGCGCCACGGGCCCCATCACCGGCATGGAAGTTGACGATGTCAACATGCGCTGGTCGGGCCTCGTGGACCGCAGCTGGGGTATCGCCAAGAACCCCATGCTGGAGTCGGTGATCTACCAGTACCGGCTGGTGGCGATCGCGTGAGGTTCGGCGGCCAGACGGTCACATTCGTGACGATCACTGAAGACCTCGACGACCGCGACGACTACGGCAACCCCAGGGAAGTCCGCACCGAGGTGCCAGTTCCCGGATGCCGCTTCCGGCCGCTGACCGCCAAGGAAAAGGTCGAGTTCGGTTACAACACCGTCGCCGACCCATGGAGGTGCACTGCACCCCCGGTTCCGGCGGTGATGGCGGCCGGGGCCACTGGCGAATTGATATACGACGGTGTCACCTATGAGGTCACTGGCGGGGCGCGGACGTTCCCGAACTTCGCCGGCAAGCCTTTCAAGGTGACGATCATCTGCGAGAGACGCGAGGTGTAAATGCCCAGGGATGTGGTCGTCAGACTCCGCGATGTGCGTGGCGCCCTCCTGGATGGCGTCAGCAGTAGTCGGGATCTGCGCCGCGTCGTGCAGCGTTTCATCAACGACGTTGAACGCACCTGGCATGACGTCTGGGATGTCTCGATGCTCGGCGTTTTGGCGCAGCAGACGGGCGTGCCACACCCGTACCAGACCGGCGACTACAAGGCGCACATCAAAAAGAAGAAACTCACCGCGATGCAGAAACTCCGCATCAAGAAGTTTCTCAAGGGCGGAATGCCCATCGGCCTGGTCTACAACAACGACGAGAAGGCCCATTGGATCGAGTATGGCACCAAAAGGGACAGGCCCGGCAGCCGGTCCCCGTGGGGGCCGAACACGCCCACGCCAGCATTCGAGATCATGCAGCGCGTGGCCCGGATCATGAATGAGGATGTGCGCTACAGGTGACCGAATACGAATACCCGCCCGGCGTGAAAGTCCTCATCAAATGGCTGTCCGGGATCGAAGGCGTGGACGTTCGACACGAGCGGCCGCCGAACTCGCCGCTGCCGTTCATCTCTGTCCATCGCATCAGTGGAGGGGAGGACGAGAACTGCATCACCGATCAGGGGCGCTACGCCTTCATGGTTTTCGGATCGAGCCAGGAGATGGTGGATGACACCGTTCGACTGGTTACCCGCCGGATGAAAAAGCTGGTCGGCTACGGGTCCCAGGAAAAGGTGACCGTCGGCGACGAGTCTTATTACGCCGACAAGGTTCACAAGCGCGAAGAGCGCCCGATCGACAACCTCGACGACGCCATCCCCAGGAAGTTCTTTGGAACGTCCCTGATGTACGACGTCCACATGAGGATCGTTGCCGCTTAGACGTTGAGCGGCCTTCTCCGTTTGCAGGTTCTGCAGACCTTGTCCGCGTATTCGCCCCGGCATCCATCGTATTTCTCGATGTACCAGTCGTGCCGCCATCTGCGGCATCGGGGCCCGGGGGTCTGAATCTTTCCGCCCAATGGGCGATTCCCCCACCAGATACGCGCACTGCCGTCTTCGAACTTAACGACCGAATCGTTAAGCACGCTCTCAGCAAAGAGATCGAACGGCTTCTTCATATCCACCACCCTATCACATCTCTTAGCTACTGAGAGGAATCAGGAATACACATGGCTAAGTACCGCACCCTGACGGCGGGCGCCTACGTGAACGGCGGAAAGGTCGTTTCTTTCGAGGCTAACCGCATCATCGAGCTGACCGACGCCCAGGCCGCAAAGCTTGGCGACAAGGTTGAGCGGTCGCAGGTGAACGATTCGATGTTCCCCGACGGTGCCCCCATCATCCCCGCTGGCTTCGTTCCGGAAGCTGCCGCCCCCGTGGTCGAGGAAGAGGCCGAGGAGAAAGCTCCCGCGGCCCCGAAATTCAAGTTCGCCAAGACCAAGTAACCCCCTCCGCCCGTTCTTGGGCATCGAAAGGAATAGCTAATGGCTCTGCCCGCTAACGGCGGTACCTACGCGAACCTGCTGCAGCCGGGAATCAACCCCCTGACTGTCCGCAAGGCAATCATCACCGACATCCTGATCCGCGACTACCGCAACCTGGATGGCACGGTGCACAACCTGGCCGACCCCGCGGTCGGCCTCGGCGACGACGGCTTCTTCTCGCCGTTCGCCGAAGACGGCAAGCTGCGCTCCGACCTGCTTGGCGATAACGGCCTCGGCTTCTACCACCTCGGCGCCCTGCACGAGGACGGCACGGAGATGACGTACGACACCGACGTCGCCGACACCATGATCGCCCAGAGCAAGCGCGCCGTGCGCTTCGACGTCACCCAGGACAATGATGGCATCACCATCAAGGCCCTGGAGGGCACGCCGCTGGTCGACGCCCTGCGCTACGACAAGCCGCTGCACAGCCTCGCTGACGTCGGCCAGGCGCACTACACGATCGCCAAGGACGCCGAGACCAAACTGGTTGAGCGTCAGGTCATCGCGATCGGCTTCGACGGCGACAACTACTTCGCGCAGACGTTCCCGCGCATGTCGCTGCGTAACCGCGGCAACTCCAGCTGGAACAAGGCCGACGCGGACGTCATGGAGATCGAGCTCGGCGCTCTGCTGTGCCCGTTCGTCGGCAAGCCCGCTCTGTGGCACCGCGAGGGTGCGGACTGGCGCGGCCTGCAGGGTTACCCGCTGTTCGCCACGGCGCCCACGGCCGTTGCGGTCGCCGGCGAGATGGCCGACGTTACCTTCGACAAGCCCACGTCGAAGTCCACCTCGTACGAATACGAGGTGGAGAAGTCCAACGATGACGGCGCGACCTGGACTGACGCCGTCATCGAGGATGTGTCGGGCACTGCCACGGTCACGATCCGCGTTTCGGGCGTCACCTCTTCGGCGAGCTGGAAGTTCCGCGTCAAGGCCACTGGCACGAACGCGCTGACCACCACCTCGGCCCCGACTGCCTCCGCGGTTATCGGCCTCTCCTAATTGATCTACCCATAAGCGGCGGGCTCGGGCTGTGTCCGCCGCTTATGGGCTTTAACAGCCCAACAGCCTCTTTTCTTTTTAGGAGTCATTCAGATGACCTACACCCCTCGTAAGCCGGTTTCGGTTCGGGAAGCCAAGGAGCAGGCGGCCGAATACTTCGGTTTCACCGCCAGCGTCGAGATCGAGATCAACGGCGAAATCTTTGAAATCCCCAACCCCGGCCTTTTGGACGACGACCAGCAGGAACGCTGGGAGGAGCTCCAGTTCCGCATCGACAAGTGCGATCGCGAAGAAGATGTCGTTGTCCCGCCGATGACGCTGGAAGACGGCACCGAGCTCCCCGGCCGCACCATCAAGGGCGAACTCAAGACGCCGTACCAGATCAACGGTGAGCTGATGAAGCCCCCGTACAACGTTCAGCTTGCTCAGGCCATTTTCGGCGAAGAGAAGTACGAGCGGTTCAAGGCTGGCGGCGGGCGCTCCAACCAGATCCCCCTGGAATGGGCTCGCATGAACCGCGAATTCCAGGAGCGCGTTGAGAACGATCCCAAAAGTGGCGGACGCGGTTCCGAGGTGGATGGTATTTCCGAGGGAGATTGAGTGCGATCTCTCCCTTTATCACCACCGTGACATAGGGGAGTGGTTTCGAGGGGAGTTGAGCAGCCGAAAGCTGCTCACTCTTCTCGATGGTTTACCTGAAGATTCCTGGTACAAACTCAGCGTTCAAGCTTACTTGAAAGAAGTCCAGGAAACGCACGAACAAGAAGTTGTGAGCGATATTCGTAGATCGATATTCGCTCAGCTCACTGGGCAGGAGATGGGTTAATGGCAAGAGTTGATCTATGGGCGTTTCTCCATCTCAACCAGAAGTCGATGCGCAATGCGGAGAAAGAGGCGGTAGGCCGATTCCAGAAGATTGGCAGGGAATCGGCCGATGCCATGTCGAAGGAGATCGAGAGCGCCGCTCCTCGCGTCCGCAGGGCGATGAACAGGGTTACCGACGCAACCCTCAGCAGTTCTCGCGCCGCCCGCGAAGCCAAGAAGAGCCAGGATGCGTTAGCCAAGTCTAGCCAGAAGGTCCTAGAGCTCGAAGAGCAAATCGGGGAGCAGAAGAAGAAGTCCCAGCGGCTCCGCAAGTCTGAAATCGCCAACCAGCGGCTTGAGACCAAGGCGCAGAAGGCCCGCAACGAGGCGCTTGAGGAGTATAACCGACTTGTTGATCGTCGCAACAAGAAGAGCGACGCCCATAAGCAGACCAGGGAGGAAATCCGCCTTGCCGACCATCGAATCAAGCAGCTCAGGCTAGAGGGCAAATACAAAGAGGCCAAGGCCCTCGATAAAGAGATCCACCCGACACGCAAGAAAAGCATCCTGGAGGAGCGGGATGTCCGCGCCCTGGATAAGCAGGTTGCCGCCGGCAAGGCTGACCTCGACAAAAAGACCAAAATCCTCAAGGAAGCCGAGGAGAACCTCAAAAGGGTTCAAAAAGACCGCGACGATGTGGTCAAGAGCCTCACGAAGTCCGAAGAGGAGCATCGCAAGGCGAACGACGCCGCCAAGAAATCCCTCGAAGACCTCCGGAAAGCCAACGAGGACGTCGAGAAAGCCGTCCGCAGTCGCGAGGAGGCCGTCAAGTCCCTCCATGAGGCTGAAGAGGCCGAGGAGGAGAAGCGCCGCAAGCGCGAAGACCGTAATCGCCGCGGCGGTAGGGGTAGGCGTGGCGGCGGCGGCCTGGGCGTCATCGGCAACATGCTCACCGACCTGCCGTTCGTCCCCTCGGGGCGAGCCGGCGCGTTCATGGGCGGCGGCCTGCTCATCACGATGGCATCAGCGATGGAAGCCGTTGTCACGGCCTCTCAGAGCCTCGCTCTCACCCCGGCCATTCTTATGGCTGCTGGCGCAGGGTTTGGCACGTTGGCGCTCGGCGTCTCCGGCTTCGGGGACGCCATCAAGGACATGGGCGATCCAGAGAAGTTCGCCGAAGCCCTGCAATCACTCTCGCCAGCGGCCCAACAGGCGGCGCTGGAGATCCAGTACCTTGTTGACGGCCCCCTCGGGGACCTCAAGAAGGCTACTCAAGAGACTTTGTTCGAGGGTGTGGCGCAACGCTTCCGCAGCCTGACGAACACTTTCCAGCCGGAAATCATGCGGCTGACCACGGGCATCGCTGGCGCGATGAACGGAATGTTCGATGAGTTCACAAACCAGCTGATGACCCCAGGGTCGCAGAAGGCCATTTCGAGCATCATCGACGACATTGTCAAGGCGTTCCAGAATCTTCAGCCCGCTATCGCACCGTTCACCAATGCGCTGCTGAAGATCTCGGAAACCGGCGCATCCTTCCTCCCTGATCTCGCCACCGGGCTCGCGAACGCTGCTACGAGTTTCTCGCGCTTCATTACCGAGGCGCAGCGGTCGGGCAAGCTGGAGGAGTTCATCCAGAAGGGCATTGACGCGGCGAAGTCGCTTGGCGATGCCATCTGGACCATCGGCGGACGGATCTACGAGGTCTTCGGCAACAAGAGCCCCGAGGATTTCGAGAAGACGCTTCAGGACGTCATCGATGCGGCGTTCGGCCTGGCCAATGGTCTGGTCTCGGCGTCGAAGGCCGTCAACGCGGTGCTCAAGGAAATTGAGCCGCTCACCAACCTCATGAAGGATCACCCCGGACTGGTCTGGGCAATGATCGGCGCGTGGGTTGGCTTCAAGGGCCTCGGCCTCGTTGCGATGATCGCCGGCCTCGCCGGCGGACTCGGCAACGTTGCCAGCGCCCTAGGGAAGATCCCGAGCCTGGCGCAGAAGGCCGGGGCGGGCATCTCCGGGGCGCTGGCGGCCGTCAGTATCCCGGCCTGGCTGAAGTTCCTCATGAAGTGGGGCGGAGCCATCGGATTCGGTGGCCAATCCGACGTCAAGATGCCCGGGGACGAGGGCTACCCGTTCGACCCGAACGATCCGAAGTACGGGGAGGACGCTCTTCGGAGGAAGGCCCGGGAAAAGCTTGGGCTTCCTCCCGAGATCTCCACGGGCGGGGCCCCGGGCACCGGCAACGGTCCCCACGGGCGCGACGGACGCCGTCGCTGGAACCCGAATGCGGGCCGCAGCGCTACCACGGGCATCGGCCCGGCACCTGCTGACGCGGGCCTTCCTCCGTGGGCTCCGCATGACGTTCCGTTGCCGCCTGCCGACGGGGGCGGAAAGCTCAGTGACAGCGAACGTCGTGACCAAATCTGGTCGACGCTCAATCCTGACGACTTCATGCCGAAGATCGATGTCCCCCTGGGGCCGATCACACCGGGCACCCCGCGGCTGGAATACGGCACGGACGGCAAACCGTTCTCGAAACCGGGTTACGGCTACACCGACATCGATCCGCGTGCTGTCGCAGAGGCGCAGGAGAAGGTCCGCCGCGAAGCGTTGGACTACCGCGATGCGGCCATGGAGCTCGCCATCCTTCAGAAGGATTCCCTCGCCACCGAGCGGGAGATCTTCGAGGCGAAGGAAAAGCTGCGCGAAGCCGAATACGACTTCAACAAGTCCCAGCTTGACCTTGTCGACGAGCTGAATGGCAAGTGGAAGAAGGTCGGCAAGGGCATGGCCGACGCCAACAAGCTTGGCGCCGGACTTGACGACGACCTCGGCCTCTCAAGAGGCTTGGCGGGCCTGGCCGATAACCTGGTCCGCTTTGTCGGCAACCTTGCCACGGCCCCGCTGCAGGCGATGCTCGGCAAGATCGCCGCCCAGGGCGACGGCTCTTACGGCATCATCGGCATGCTCTTCGGCAAGTCCAAGGACGGACTCGAGGACTACGACAGTAGTGGAAACTACGTCGGAAGCTCGGGCGGCGGCGGTGGAGTTGACCTCAGTGGCTTCAGCCGGGCCGGTGGCGGTACCGGCGGGGCGTACCCCGGTGACGCCGCGCTCCTGGCCAACGTCCCCGCCGGACGGTACACGCAGAGCGAACGCGGCGACCTAACCCAGGGTCTCGCCGACTGCTCCAGCGCCGTCGAGGACCTGGTCAATTTGATGGATGGCCAGCCCACCGGCGGGGCATCGATGTACACCGGCAACGCTGCCGAATGGCTCACCAAGCGCGGCTTCCTGCCCGGCATGGGTGGACCCGGCGACTTCCGGGTCGGCTTCAATAAGAATCACATGCAGGCAACCCTCCCTGGCGGGACGCCGTTCAATTGGGGCAGCAACGAGTCGGCCGCTCGCCGCGGCATCGGCGGCACGGGTGCCGACGACCCTGCATTCACGGATCACTACTACCGACCGGCGGGCGCAAGCCCCAGTGCGGTTACGGGCCCGGATGGCGTTCCTGTTGCGAGCTCGCCCATGGCGAACTCCTCGGGTGCGACCCCGGTGTTCGTTACCAACTGGCCGTTCTCGGGGGCGATCCCCGGGGCGTCAGGCGCGCCCGGCGGCGGGGCCAACGGCGCACCCGGAGCCTTCGGGCCGGATGGGAAGCCCATCGCGAACGCGGCGGCCTTCAGCGGATTCGGCAACCCCGGATCTCCGCAGGCCGTGGCCAACATGATCTACCAGCAGGCGGTTGCTCGCGGATATAGCCCGCAGGAAGCGCAGGCCATCGTCGCCTACGCCATCGGCGAATCGGGGCTCGACCCCGCCCGCTCTGGCGATGGTGGGGTTGTTGGCCTGTTCCAGCAGAAGCCGGACTTCGCCAAGAACGGCGGCATCGACCCGTCGCTGCGTACCAACGCTGCGGCCAACACCCACGCCTACCTCAACCAGCTGGACAGGAACCGGAACCTCCCGATCGAGCAGGCCCTGCCCGCGACATCGAGAGGCGGACCCCTCGCAACCGGTGCCGACTGGAACAGCCTGATGGGTCAGGCTGGACAACTTCTGGGCGGAGCCGGCGGACCCCTGAGCACCGGCATTCCCACGGGCCTCCCCGGAGGCCGTGCCCCCGGTGTCGCTGGCGGTGCTGCTGGCGGTGGTCTACCCGGCCTGTTCGGCGGGTTGGGCGCCGCGGGCGGTGGAGCGGCAGGTGGCGCACTCGGTCAGCTTGCCCCGCAGCGGCAGCAGCCCGGCGCCGGCATGCCCGGTGCGGCAGGTGCTGCGGCAGGCGCTGTTGGCGGCCTCGAGGCGGGTCAAACCGCCGCGGGTCAGGGCAACAACGACTACAAGCCCGGCGAGGAAGGCTGGCAGCCCCAGGGCGGCGGCCTCGGCGTCGGTGGCCTTGCGGGCGCTGCCATCCAGGGCGCCATGGGCGCGGGCTCGGCGATGGCCGGTCCGGCAGCTCCGGCGGCTTCGGCGGCGGCACAAATGGCCTTACAATTGATCCAAAGGACTATCAAGTACGGCGGTGAGGTTGCGGCCATCGGCGTCGAGGGTTTGATGGAAACCTTCACCTTGGGCGATTCAGCTCTCGGCGATATGTCAAAGAGCTGGTTCGGCCGTCTTCTCGGCGGCCTTTCTCAGGCCAAGCCCGCCCTCGGCGGCACGGCCGGAAAGCAAGACGAGAAGTCGGCAGAAAAGAAGGGCGAGCAGGACCCGAATGCTGACAAGCAACAGCAGCAGGGCGGCCTCGGCGGGGTGAATATCGGAACATTTGTCCAAAGCCCCGATCGATCGAACCAGCAGGTCATGAATGATCTCAACTTCATGAGCTACGCCTCGGGCCAGCCGCGATAAGGCTTGGCACCACCCCGCACTCAAGTTCCCCTGAGTGCGGGGTGGTAGCCGCTCCATCTGGAGCCCCTGCCTTGCCGCGCCCAACCATGCCGCGCCATGCCCAGCGCTGCCATGCCAAGCGCTCCGGCCGATGGACTCGAACCATCGTGCAACCATTGCCGGATAACCAACCTCCTCGCGGAGGTTCCCTGCCAAACCTTGCCAGGCCTGGCCTAGCCGAGCCTAGCCTGACCCCGCCCCGCCATGCCAGGGCTTGCCACGCCGCTCCCCGGAGGCGAATCGAACGCCCCTGTAAACCATTCGGGGATACCTATCCCATGCCCCGCCCAGCCCGGCCTAGCCTAGCCTGACTATGCGGTGGGTCTTATGCGGAATCCCTTTCATTCATCAGGAATTCCAGTCGCGCAAGGCGACTCTTCAGTTCGGACACTTCATTGTCCGTCTTGTTGATCCGCTCGCCCGTCTTGCTATTGAGAGTCGACTGCTCCTTGATGAAGGAGTCGAGCCTCTCACGGGAGGCGTATCGGAGGTCGGCGCGGCGCTCGAATCGCTCCAGCGCCGCCACGGTCTGCACGGCGATGTCGTACTTGACTCGCTCCAGGTCTGTCAGCTTCGCGTAGTCGGCGTTGACGACGGCGCTCTTGGCCTTCTTGGTTTGACGCCGCCCGCGGCGCTGGTGCACCTTGGCCAGTTCCAACTCCTCGCCGGGGTTGAGTACCCGGTAGCCGACGTTCCTGACGGCCACGAGCGACTTCTTGAACTCCTTCTGGGCCGACGACTTGGCCTGGTTGACGGCCACGAGCACGCCCTGGCGATCGACGCCGAGTGCGATCTCTAGGGCCTCATACGGGACGATCTCCCCGTAGGGGGTTTCCTCGATAACATCGAGGACCATCTGCCGACGCGATACGGTGCCCTTCGGCTCAAACATCAGCCAATTTCCTCAATCTCGACGTCGAACAGCCCAAATCGGGGGCGCCAGTCGCCGAGTCCGATGTATGCGCCTGCGGTATCGAAATATCCCTTGAGCGATTCGAAATCGGTGACGCTCGGGTCATACACGCCTTCGGCTTCCGTCACCCAGCTTCGGAAGATGGGCCGCGTACGGATCACCCGCGACATGCCCACCTTGGCGGAGGCGCTGTGGGTGAAGTTGCCGTCTTTCCAGAGCTCGTCGGGGGTGCGGGGGCCGCGATACATCAGCGGATTCATGTCGGTGATGATGCGAACACCTTGCTCCACATCTTTGCCGTTCTTGGTTTTTCTCGCGGCGATCTTCAGCGATGCTTCGATGTTGATTCCGGGAACGTACGGTCCCGCATCGTGGTCGTAGTACAGTCCGCCAATGAATTCGAGGCGGCGCAATTCCCAGCGGTCGTCTTCGGTTTTCTTCGTCCGCTTGGCGGTGAGCTTTTTGATCTCCAAGACGACGGGATTGAACTCGTCGGACAGCTGAGCGTTGTGCATGATGAGCGGCTGAGTGCCGGAGAGTGTGACGCGGAACTTGTTCATGATGGAACCTTTCATTGCGGGAATCGGCTTATCGCTGTTAGTCGCTGATTGACTGTTTGGATTCGGATTCCTCGTGCGCGCCCGGGACTCGAACCCGGATGTATGCCTTTCGCGCTACCTCTTCAATTTGAAGACCCCGCCTTGCCACACCGCGCCGTGCCGTGCCTCGCCCGGCCTTGCCAGGCTCCGCCACGCCTCGCCACGAGCGCTCCGGGCGGCGGACTCGAACCGCCGTACATCCAAATCCCGGACACCTCCACCGAAGTGGACCCTGCCTCGCCTCGCCTTGCCGAGCCTTGCCTTGCCGAGCCTTGCCTCGCCCCGCCGCGACAACATCACCGTAGCGCAGTGCGCTGGCGAGCGCAACCCACTGCGCTGAACTTTCTTCTCAACCGCACTCCGTGGCCCCAGCCACCACCCCAGGAGGTTAACGCTTAATTGGAGTCCTATCCTCCTACCCCAATTACCAAATACGGCATCAATCTTTTGCGCGAAGGTATTGAGCCGAATATCACTTACACCAGCCCCGGTGGGGAAATCATTTTCTATCTGAATGGTGGACTCGCGCCGTGGCCCGGGGTCACGGAGGGAATAGCCCTCGAAGAAGGAATTGAGGGTATGCACCCTCTATTCAATCACCTCGACAACAAGGGTGCCCGCCAGGACGGCGCGACGTGGTCGGACACGGTTTACGAGCCGGCCGAAATGGTGATGAAGGTTGTCGCCTCGGCGCAATCGGCCGAGAACATGCGCCGGCTTATCCGCAAATGGGTCGCCTCGTGGGACCCGGAGAATCCGGGCAAGCTCACCTGGGTTACTCCCGAGTCGGGGGAGTGGTGGTGCTATCCGCGCCTCCATCGGGCCCCGACCGACAAGCTTCAGCGCGGATACACCCGCGACGGCATCCAGAAATTCCAGTGGTTCATCCGCAATGATGACGCTTTCTGGCGCTCGCACGATTCGGTTTCCCAATTCCAGTTCGCCTACAAGATGGCGATCGACGAATTCAATCGCGACGACGAGGGAAGCCTCGGCCCGAACTGGGATCAGACATACCTTGGCCCCGGCGATGGTGTGTGCGAGACCGAATCCGCGGTCAACTTCCTGATCCCCGGCCGGGCCCGCTGGACCCCGTCGGGTGACGAGCAGAACACGGTTATCAACCGCTATCTCGGCGTCAGCGAAACCCAGGTTATCGAGGTCTACGGCAGCCCCACGGCGATCCGCCTCGGCTTCGATGGGCAGCTCACTTCGTCGATCTCGTATCCCGCCTCCGCGGCGGAGATCAAGACGGCCCTGGCATCGCTGTCCAACATCACCACTGACGACCTCGACGTCACCGGCGACTCGGGCGGGCCCTACACGGTCACGTTCAAGGGCGCCTACGCCAAAACCGATGTGCCGCAGATCGACGCTTCGATCGTCAGTGGCGGCACCAACCCGTACGTCACGGTCAGGACCACGGCGACGGGTTCGCCCGGAACCACGGCCACCAACAAGCAGGTCATTTCGATCCAGCTCGGCGCTTTCTTCATGTTCCCGTTCCCGGATGCGGCCTACATCGATATCTGGGGCCGGATGAGCGAGGACGGTCAGGACGGCATCCGGCTGCGAATCGGCCCGCAATGGATCAGATTGTCGGCCTTTAACAATGGCGTGGAAACCGTTCTGCGGCAGCGCATCCTGCTCATCCTCCCGATCTGGGGCGAGACGTGGTCACTGGTGTGCGGCACCGCCAACAACGACCGCCAGTACACCGTCATGCGCAGCGGCTTCCCGATCCTGACCTACAAGGAGTCCGGGACGCAGTCGCAGGTGGGCGAGGACTACCGCGGCGTCGGCTTCGGTATGGAGGCCGGTGACGGCTTCACCCGGCAGCTGGTTCCGCCGGCGGTCAACCGCTGGTCGTTCGGCGACAACGCCACCGTCACCCAGTCCGGCCACCTGGCGGTCACCAACTTCGGCGACCAGCCCGGCTTCCCGGACCTGGTGGTGTACGGCCCCGGCACGTTCTTCTTCAGCGACGGGCCCGGCGCCAATCCGACGATCGAGTTCGGCCCCCTCGCCGATGGCCAGGTGGCGCTCATCAAGACCCACCCGGGTCAGAGGGCTGTCTACGACATCACCACCGATCAGACCGAGCAGGACCTCCCGTTCTTCCAGGACTTCCTGCACCGCCTGATCAGCTTGGCGTTCAACGGCAACACCCCGCCCCTGATGCAGTGGTTCGAAAGCATCTTCGGCATCGAGCCCCCGCAGGGCAACATGTACGCCCTCCTCAAGGGGCGCTGGTCAAAGCCGGTCCCTGCGCGCGGCCTCGATGGCACGCCGACCACGCATCAGATCGCTGTGGAAATCAAGGACGGCAACGCCAATTCAAAGGTTATCGCGGCACTGACGCCCATGAGGCGCTGGCCGGAGTAAGGAGAACTGCTTGCCCAGAGTTGAAGTTGAACAGAAGACTCTCGACGATTTACGGGCCAAGCTCTCCCAGGATGCGTATACGGCGGTTGAGGCCGCCCGGATGGTGTCGGAGATCGAGAAAGCTGCGGTCTCCGACACCCGCATTATCGTCACCGTCTACGACAAGTTCTATCGACCGGTCGGGGAGGCGGGCGACTACCTCTCCGTGGGGTGCAAATTCCCCCGCAACCAGGTCGAGAGCGGAAACCTTTCCCTCAAGCGCACCGATCCGTTGGCGGACGTTGTTCTGCAATGCCACGAGACCACAGTGCCCGTCACGATCGAAATCGGGCACCTATTGTGGTCGGGGCAGGTGAAGACGGCCCACGACAATTTCAACAACGCCGGCCAGGCGGATTTTGTCGAGTGCGAACTCGAAGGCGATTACGCCTGGCTGATGAAGATCCTGGCGTGGCCGAACTTTCTGCTTCCATTGCAGGTCCAATTCCCGCCGCGCGGGGTGGCGATCGGCCCGGCCATTTCCATCCTCAAATGGCTATTGGGCACCCAGGCATTCCGCCTGCAGGCGGGCATGTGGGAAATGGTCAACAACCTCCTGAGCCTGAATCTCGACTGGCGCGCCTGGTTCGGGACCGTTTTGTCGGCGGACCCGGGGAGCGACGGAATTGGCCTCGACGACGTGGCCCGCACTCTGCGCACGCCCATTTATGTCGTCCCCACCAATCCACTGACAGATACCTCGCCGTTCATTTCGGTGAACTGGCGCATGGACAAGATCGGCTCCATTTTCGAAGAGGTCGTTGAGGACAACGGCCTGCATGTCGAGGTGAAGCTGTGGCGCCCCGGCGACCCGCAGCCGGGCAACGACCCGCTGCTGGCGTTGTTCCCGCTCACGGTCCCAACGATTGTCGTGGACATCAAGGACCGCATGGGGATCGTGGGGCCCACGGGCACCTTCCTGGACGGCATCTTGCGCGTCCTGGTGGATTTGCAGAGCTCCATTTTCGGCGACGTCCTGGCGCCATTCTTGAACCCGAAGGGTGAGTACGCCCCGGACGGGTGGAATATCGCACCACTACTCGGTGTGCATTATGTCCCAACGTGGGCAGTATTTAATGCGGATCATCCTAAAGGCGGGGTTTCCGGCCGACTATCCCATCATAGACCAGAGGCGTGGCGGGTAATTGTCGGCGGTAAATCTCCGAAATGGTTAAATGATCTAATTAATGCGACCATGGCCTTTATTCTGGATATGGTCCTCATCGTCGTCGGCATTACCGGCATTCCGAGCAATATGTTCGAAGGCCTGTTCAACGACGTGTTGCTGGCATTCCAGTTGGCGGATAACTTCGATCGTCGCGTCAAAATGGGTCCGTACGGCCACGCCGAGGTCTTTGTGCCCACCAACAAGGCGCCGTACACCATCGATGGCATTTTCGCGCTCAAGCGTGAAATGTGGAATACCCGCGGCTACATCTCGGGCGAGGTCACCTTCAAGAACGGCCTACCCTATGAGATCGGCCGAGACCTGTTCCCGGGCGCCCTGGCGACCATTATCCGCAACGGTCAACTCTACACCGACTGGGTCGAGAATATCGTTGTCGTGGACACCCGCGACGGCCGTTCCGAGGTCATTGTTCAGATCGGCGACGGCAAGGCCGAAGAGGCCCCGGTCGTCAAACTCCAGCGCAAGCTGTCGAAGTTCCAAGAGGCCATCAACATCTTGACATTGGCCACCCAGTAGTTAAGCACACGGGTTAGTTGGGCGCGATTGAAGCGCAGCCCTAAATCCGCCCACTAATTCATCAAGGGGGACTTATTCCACTATGGCATTGACTATCGATGGCGCCAACATCACCTTCGACGGTCGGGTCACCGTTGTCAACGGCTTCAACCCCGACACCGGGGTGGCCTATCTTGTTCTGACGCCCGACGGCGGCTTCGGCGAGTTGCCGTTCTTCTCGGCCGGTACACCCGGTCTGCCGCCGGAGTTCACCGAGATCAAAATGACCCCGGTCGACCCGGACGATCCGCTGCCCACCCCCAACCCGGTGGTGACCCCGGTTGATCCGGGCGGGCCCGGCCTGCCGTCCAAATACAAGCTGGAGTTCTTCGTCCACAGCGGGCAGAAGGGCGACGAAGGCCCCGTGGTGATCGCCAACGCAGACGACCTGGCCACCTCGCCAGCCCTCGGCGGGGGCACCAACGGCTACACCCTCGTCTACCGCTCCTCGGACGGCATGTGGGTGCCCACCGCGCAGCGCGTGGGCAACATGTACATCTCCGAGGCGATTGCCGCGACTTCTGCCAGCGTCACCTCGACACGACTGCTGTCGAGTATCACCATCCCGGCCCAGCCGTTCGACTGGTATCCGAGGGTGTTCGCTCAGACGCAGGTCGCCGGCGCGGCCGATACGCGCGTGGACCTGATTGCCCGCCTGGGCGACCCCGCCTCCGGGGCGATGGTCGGCTACTCCAAAGGGCTCGCTGGGGTGACCCCACCCCCAAACGTCGTCATTCCTGGATTCACTGTCGGTAGCGCGCTGCCAACGGTGTCCGCGGGCAATGCTGCCACGATCTATCTGCGCGCAGAACAGCAGGCATCCACGAGCAGCTCCTGGTCCACCCCGGCCTCGCCCGCGACAACGTTCTGCGCGGAGGTTGCGCCGCTGCTATGACGACCCCTTTCCAGCAGAAAGCGTTTCCGTCCAACCCTGCCGTACCTTCTTCGGCACCAGCGGGTTACACCGCGCCATCTTCGGCGCCCCCCACCACGGGGGAGGCGCCCAAGACCTCGGCCGAGCTGTCCGCCCTGCGCGGCCAGTTCTGGGAACTACTACTCCAGAAGGTTGTCGAAGCCTTAACCGGCGTGTTTCTGCCCGGTCTGGGTAGCGCGTTCGACCAGTTGCGTGATTGGGCGTTGAACATCCCGATTCTCGGGGACATCATTCAGGCGATCACCGGCCTGGTGGGTGGCGGGATTGAGGAGCTGACGCAGTTCTTCGGTAACATCCGCAACTTCTTCCAATCAATCAACTTCAACGATCCGAGTTTCAACCCGCTTCAGGCTGCGGCGCAGTTGGTGAACATCATCCTTGCGCCGCTGCGCAATTTGCTGCCCAGTCTATTGACGATCCTGCCGATCGGTGGCATATCAAACCAATCGCCGAACATTCTTCCCGCCCCGAAGTTTCCCGAGGGGTCGGTGGGGGATAACGCGGATTGGGTTGTGGACCCGTCGAGTTCGCGCAGCGGTGATGGTTCGGGTGCGGCGAAGGTCATTGCCGATGGCACGTTGAAGGCGCTGCGGTCGGGGCAGAATGTTGGCGATTTCTTCGCGGTGGGCGAAGGCCAGACGGTCACTGCCCGGGTGTTTGTGTCGCATGAGGGGTATGTGGGCACGGGCGCGCCGATTCGGTTGCAGCTGGTGCCGTACATCGACGGCGTTGCACAGGCCCCTGTGGATTTGAACGCGTACGCCCCCCAGGACGCGAACTTGGCGTGGCCCGGTAAGGAGCTGTCGGGGGAGTATCGGGTGCCCGCTGGGGTGACTGGTGTGCAGACCCGGTTCGTGGTGACCGAAGACGCCGCTGCGGGCACGTTCTGGTGGGATGACGCCGAGGTCAAGCAGACCGGCGTTATTCAGCAGTCGTGGGTCGAGGGCCTTCCGGAGATTCTGCAAACCTTGTTGGCCCGGGTGCAGTTGACGATTGACACGGTGGTGTCGGCGATCCGCGGCGGCGTACAGACCGTTGAGAACACGCTGGAGGATTTGTTCGACGCTTTGCGCAACATCTCCCCGGAGTCAATCGCGGGCATGCTCGGCCCGGAGAATCTGCGGGAAACTATCGAGAATATCGTCAACAGCATTGTCGGTGGCCTGGTGGGCCTTCCGGGTATTGGTGCTGGTATCGCCGACCTGTTCAACGTGTTGCAGGAGATCGCCTCGCGCGCCAGCTTGGGGTTGTTCTCGTGGGACATCCTTGGCATCAGGACCAACAAGCCTGTCGATAGTGGTTTGTTGCCGTCGGAGCGGTCCAACTTCCCGCTGTCGAACGTCACGACGTGGCTGGAGGCCACGCAGAGCAATTCGCTCATCGGTGTTGACTTGATTGAAGAGTCGATGCCGCTGGGCGTGGTGTCGTGGATCGGCTACGGCCTTTCGGGGATCACCGAGTTCTACGTCAACATCTGGAAGGTCGACTTGGCGTCGGGCGACTGGACGCTGGCGCACCATTCCCCGAACATCGTGGGGCTTTTGGGCGGCACGGGCGCCCCCGGGGAGTTCATCTCCTACGAGCTGGATGACCCGGTTCCCGTGGTGGCGTCTGAGGCGTACGCCTATGAGCTTGTCCCGGTGGGCGGTACGCATTATGTGCGTGGCCGTGTGGCGGACTTGCCGAATCATCCGACGTCGCAGATTGTGTCGCTGGCGGCCACCAGAAACAACACGTCGCCGGATAGCCCGCCGTCGTCGATTGCGAAGGCGTCGGTGACCCGCTCGGGCGATGTGCCGTGGGTGAGTATCGCCGTGGATACAGGTTCCGGCGGCGACCATCACGATCCGTTGAAGGTCTACCTTGGCACCGCGGCCACGGTGTTCCCGGTTCCGAACTGGGTGAACTACATCGACCCGGTTGCGGTGGGCGCTGGTGGTGGTGGTGCGCAGGGCTGGGCCTTGGGTATCAACGGTCAGGCCGGTCAGCCCGGGAAGTTCAACGCCACCACATGGGTGCGCGGTGAGCATTTCGGCGACAACGCCATCATCACCCTCGACCCGGGCGCTGGCGGCGTGGGCGGTCCTGGTGACGGCGCGGCCGGCGGTAACACCACGTTGTCTATCTCCACGCCCGGGGGTGACACGTATTCCATTGTCGCCGAAGGTGGCGCGGCGGGTACCACTGAAGGGTTTCTGTCGAAACCTGTTGGCCGAGGCCCGGGCACGTTCACGTTCAACGAGCAGGACTATGTGGGCGGCGTTGACCAGAAGGTCATGGGCGGCCACGGTGCGCCCGCTGGTGGTGCCGGTAACGGCGGCAAGGGCTCGTTGGCGGCCTTTCAGTCCGGCGGAAATGGCGCTCCTGGTGGCGGCTGGGTGTTCTTCCGGCCCGACCCGCTGCCTGACCCTGACCCGGATTTGACGCCCCCGACGCCCCCCACGTTGGTGGAGCTGGTCGATTCAACTTTCAGCACTATCACGATTACGTGGTCTGGAGCAACAGACGTATGACAATCAAAGGGTATTTTGTTTACGCGAAAGAGAAGGACGCTTCAGGCGATTTCGTTCAGTTGAATCCTGACCCGGTGTTGCCGCCGTACGGGACAAACGGTTTGAAGTCGAACACCACGTACGAGTTCTATGTGAAGACGGTGGACAACGCCGGCTGGTTGTCGGACCCGTCGGATACCTACGAGTTCACCACTCCCGCGCACACTGCGGGTGATTTGTTGTCGCCGGAGGACCAGGCGATGGTGGATTTGATTGTGGAGGAGTCCCGCGCGGAGACCGGCCAGCCGGGGGTGATGTTGCAGATCACCGGTCCGCGCGGGAACTATGCGAAGGCGTATGGCACCACCGTGGGCGGCACGGTTCGCCCGTTGACGTTGGATGACCACTTCCGCATGGGTTCCTCCACGAAGATGTTCACCGCGATTGCGTTTTTCCAGGCTGTCGACAAAGGCCTCATCACGCTGGATGACACTCTGGAGCAGTACGTTCCGGGGATTCCGAACGGTACCGCGATCACGATGGGGCACATGCTGTCCATGCGGTCAGGTATCGCGGAGTATACGGCGGGTATCAACGCGCTCTGGATCACGCTGTTTCCGACGTGGCCATGGACGGGCGCGAAGGACTTCCTGGGCTCTATGAAAGGGCCGTCAAATTTCTATCCCGGCACCGACTACCTGTATACGAACTCCAACTTTGCGCTGATCGGGATGGTTCTAGAGATTGTTGACCCGGCCCATCGGCCGATCAAGCAGATCTTCAAAGAAGACATCATAGACCCTCTTGGGCTTACGGAAACGTCATGGCCGCCGATCGGTCCAGTTCCACCCCCAGCGTCGATCGCTGACACGTTCAACCCGAACTTCCTCGACGCTGCCGGCGCGCTGGCGACGAACATCAACGACTACACGAAGTTCGCGGAGGCGTTGCGGGACAACGCGATGGGCCTGTCGCCCGAGTCGTATGACGCGTGGCTGTCAACATTCTGGAAGCATCCCACGGGGTGGGACCCGTACGCGAACGGGTTCTACATTCCTTCCGAGTACTACTACGGGTACGGGATAGAGTCGTTCGGAACGTGGTTCGGGCATCCGGGACTTTTTTCGGGTGGCTGGTCGTCCACGATTTTCTTTGAGCGGGACTCGGGTGCGACATTCACGCTGCACGAGAACTCGAATACCTCCAACCCCCCGGCCGCGGGCTATACCCGCATTTGGGTGCGGGTGGCGGAGTATCTGTACCCCGGAACGATTACGAATGACCAAAACTGGCCGGTGCCGCCGGAGCCGGTGGATATTGGGTTCGATGCAGTGTCGTCGGCCGGGGCTGGTGTCGGTAGCGCCACTGTGAACTTCAAGGCCTCCGAGGGGGCCACGGTGTTCGCGGTGGTGGCGTGGGACCGCGCGGGCTCAGCCCCGTCGGCCACGTATGGCGGCGCCGGCGGTGTACTTCTCGGGTCCGTTTCGCACAATGGCGATCCGGCGAATGGGGGCCTGGCGATTTTCCGCATGGAGAACGCAGGCTCCGGCGTTGCTCGCCAGATGAAGGCCACCGGCCCGGGCTGGGTGAGTGCGTATGCCATTTCATTCAACGATGTTGTGTCGGTGGGCGCGCCGACGTTCGCGCACGGTAACGGTACTGCGCACAGCCAGTCGGTGACGGTACCGAGCGGGGTGACGCTGCAGGCGTTCTCGGCCGGGGCCGGGGGGGTGTCGTCGTCCAAGCTGACAACGATTCTGGGGGCGCGCTTGCGCGCGGAGCAGTCGGGGATCGCCCCGCCCCCGTGTGTCAACACAACCACGAGGACGGGGACGGTGAGCGCTACATCGGCGCAGCCGAACAGGTGGGCTGGCATGGCGGTGAACTTGCAGATTGGGGGATGAGCGTGGCTGTTGGCTGGTGGGCTGAGTCCCACGTCTCATTCGGCGTCACCATCACTCCCGAGGTGGGATTCCGCTACGGCGGTCCGAAACAAGAGTTCGGCGTCACCCTCACCCCCGAGATCGGCATGTCCGCTGTGGCGCACAACCGTGCGAGTTTCGGTTTGTCGGTGCCGGTCTCGCTGGGAATGGCTGCGGCCAGCCACAGCAAGGCGTCGTTCGGTCTGGTGTTCGCGCCATATATCGCGATGCGTGGTCCGGCCGCGTTCGAGCCGGTGTTTCCGTCCGAGGATTTGTATCCGTCGGTGTCGCTGTTCCCGACGCCGCGCGCGCAGTCTCCCGGTTTCGGGTTGTCGTTCACGCCGAGCCTGGGGTTCGAGGCCGCGCCGAAGTTTGCGCGGTCGTTCGGTATCGAACTGGACCCGCAGGTCGGCATGGGTACCGCACTCGGGTTCACGAAGGGCTTCGGGATCGAACTGTCCCCGCAGGTTGGAATGTCCGGCGCGGAGCGGTATTACCGCGAGTTCGAGCTGATGTTGACCCCGGAAATCGGTATGGACGCTGTGGGTAATGACGGTGTTGACCCGGTGGCGTTCGACGCGGTAACCATGTCCCAGCAAGCGACGTCGACGTTCTCGTTCAACCACACGGCCACCGCCGGAGCGTCGGTACTGGTGTCACTGGTTGTACAGGGCAGCGACACGATCGCTTCTGTCACCTACGACGGATCAGCGATGACGCTTATCGGCAGCCAGGCTCTAAACAATAACGCTGGCGAAGGTTCTCAACACTTGTATGTCATTCATGGTGTTGCTGGCGGGTCCAAGCAGGTGACGGTCAACAAGCCCACCGGCTTCGGGTGGGTGGGCGCTGTCGCGGCCTCGTATCTGAACGCGACCACCACCGGCACTGTGCAGAAGTCATACGGAAACAGTGGTTCGGCAAGCCTGTCGGCGTCCGCGCCTGGAGACGGTGGCCGGGTAGTCGTTTCGTTCGCCAACATGGGGAACCGGACGTTTACACCCTCTGGCGGAACGAACCGATTCTCGGGTTCGGGCCTGTTCCCGATCCTGACCATCAGCGACGCGACGACGGCCACGAACTTCACGGCGACAAGCTCGTCGGGCACATGGGCCGCCATGGCGGTCCCGCTCAATCCCGTATAACCCGAAAGGAAACAATCATGGGCATTCCCAACGCAACTCACAAAGCAGCGTCGGACGCCATCGCCGGTCTCGGTGACTGGATCAGTGTGCATACCGGAGCTGCCGGCACCACAGGGGCGAATGAAGCCACGGGTGGTGGATATGCGCGGGAGCAGACGTCGTGGACGTCGGGCTCCACGGGCACCAACACCGGCGACGAGGTTGAAATCTTCGTGGCGGCAGGCACCTACGTGGAGGGCGGCATCTGGTCGGCCAGCTCGTCGGGCACGTTCGTCGGTTCGGAAGCTTTCGACGACGGTGACGTGGAGGTGTCCGGTTCGGGGGCGAGCATCTCCGTGACGCCCCGCATAGTCGCCTGAAATCCTGGATAGGGGAACTGTTTTGAACATCAAAACTGATCATCAGATCGTCGCGTTCGGCAACGACATGATGGGCTTGTTTGACCGTGACGGCACACTGATTGTGCAGGCCGCCCGCGTGGTTGGCGGGTGGGAGGTCACCGCCGAGGGTCAGCCCCCGGCGACCGTGTTGGACCGGTCTTCGGCGATCACCGAAATGATCAACACCGCCCTCGCGGTGCTTCCGGGTGACGGGTATTCGTGCCTGGTGCCGAGGGGTTTGCGGGCGCAACCCTAGGAGGGGGTTTGGTATGGCTTATTCGAAGCAGTCGTGGGAGAACGTTCCCTCAACGAATACCCCGTTGTCGGCGGACCGTCTCAACCACATCGAGGACGGTATCGAAGGGGCGCATGAGGGGCTGGACGATAAGGCCGACCTCGCCCACGACCACGTTTTGGCCGATGTTACCGATGTCACCTCTACTGGCGCGGCTATTGCTGGCGCGGCGGATAACGATGCAGCCCTGGAGGCTTTGCAGCCAGAGTTGGACAACAAGATCCACGAGATCGTCGACTACTACGCGACCAACGAGTTGGATGTTCAGGTGGACGCTTCCGATGTGGTGTCGGGCACGCTGAGCATTAATCGCATCCCCGTGGGTAGTAGTGGTTCCACGGTGTGTGTTGGTAATGATTCGCGCCTGTCGGACCAGCGGACACCCTCGGACAACTCGGTGACCCTGGCGAAGATTCAGGACGGTGCGATCACCAACGCGAAAATCAATACCGGCGCGGCGATTGCGAAATCGAAGCTGGCTTCGGATGTGCAAACCTCACTGGGTAAAGCGGATTCGTCGGTGCAGAAATCCGGCAGCGCGTCCGGGATGTGGATGGGCACCACCCTTCCTGGTACCGGCACGGCGGGTGTGTTGTACGTGGTGGTTCCGTGAAAGTTTGGAACGGCACAGCGTTCGTTGACCCCACCGCGTTCAAAGTGTGGAACGGGTCGGCGTTCGTCGACCCTGAGCTGTACGCCTGGAACGGTTCGAGCTTCGACAAGGTGTGGCCCACGTTCGAGCCGTTCATGTTGGAGAACATCAACCTCACTGATGAGCCCGTCCCTGCAGGGGCGTCCGGTTGCTGGGTCACCCTTGGCGGCGCCGGTGGTGGCGGTGGCTCCGGCCGCCGGTCCAACTCCGGCTACCGCTACGGCGGCGGCGGCGGCGGCGGCGGTGCTTTCATCGCCCGCACTTGGATTCCGCGGTCATCGCTAGGGGGGACGTACACCATCACCCGCGGCACCGGGGGAGTCGGTGGCTCAAGGTCTATCCCCTCGAGCAACGGCAACAACGGAACGGACGGCGGAGATTCGTTCTTCATCTCCGGTGACGTGAGTTTGATCGCCGGTGGAGGTAAGGCTGGCGCACGGGGCACCAACAGCAGCGGCAGCGGCGACGGCGGTTCCGGCGGCACGGCTTCAGTTTCCGGTGCGTCGGCCTCCACATACAACGGCGGCAACGGCGGCAATGGCGGCAGCAGCCCCACCAATGGGCAGAGCCGCTCAAACGGTGCAGGCGCGGGCGGTGGCGGGGCTGGCGGCATGCTCTCCAACGACAACACCTTTAACTCGGCGAGTGCTGGCTCTAGTAGCGGCCCAGCCGGGAACGGCGGCAACGGATCCCGTGGCGGTAGCGGCACGGGAACGGATGCCGGCAGTGGCGGTGATGGCTACAACAAGATCGAGTGGGTGTAGGTCAAGCTCACTCGGCCCTGATGATCTGGTAAACGCGCCCACGCGTAATGCCGGCTCGACGGGCAACTTCTGGCGCGGGCATCCCGTCGGCGTACGCCTGCCTGATGAGCGCGAACATCTCTTCTGTCAATGCCGACAATTCGGCGGCGTTCTTCTTTCGCTTGACGTGGTTCTCGTCGAGTCGATCCGCGATGTTCACACCGGAAGAGTAGCACGTTATACGCAGTTGACAAGGTGTGTAACCGGCTATACAGTCTGAGGCAGAAAGACACCGCCCGGCGGGGCGAAGGCCTGAGAAACCAACCCCGCCGGACGGCCCACCCCCAACAGGAGGCCCACCAATGCTACGCAACACCATCGCAACCATCACAGCCGCCCTCACCCTCGCACTCCTCACCCCCGCAGTCGCAGACGCCGCACCCAAACACTGCGACAACCACGGCACCGGACACGGCAAAATCTACAAGCACGCCTGCGCCACCGGACCCGGCGGAGCAGGCGCCGACTGGACCTACGCCAAAAACCCCGACGGCACCGTGAAAACAGTCGTAAAAGACGGCAAAGAGCACAAGGTCTACAAGTGCACCCGTCACTGCGGCGGCGGACGCCACAACACCGAAACCACAGACCCCTGGTGATCGCCAGAAAGAACGGGCTGCCATTTTCGTGGTAGCCCGTTTGTCATGAAAAGCGGAAGATGAATCGCTACACCATCCTCGGTATCGAAAAACCTTTCCTTTGGGTCGGCCTCGGCCTGGTGCTGACCGGTCTGCTCTCGTGGGTGTTCGCCACCGGCAGTGTGGCGCTCGTCGAGAAGATCATCGACGACCTACCCGACTTCTAGGCCCGGCAACTACCGTTGCCGCATAAGAATGAGGAGTGACCGCAAAAAATGAACCCGTTCAAGCATCCGAGCATGTGGCCTGATTGGTTGGGTGGGCGCATGCCTCTTTATCGCACGCTCGGCCCGCTTACATACATCGACGACGGTCGAGTAAGGCACATCACCCGGGCGGGCGTCATCATCGATATCAGTCGAGAAACGGCCGATGGGTTACCCGGACTTGTCGCATACGTCGACAGTGAGGTTACCAGCTTCCCTCGCATCGAAATGCTTAGCTACGAGGATTACAGCGACTTCCCGGCGCACGGCAGCGATGGATACATTTACGCAGACCGAAGCGGTAATGCAATCTACCAATGGGTGGATGACGGATATGTCGCCATCGCCGGAACCGCATCGTGGAGCACCTTATCGGGAAAGCCTTCAGAGTTTCCGCCATCCGATCATTCCCACGATAGCGCCAGCGCTGTACATGCCGTGATCGTCTCCACCGGTTCAGAGGCCCGCCCCTCCACCGATGGCACCGTCCTGTGGCTCGGCGGCTCTAGCGAGCCCACGAACTACGACGACACCAAAGACATCTGGTTCGGGACGGACTAAGTGCGAGTACTCGGACAAGAAATCACCAAGGTCCGGGTCGCGGGGGCTGACGCCATCCGCGTCCGGGTCCGTGGCCAGGACGAGTGGACGGCCGAGTCACCCGCTCCAGTCCCCGACCCACCCTATTCCCCCGAAGGGGCATTATGAAGAAGTTTCTCATCTCCCTCGTCGTCGGGGTTCTTGCCGAGGCGGTCAAGAATCCTGAGATCCGGGACTTCGTTTCCGACCTTGTTGTGAAGCTTGCCGAAAAACTCAAGGGCGATCTGGTTCCGGCTTTGATCGGCCTGTTCCCGACATTCGGCGGCGCCATCATCGAGACCGTCCTCGACAAGCTGCCGGGCGTCCACAACCTGGATGTCGAGATTCTCAATTCCGACGTCGCCAAGAAAATCATCGAATCTGACCCGGACCTTCCTTTCGTGTCGGGATTCATTGACCTCACCGAAATTCTCAGGGGATTCATCAAATAATGGCGGTCACTCGCGCAAACGTAGAAGCAACCAAGAACTTCATCCGGGCGCGGGTCGGCAATCCTTACGTTTACGGCGGCGCGCTGTCGCCCACGGACGTACGGAGGGGAACTGACTGCTCGGAGGTCTGGCAGACCGTCCTCGAGATGGTCCACGGCCGGTACAACCCAGGTCGCCAGGCCGAAGGCGCCACCACCGAATCGTATCGATACATCGACATCGGCAAGGCGGGCCCGTTCGGCACGATCCGCGTCGCCCATTGGCGTGACATTCCCGCCAATGCCGTGGCCAAGATCGCGTTCCACCACGGTCCGGGCGGCGGCGCCAACTCCCACATGTGGGGCGAGTTGGACGGCATGCTCATCGAGTCCGCGGGCTCCAAGGGCCTCGTGACCAACGGTCGCGCCATGACTATCGACAACTCGTACGCCACGGCCTGGGCATACCTCCCTGGCCCGATTGTCGAAGACGGCAGCCCGATCCCGGAGGACCCCAACGCGGTCACCTGGGGTATCGACATCTCCAATCACCAGGGGGACATGGACCTCAACCGCGTCAAAGCGGAGGGGTTCGACTTCATCTGGTGCAAGGTGTCGGAGGGCGCCAACTACCGCGACCCGTTCTGGCCGGGCAACCGGGACAAGGCCCGCAAGGCGGGGCTGATCCTCGCCGGCTACCACTACGTCCGGACCGGCGACCCCGCCGCCCAGGCGCGGACATTCGTCGAGCACCTGGGGGACAAGTCGATCCCCGCCATGCTCGATTTCGAGGACGGCTCCGGCAACATCGACCAGTTCTGGGCGGTGAAAAACGAGATCGAAAAGCTCGGCGTCCAGGTCCGCCTCTCCTACATACCGGATTGGTACCACGAACGCATCGGAAAACCGGACCTGTCCAAGGTTCCGGGGCTGATCGCGTCCGAGTACGTCAACGGCACCGGGTACGCATCGGCGCTTTACCCGGGCAATTCAAGCAACTTCTGGAAAGCCTATGGCGGCCGGACGCCCGACGTCCTGCAATTCACCGACCGCGCCCTCGTGGCCGGCAAGTCGGTCGACGCCAACGCCTTCCGGGGAACACCAGACAAGCTGCGCCGACTTTTGGGCGCGGGAGGAGATGACTTCTTGTCCGCATTGAGTGACGCAGAACAGCGGCTGCTCTTTGATCGCACCAATCAGCTGTGGGGCGCCCTTTTCAATCCGATCGCCTCGCTGTCGAAATACCGCGCCGAGGGCGAGGGCGAGGTCCACAAGACGAAGGACCTGGTCCGGAACATAGACGCCATGACGCATGAGACCTTAGTCGAGCGTCAGGCCATGATGGGCAATCCCGAGGCTCTCGCCCTCGTTAAACGCGAGGCCGACAAGGGCGACAAATGGGCCGCCTGTGTCTACAAGTACTGCACAGAGGAGGCCTAGTGCCCGCTGATATCGACGTCAAAAACCAGATCGACGGCGTCCAGGGTGACGGATCTCCGCGTCCCTGGGCTTGGGTTAAGTGCCGCGCCCGCACCGTCCTGGGCAACCTGAAGGCTAAGCCTTTCTCCCGCGAGATTAACGGGAAGCCCGTCGCGGCGACCCCCTCGGCGCTGGATCATATCATCTGCACTTCCGAGCAGACCTCGTGGCGGTATGTCGCCTCGGATGGCAACGTCTACGACCTGAAGGATTTCATGATCGTCGCCATCGAAAGGATGATCGACGAGACAGATCCCGCCAAGCTTGCGGAATACCGCAGCAAGGCATCTCAGCTGCGCCCCTGGCCCGCGGGCTACGCAGGCAGGCCTGATTTCGAGTGAGCCTGTGGCCTGAAATCCGGGCCATGCTCAACGGGGAGTTCTACGTTCCGGCCGGGACGATAATCACCGCGAACGGGACCGGCGTCCCTGATGGCGCCGGTCCCGGCTTCGGGGCGGATCTCGCGCGCGAGCTTGAGCGTGTAGCCGAGGGCATGTGGGTCTGGAAGTGGATCAACTACCCGGCGGCAGTCTTCCCGATGCGCCCGAGCATCAACGCCTTGCATCTGGCGCTGAAGGAGATGATCCGGGCAACCCCCGGAAAACTCGTCCTCTCGGCGTACAGCCAGTCCGCGGTGGCCTTTGCCTACGTCTGGCGCGACGACATCCTCAACCCGGACGGGGAGCTGCACGATCGCCTCGACGACATCGTCGCGGTGATTCTGTACGGCAACCCCGTCAGGGCCCCGGGAATTGCGTACGGCAACGAACTGGGTGGCCAGTCCGCGCCGGGCAAGCTGAACGGTCACGTCACTGGCGGCATCGCCGGGCCCGACTGCCTGCGGCCGGAAGAGTGCGTCCACCCCGTAACGGGTCGACGAATCGTTCTGGATTTCGCCAACGCCGGCGACCTCTACGCTGCGGCCCCGGTCGGTGCCGAACCCTGGGTCAAGGAGACCGAGGTCGGCCATAACGAGACGCTGATCTACGAGGCGGTGATGGATTTCAACGGCCGCGACATTCTGGCTTTCGCCAAGGAGATCGCGCAGATCCTCACGATGCCGCTGTCGCAGGTGATCCCTCTCGTGCAGGCGATCATCAACGGCTTGACGTTCCTGGCGCAGGGCCCGCGAGCACCGCACTGGACCTACGGCATCGCTCCGGCCGTCGATTACCTGATCCGCTGCGGGAACGAACTTAGAAAGAATTGAACATGAATCTCGGGAAGTATTGGAAAGCAATTACCGCTTTCCTGTCCCTGGTGGTCACCAACCTGGCCTACCGGGTGACTAGTGGCGAAGAGCCGCTGCCGGCCTTCGATGATTACAAGGGCTGGGCGTTGTTTGCGCTCACCACCGTGGCGGGCACCTTCCTTACGTGGGCCAAGGGCAACAAGGGCTTCGTGGAGGCCGACAAGGTGGAAGCTCCAACTATCAACTCTGAGTTGATAGTTGACGAGTCTGAGGCTGACACCGAGCCGATCCCGGTCGCTGAACAGGCTGAGAAGCCCAAGCGTCGGAGACCTGTGATCTAGTGGACGCCCCGGCATACGAGCCCACCGGGTGGTTCGGAATGCTGCCGTGGCTGTTGTACGCCGTGCCCTTCCTCGTTCCCACGCTATTCATCGCATGGGGGCAGTGGAAGGCGCGGCGCCACAACGCTAAGCAGGCCGCCACCAATGACGAGCTCAAGCAAACCATTGGAGCTATCCGCAACAACGTCCAGAACGGTCACAAGACCCTGATGCGCGACGACCTCGACGAACTCGTGGCCGGCATCAAAGAGTTGCAGGCCGGGCAGGCGACGCAAGGCGAAATGCTCAACCGCATGGATAGACGCCTCGACCGCATCGCCGAGGACCTGTCCACAGAACGCCAGGAACGTATCGCTGGCGATAGGAGATCAGAAAACTGCAAGTAACGGTGTATTCCCCGCCGACCCCCTGTGTCATGTGCAGGACCACCAAGGCCCGCCTGGACAAGTTCGGAATACCTTACGAGTCCGTGGTGACCGACGAGGAAACCGCCAATCGATTTCGGAATGAAGGCCGATCCTCATACCCCGTGGTCGTCGTTGAACGCGACGGCCAGGAACCGTGGGTGTGGTCGGGCTTCCGCGACACCGAGATCAAGAAGCTTGCCGACGAGCTGGCAAGTAAATAAACAGCTCCCCATAGACGAGGCCCGCGCTCCCCAGGACGTTCCCCCCTGGGTTGAGCGCGGGCCTCTTTGCCTTTTTGACGCCCCGTTAGCTTCGGCTAGCGGGGCGTCTTTTTTGTTTTCGCCCAGGACCTCGGCCGCATTCCGGTTTAGTGTGTGGCTTCATAAAGAAGAAATGAAGGCCAGATCCCAGAAGGGCCCGTACTCGTAGGTCATTCGACCACCTGGAGCACCCGGGCGGACAGCTGGCCGGTGGGGCTGCTGCAGTAGTCCCAATCGAGACCGTCCTGCCGCCACTTATCGCCCCGAATGTCGAACGAGGCAACCGTGCCGTCGTCGCAACCCACAACCTCGAACACGACCGTGAACGTGGCAGTCTCGGGGAGCGTGGGCCCGTTGTATCGGGGGTCGATCTTGAATCGGACGTTGCATCCGGCCGAACCGTAGCACTGCCGCTCGATCACATTTACCCCGATGTAGAAGTCTTCGGGGTCCGGGGGAATGATCTCTTCCTCGACAACGGCCGCGGGAGTGGTGGTCACCGGGGAGCCCGCGGCGATCGGCTTACCGTCGACCGGGACGCACGCCACGCCGAAGAGCGCGGTCGTTGCGATTACTGTTGCGATGCGTAGCATGGCGCTTGCCTTTCATTGAGGCGTGGGCGGGTCATTCTTGACGGGGCGGCCCGCCCACTCAAAAGTTTCTTAGAGGTACATCCCAACCGGCGGCTGGGGCTCTTCCTCGTGAGGAAGGTGAGAGTCGAGATAATCAGCCGTCAAGCGGTTGGTGACCATCGCGCCGGCGATCAGGGCCCGCCGGGCGATCTCCCGGGTGATCGGGAAACTGAGGCGATGGGTGACGACTTTGGCATCCATGTCAATTACCCTGCGTGAGAGAACGTCGGACCGTGCGCTTCTTCGAAGGCGTCGACAATGTCCTTGGGAATCCGGCCGCGGTCGGAAACCTTCTTGCCCTCTTTCCTGGCCCAGTCCCGAATGGCGCCGAGCTGGTCGGTCTTGCTGACCGCCGGGGTCGCCTTTTTGGCGGGCGAGGCGTGGTGGGAGCGCTTTGCCCCGCGGATCTTGCGAGCCGACTCGATGAATCCCGCGAGGGCTTTTTCGAGCTCCTCGTAGGTCGAGTCAACAAGATCGATTTCGTATTCCTCGCCGGCTAGGGCGAAGGCCCGCGTCTTAGCGCCTTCTTCACCCGTGATGTCGTCGATCAGTACGGTCTTAACCGCCATGAGTGTCTCCTTTGGCTTATCTGGTGGAGTGTTATCACGACGATATAGGCCTTGACTTAGAACGTCAACAGCTTTCTTGAAAGAGAATCAAGACCAGAGATATCTCATGATGTCGACGCCGCCTCGGCCTTGGTGATCTCCGTGCCCTCGAAAAAGAATCTCACTGCAGCCACCCGCCGGGGCGGTACACGTAGCCAAGGAACCGCGCTGGAATGGCGCTCGGATCGGCCGTCCACGCGGTGTACTCGGCCCAAGTCATCCCGAGAAAGGTGTGCAGCGGCGGAAGCTCATCGTCAGGACTGTCGTGCCACCTATCGATCAGATCGTCGAGGTACCGATTCCAGGCCGAGATGGTGACGGGCACGCCCTTACATGAGTGGATCACTTCGAACACCCATTTGCCGCAGCGCTGACATTCTTTCCGGCCGTCGCCGGGGTCGGTAGTCGGATGACTCACTCCAGCGGCCTCACTTTCGTGCTCTTCACCGCCACCGTCTGATACGGGGATAGGCGGGAGGTAATGGACCCGTAATCCGCCTCCGGGTCCACTTTGATCGTGCAGAACACCCAGCCGCGCTCAACTTTCTCGACGTGGCCCCGGTGTTCTAGGCCTTCGAATTCGACGATGACGTCATCGCCAGGCTTGGGTTTCACGCCTTCTCCAAAAGTCGGGTGAGCTCGGCGCGCACCGATCGGTAAACATCGTCCAGCGCGTTGATCGCGTCGGCGACTGTTGTGTAGGTGGGCGGGGCCGGAAGTCGGTAGGTCATCTCAATCTGACCTCCGCCAACGACGGACCTGCTCCGGGTTTGTCCGCTCACAGTTCTTGCTCCCGCCAGTTAGGGTTGGCCGCCTCTACCGCGGCCGAGAAGTCTGCCAATTCGTCTCGCATCCAATCCGCGATCTCGCCATTGCGGCTGTAGTGCTTGAAGTGCTTGCCCGGGCGGGTGGCGGCCATCCAGCACGTGTGATCAGAGAACAAGTCCAGGTGGACCGAGCGGTCGCCGCCGCGCCAATAGAACGTCAGGTCCCCGTTGTCCGGCGCAATCGAGGCGTACACGGTGTCCGGGGTGAAGAGCTGCTCCACCACCCTGTAGCCCCACTGGGCCATATGTAGGCCGATGTGCCCGCCGCTCCAGAGGTTGGCGATGTCCAGTTTGGCCCGCTCGGTGGCGGAGCGTGTATCAAGCTTCACTCTGGCCGGGCCCATGGGATTCAGGTTCCCCGGGCCTGGCCGTTTGGTCACGGTCGCCTTCAGCGCCGGGTCCGCAAGAGTCCATCGTTCGGTCACGGGCGGAACACCTCGACGTTCCCCCACGGGCCCTTGTGGTCAGAGAGCTCGTCGGCATCCCCGTTCGAGTACAACGTGAGCCACGTCTCGTCATCGACCTTCACGTAGACCGCTGCCAGACTGGACAGGAGGAGCGTGGCACGCACCGTGCCGATCGGGTCTCGTGGCTCCGGCTTCTCGGTGATGTCGTACTTCTCCAGCAGCTTCTCGGCGATGGCGGCGGACGAGGCCCCCCGCACCCTCTGCTCGTAGAGCAGGCTCACGAGCTCCCGCGTGTTGATGTTGGTCATACCTTCTCCTTGCGATGCAGGCGGCTAGCAGCCGCGACGTTTAACATGGGCTCCACCGGAGCCCCGCGGCACAGGGACCGCGAACCCACCAGCTCCAGCCCGTTCTTCCGCCAGCGTTTGACGGTGTCCACGTCGACGCCGAGCATCTCCACGAGCTGGGCGGCCGACTCGCACCACTCGCATGGAACTTCTTCTTCCAGCATCTCCTCGGAGAGGATGTCGGAAGCGAACTGGGTATCGCTCACCGGGAGCCCTCCTTTGGCGGCTTGACCACTGCATAGCCCTCGGCGCCCAGATCCGCCAAAATCACGTCGGCCGCGGCGCGGCGCACCTCATCACTCCACCCGGCGAGAAGTCCAAGGCTGCGCAGTGTGCGGGCAATCCTTTCGGACGCCCCGACATCAATGAAGTCTGGGCGAGGATTGGACCGCAGGATATCCTCGATCCATTCGTCTAACTCACTCATCGCTCACCACGTATCCACGCTTAAAGAAGGCCGTCCGGACAATCTGCTGGGCGAGATGGATTTTGTGGGCGGCCCGGGAATGGCCAACGGCGACATGGAACGCCCCATTCTCGTGGGCCGCGTCCGCCTTGTCCACCGCGTCATTCCAGAGTTTGTCGAGCTCGGTCATGATCTCTTTGAGGATGTCGTTCATCCGAACCCCACATGTTCGCCAGCGTCAATCGCCCTACCCAGTCCTTCTATGAAGGTGCGTAGTCGCCCCCTCAGATAGTCATCATCATTCGCCAGCCGCTCGTACTCCGGCTCCAACTCTTCGAGCCTGGCCTTCAACCGGGGGAGATAGCCGCGTCGCAGCTCCCCGTCGCAATCCGAATGGATTAGCAGGTAGAGAACGTCATCCTGCTTGGGGATTCCGTAGATGTCATCCGGCCGCCGCCAGACGGGGTCCTTCTTGCGCCATCGACCCTGGTAGTTGTCGAGCGTATAGAGATCCCAGTCAAAATCCAGAACCGGACTGCCATGGCTCCAGTGGTCAGGGTCGCTAGGGATGATGTAGGGGAGTCCGGCGGCGCGCCCAACAACCTCACGGAACCGGGCAAACCCGCTATAGGCCCCGTGCCAACAGTCGTGCGTAGTGTCTAGTCCCATCTTAATCCTCCCGGTACCAGGGCTTGATTTCGCCGACCCGCAGCCGTGGACCGTAGGGGTGGCTAAATCCCCACAGGCCTCCCGCTAGATTGGGGTTGCGCTGGTCGATCCGGCGCCACATCGACGCAGGCGCGAACGACAACCCGATGCTGGCCAGCTCCAGTGCGAGCAGTACCCAGAAGGCGATCCAGAGGGCGCTCATTCTCGCCACCTCCATTTGCCGTCCTCGCCCAGTTCCTGTATCGCGGTGTTCCACCAGCGCTCGGGCACCGGCCAGTCGACGGTGCACTCGGCGAGGCCAAGCCTCTCGGCAATCGCTTTAGCTCCAGCGTCTGCGTCACTGCCGAAACACCCGCCAGGCATTGAGCGCAGAATGTCGGCTATCATCTTCTCGATATCGTTCATTTCAGCTCCTTGATCGCGCCCCGCCACTCACACGCGGTAAACCATTCCCGAAGACTGCCGACAAACTCTTCCGCCTCTTCCGGCCCGTCGAGATGAAACTCGGCGGCAACAGATACGGTGCGTCCACTGAGAAGCGACCTGCCCTCGGGCCCCAATTCCCGGAGATGACACCAGATGAGGTACCACTCGCGGAAATAGTTGAAGATGTTCATGAATTCTCTTTCCCGCAGGCATGGCCCCAGGCACGGTTGCACTCCTTGCAATGAACCTGAATCACCGCACGTACTCCCTCAGATACGACAGCGCCAACCGGACGCCCTCAGCTTTGCCCCGCAGCCGGTCGAAATCCGTTCCGTGCGGGAACTTGACGCGCTTCTCGTCGGCCATGAAGTTGAGTTTCACGATCGCGTCCTCCATGCGGTTGATGAGGTCAGAGACTTGATCAGAGTTCAGATCAGGCACCAGGCACCTCCCGCCAATCCCGGTACACAAAAGTCCACAGTGACTCCCGGTACGGCGCCGGTCGGCCTGCGTAGGAGATGGCTTTCGCGAGCACGTGTTCCTCGCCGATCGCGGTGATTTCGATGATCGTTTCGCCGCGTCCTTCATCGCCGGCGAGTCGGGTTCCGACGGTCCAGCCGTTCTTCCGTGCAGTGTCTGCGTCGCTCATGCCTCGCTCCATCCCGACACCCAGCGGGCAGCTGTGCGGTCACCGATCCATCCAGGCGGGAGAATCCACCCCTCGCGGGCGGGAACGGTTTCACGGGTGAGTCCTCCGAGGGCTTTATCAACCTCAGAAGCCACATGCGCGGTGTGCACGCCGTCGCCTTCCTCCGACCACCCGCAGATGCAGTACTCGGCGCGCACCATGTCGAACCCCACGTCTGCGCCGTTGTACGCGTGCGCATCGATCACCTCGATCATGAGGTTTTGGGCTTCGCTGCTCACGCTTCCTCCTCGGCTCTGATTGCGGCACCGATGGCGTGCTGGACACGCTGTCGGCGCTGCCATTCCGGACGACTCTCCTGGGTGGCCATCGTGGTCCGGCAGATGACGATGTGCCATCCGGGAATCCACAGGTAGCGCACCGACTTGGCGGTGGCGACGACGGTCACGATGGACTCGCGCTGACCCCACCGTTTCGGCCACAGCTTGTACTCATTGCCGCCCCACTTCGCTGAGGCCCAGATGACGGCCATGACCGCAACCAGGACGCCAGCGACAGCGAGTGCAGCGGCGGGGATGACGAACATGCCCCACCAAAATTCGCTGCTCATGCTTCCTCCAAAGAGTCCGTAGGGATGTAGAGCACGCGGGCGGGAAGGAAGTCGATAAGGTCCCCTGGCAGGCTCTCGTCTTGGTCATCGTTGGCCCAATACCAGGTACCCCTACTCGTCTTCTGCAGGGTTCCTCCGTCGTGGGTGAGAATTACGGAATCCTCTGGGAGCCATTCGAGATCAGCAGTAGTCTCAACCCCCCTGGGGCGAAGACGCTCAACCTCGGCTACCAATTCGGCGAGCAGCCGGTAGGACCGGCCCGGTGCGACCGCGACCCGAGACCCCTTCGCCACTTCGTAGTCGGCCAGCGCAGCCTTGGCGCGCTCAACAACATCACTCATCAGGTATCTCCATCCAGTGGGTAACGAATCGGGTTGCAGGCTCTGGCACGCCCAGCTCGAAGATGCTCTCGATTACGCGGGTTTCCCGCCTGAGTCCTCCGAGGGCTCTGTCGATCTCGGCGGCGACGTGGGCCTCGAAATCGTCGAGCGAACCGTCGCGGAAATCACATTCACCCACCCGCGTACCCTGGCAGTGGGAGTGTCCAGTTTCCAGGTTTAACGTCCGCCGGTGTCGGCGCTGAACCGCGATCATGATCTTCTGCGCGTCGCTCATTGTTCCCCCTCGGCTACAACCGCAGCCTTCTCCGCATCCAGCACCGCCAACGTCGCAGGGCTCAACCGAATCCCGTCAGCGACCTTTTGCATGGCTTCAATCGCGGACTGCTTCATCTGCCGACCGCATTCGCAGGTCCATACGCCATCGACGACCGACCAGGTGCGCGGCACTTCAAGGCAATCGCACGGAACGCCTTCGACCCAACTCACTTGTCTTCCCCCTCGGCTACAACCGCAGCAGCGGCGGCAGCGAGAAGGGCAGCGGCGATGAACCGAGCCTCAATTATGTTCACCGGCTCGAACGGCTCGCCGTTATATGCGATCTGAACCTCGTTCGGGTATCCCCACTGCGAGATGCCGAACAAGCTGCCCGGGCACCACCAGGCCAATCGGTCAGCTGGGGGGAACTCGTCGTCCTCGTAGCGGGTGGAGTTGGGTTCGGGTAGTTGGATTACCGCCACACCCGGAAGAGATAAGACGGCGTCAGCAAGGATCTCGCCCGGATCAACTCGACAATCCGACGAGCTACCAACGATCCGGTAATGCGACCGGCCGAGGGCTTCTGCGAGTACTGCACGCAACTCGGGGGTCACAGCTCCGCCTCGGCAGCATCAGCGGCAGCGAGCAGATCAGCAGCGTGAATGCGCGCCTCGGCCACGTTGACGTGGTTCAACTCCCAGTACTCGGACGGCTGTTCGGGCAGTTCGATGAGTGCGATACGGTTAGCCTTCAGGGCGGCTAGTAGGGTCCGAGCGTTAGCGACAAACTGATCCGGGGTCTCTCCAACCTTGCTGTAGATCCCCCACAGCTCATCGGCAATTATGTCTACAAACTTTTCGCTCATCACGCCTCCTGGAACTGTTGCCTGAGCCACTCGCGGGCCTCTTCACGCTGGACCATCACTCGCCGGCCGATGCGGGCGTACCGCGGTCCGTAGCCCACCTGGCGCCAATACCGTGCCGTGGCGAGCGATACCTGCGCCTCACGGGCGAAGTCTTCGAGCGTCATGAGGAACGGCTCGTTTGAAGTGTGCTGCTGCATGAACCTAACTGTACTTCACTACGGGGCGTTATGGAATGCAGTGCAGTGTTGAGATTCCTCAACAAAAACGGTTTCTCTGCATACGCTGTCCGTATGCAAAACAGGACTCCGGGGCGGCACGGCGTCGCCGATATGTGGTACCGAGACGACGGAACCCCCACCAACCTCGCAACCCCCGGGTCCAGCCCCAAAAGCCCCTCGGGTAGCGGCGCGCGCTGGAGAGCCTGGTACATCGACACCGCGGGCAGGCAGCGTACGAAGAAGTTCCCGAACAAGAAGGCGGCCGAGCGGTGGGCCGACAAGCAGGCCGGCGACGTCAATGCCGGAGCCTGGGCGGACCCGCAGGCCCAGAAGGAAACGTTCTCCGTCGTCGCGGAGAAGTGGTACGCCACCAAGTCCAACCGGGAAGCCACCACCAAGCACGGCTACCGCAACATCCTCGACACGATCGTCCTACCCAAATGGGGCGACACCCCAATCCGCAACATCGACCACGAGAGCCTTCAAGACTGGGTGAACGAGCTGTCAACGACGGGGGAGTACCGCACCAAGGGGGAGGGCGGCTTCTCGGCCTCTAGGACCATCCAGATCCACCTAGTGGTCAACGGGGTGATGAAGTACGCCCTGCGCACCGACCGCATCCTCAAGAACCCCGCAGAGGGCCTGGAGCTGCCCACCAAACGGAAAAACACCCGGCAGCGCTACCTCACCCACAAACAGCTCCAAGAGTTTGCCGCGGAGATGGGCCGCTTTGAGGGCCTGACGCTCCTCCTGGGCTACTGCGGGGCCCGGACGAGCGAAGCCTTCGGGGCGCGGGGTAGAGACTTCCGTGGGCGCATCTGGGAGCTTTACGGGGCCATCGTGAGGAACGTCGAGAAGGACACCAAGACCCACCGGGCCCGATTCATCCCCATCCCCGACGTTGTGTGGAACAAGATCCAGATGCCGGCCAATCCGGACGCCCTGGTGTTCCCCGGCCGCCGCGGGCACATCACCAACGGCGAGTACCGCTGGGCCTTCGACGGGGCGCTCAGGACGATGCAGGAGCGCACAGAGAAGCTACGGGCCGAGGAGATCGCCGAGACCGGCCGGGCCACCACTCCAGCCTTCCCCCGGATCACCCCGCACGACCTCCGGCACACCTGCGCCTCGCTGGCCATCTCCTCCGGCGCCAACGTCAAGGCGGTCCAGAACCTTCTGGGACACGCCACCGCGGTGATGACTTTGGACCTCTACGGGCATTTGCTTTCGGACGATTTGGACCGGGTGATGACCGCCCTCAACGAAGCGGCGGCCGCCGCGTCACCTGGCAGTTTGTGATGACTGAAGATGGCTCATGCGTACCGTTCAAGCATACTATCTGCATACGGCTGGGATTTGCATACCGTCTCGATCTTGAAAAAGTGCCTCTGACCAGTGCCCTCGGTGAGATTCGAACTCACACTGTACGGGTTTTGAATTTTTTGATCTGGACGTTTCTACCTGCGGGATTGCAGATCCGCAACACTATTTCCGCAGGCTGGCATGCGTACGAGCGGTGATTGTTGGCGGCAGCGTGGTCCCATGGTGCATACGATTTGCATACGGTTGACTCGATCCGGGGAGTGGCCGAGCGGGTCTGAGGTCGGCGCTCGGGGTGCCGCAGCAAACACTTTGCTGGCCCGCCCCTGCCCTAATAGTTAGCTTGGCTAGGCGGGGCGGAACACTGCTCTCACCCGACCACTTGCGGGCCAGAGGTTGCAAACCCTCAAACATCTCCCACTGGGGCTACGTCAACCCCAGGGATCTTGCTTCACTGGAACAAGCTCTGACGGTCTCTCTAAACCGTCAGCTTCTCTTTGATACTTCATAGACATAGTCGATTTGACGGCATATGAGGGTCTCTTGTATGGAGTCGATCCGACGGCACGTGCCGCGGGCGCGCAGACCCTCCGGGCCCGGTGCATGACGTACTCGTGTTTGTAGATCCGGTCGCCATGCTTGTACTCGTTGTGGCGGAGCCAGCCGGATTGGATGAGCAGTTTCATGGCGTTCCCGACGCGCTTGCTATTCGTCGGCCAGCCGAGCCCGGCGGCGATGCTCCGCTGACTTACATCCCAGCCGTCTTCCAGCGAGAGTAGGTATGCCCCGACCATGCGAGCGTCGGATGTGAGTTTGCCATCCCGGATGAGCGCCGTCGGGATGACGGCGTACCCAGAGTTGGGCATGTCGCCTAGCAACCTGAGTGTGGTGCGCTGCATGTAACCCATGGGGCCTCCAATTGCGATGGAACAGTAGCTTCAGCGTACTGTGGTACGATTAGGGTTGCAATGCGATCCTGTAACCGGAAGTGGTGTCAGCGCCCTCAGTGGCGCGCCTCGGTATGCAAGCGGCACTGGTTTGAGTACGCCGCCAGCCGCTGCGTGGGCGGCACCAAGGCGGATTTGAAACTCATCCTTCTAGAGGAGCAGGGGCACCGATGCGCCAACCCCGGGTGTCGAGCGCCGCTAGCCGCCGGTCGCGGCGCTCACCTCGATCACGACCACGACTGCTGCGGATCGGGCAAGGCGTGTGTCGCATGCACTCGAGGGATTCTATGCCCGGCCTGCAACCTCATGCTCGGCAGCGCCAAGGATGACATCGAGCGGCTTCGCGGCGCTATCGAGTACCTAGAAACCTTCAGGCTGTACGGAAAGCCGATCGCCATCGTGAACCGCGGCAAGCGCGGCAACAGGAGATTCCGCACGCCCCGCGAGCGCCAGGCAATCAAGGACGCGCTCAGGCCCGAGGGGCAGCTGCCAAGCGAGTGGGAATACCGGCCAGCGCCATAAACCGTAGTGTGATCTAGCTAGCATCACACTGTGGTACGATCATGGTTGAAACGTACTTTTAAGGAGTTGGAATGAAGATCATCATCGAGATCGACTACGACCCAGACTTGGCCCGCTATCCGGCCGAGGTGACCACCAAGTTGGAGGCCCTTCTGTTTGAGGTGGCCGCGCTGGAAGCCGGCGACTCGGATATCGGGATGTTTATCGACAACATGGGCGATATCTACGTGGTGGACGATGATGGGAACCGGGTCGAATGAGGTACACCGACTACGCCATCGACAACGCGATCCAGGTTCTTCAAGGATTGGGGCTCGACGTTCCCGATGAGCTTCTAGAGCTTCGCCGGCGCGCCCTGACCCTGCAGCGCTGGCTTGAGGCCGAGGCGGACTACAAGCGTAGGGTCAAGGCGTGGCTGGACGCCGAAGAACTCTGGAACAACCAGCAGTGGGCCCTCGATAACGTCATGGCCTACCGCGCCGCCAAAGAGGGATGGCTTCGAATGAAGGAAGTCAGCCCGGCGTTTGACGGGCAGGATGAGTTCGAGAAGCTTGGCATCCGTCTTCAGAATCGGTATGCGCGATTCGCGGTCGGCGCCCTCGAGTCGATCGGCATCTTTGACGAGGATGCCTGGACTTATATCGACGCAGCGGAGTGTCAGTGATCTTCATCCTCATTCGATCGTTGGCCCCGCTACTCATGCTGCCGTATGGGCAAGTTGTCATTCGGCCGCTGATCGACGCCGGGCTTAGTCCGTGGGTGATAGGGACCGCGATGGCCGCCCCTATTGTGGGATTTTTGTTCGGGTGCTTTCGAGAAGGTCGCTCACGAGCTGGCTTAACGAACCCCGCCCGCCCCCGGTGAACACAATCCACAACACCGTCAACCGGGTCGAGTTGATCGACCACCGCGAATCCTCCGATAATCGGGGATTGGTTTTTAGTGCCTGGGATGCGAAGTCTGCCCTGGTGTCTATTCAGGATGACGGCCGGACATTGAAGGTGTTTCTCAGTTGACCAGATATTTCTATGTTCCAGGCATGATGTACCCGTACTGGATCGTGTCCGAGGAGGAGGACTGGCCCCGCCCGGGTGATGCGACGACGGTGGCGATGAATTCGGCCGCGAGCACCGACATGGGCAACCTGTACGGGGATGAGTTCTCCCAGTTCTTTCCGCACGCCGTGGAGATCACGAAGGAACAGTACGAGGCGCGCGCATGAGCCCCCTGCAATTCAGCCTCTTAATGAAGGAGATCACCGAGCGGGCCGACCGAATTCATCGCGCTGGTCGTGAGCAGAATTCTCCCGAGAAGATCGCTCGGGCGCGCGGACTCTACACTGCCGTGAAGATGATGCGGAATGCGTGGGCGATGGAGGCGGTTGAGTGAGCGACTTCCCATACGGAATCTGTCCCGCTCAGGTGGATGGGTTTACTGCCGACGGGCGCCCTTTCTATTACCGCTGTCGCCATGCCCGCTGGACTATCGCCATAGGCGAGGTGGGCTGGGGAGCGAACTGCCTGTCTTGGCCCGGGAGTTACCGCGAACGAATCGAGTTCTCCGGTAAAGGTGACTACGCGTCCAAGGTTGAGGTGGACGCCCTTCTGACCGAGCACCTGGGCGAGGGGTGGCGCCAAGCCACGTGGGAAGAGTGCCTCTTCACCGAGACGTGCAAGTGTGGAAAAGACTTTGAGTCCAGCGGCAGCACGATCTGCACGGAATGCATGGTGAAGAAGTTCCGGGGAGACGGATGATCTGGGATTACGCGCTGGACACCGACGACTTCGCCTACACCACCGCAGGCCAGCAGCCCCGAGGTGCCCCGGGCCGCGGTCTGCGGTGAGTGTGGAGCCCCCCGCCGGCCCGTACTACTCGTTAACGCGTCGAGCTTGATTTGGCAAATATTGCCGCACCCGTAGGTAATTTTCGGTAGTCTGGGTAACGATGCTACGAGGGGTTTTAGCAGTAGCGATCATGGTGGGGATTGGTGCGGCGGGGGCCGCGCCGGCTGAAGCAGACGGCTGTTCTCGCCCGGTCGTGCTACTCAACGGTGAAGAGGTGTCGCAGACGCATTCGCCTACGCTGCGATGCAATGGCGTGGGCGGTTCACTCGGCGGCGGCGGAGCGCGCCCCAGGGGCCTCCTGGGCGACTTTCCGATCGTGGGGAACCTGCCCGGGCTAGGCGGCATCCTTTAAGGCTCGTCGCAGCTCGCTGAAGCCCTTCATCTTTTGCTGCCAGGAGTAGGCCGCTGCGATGGCGAAGCCTATCAGCCACACCACGGTGCCCATGAGAATCATCCAGTAGGCGCGCTCCCCGCCCCATAGGTTGACGTCGGTCATCATACACACGAGGGCGGCCATCTGGCCGAGCTGGGCCAGAAAACCTGCGGCGCAGGGCACCAGGAACAGGATGGCCATGCGCCGCTGCCGCTCATCGCAGACGAGGACCAGTAGCGCCAGGATCGCAAACCCTAGAAGGTACGCGGTGGTTGCGGTCATCGCCGTGGAATAGATCTCCAGGTACAGCGGGATGCTCCATCGCCGTCCGTGCAACTCGGCCGTAAACCCTCCGCCGAGGAATAGCGCACCCAGCATGGCGAGCACGCCTACGATCATCGGATTGGCCACCCACCGTCGGACGATGTGCCAGGTGTCTCCTTCTATGCGGGAGACCGCGGTGGTGGCGATGGCCCCGGCGCCGGCGACCAAACAGATGTGCCCGGCGACCTGAAGCAGGCCGAGGCAGAAGGTGAGAACGATACTGAGCCCAAGGAGGGCTACAGCGATGGTGGACGCCAGCTCCCAGCGCAGGGACCAGGTCATCCATCGCACCCGGAGGCTCCAGCCGAGGCAGGAGAGGGCAGCGATCGTTAGGGCGGTTGTCATGCTTGGCCTTCAGAAAAAAGAAGCGGAACGGTCACAGCCAAGTAAACCCTTTATTAAACAAGATCAACAGGGGCTTAAGAAGATATTAAGGCCCGTTGCCGAATTGTTATATAGGCGGAGCGTCCTGACGGGCGCGGAACCTAGCCAGCCTGCCCGTCGTCTTCCTCGTCGCTACTTTTAAAGAGCTGGGCTCAGTCCTGTCCAGGACCTCTTCCAGCAGTCGCTCGGTCTCGACCATGCCGAGATCGGGCTCGTGTCGCACCACGGTGTCGTACTCCTCCTTTCGGCCGTAGCCGGCGGCGGCCATCGCGTCGGGCAGGGTGGAGCCCTCGCCGAACTGGCGCCAGAAGTTCACCACCTTGTCGGCCGACGGGCGCTTGAAGCCCTCGGCCTTGATCCAGTTGCCGACCATCGATCCCGATGCGTCGACCAGTTCGCCGATCTGTTCGTTGGTTAGATCGCCCCGGTGTGCCTCTAGTTGACGCAGCACGTACCGGGACCATGTCTGCGCGTAATCCTCATCCATGGTGAAAACGCTACTCCATCGTATTGAGATGTTGCAACAGTGTCGATTTAACTGCGGTGCGGATTTCGTAGCCAAAACCGCTGCTCAGGAACTAATCCGTTGTCTCGCAACAATGTAACTCGACGCCCGAAAGCGTTGCGGCAACGCAACATTTCGAGGCTGGGGCGTTTGCCAACTCCTTGCGCAGGGTAGGACCATCGCACTACAGTGAAGCGCATCACGAAGTGCAGTTCACTTGCACGGCAACACCAGGGCAGTACCTGAAGGGGATGGTGACTGATGGCTTATTTCCGCGTGAATCACAGGGGTTTCCAAAGCCTCAAGGAGCAGGGCGTCGCGAAGAGCGATCGGGCGATCGCTCAACTGCTCCAAGTTGATCCCGCAACAATGTCCCGCGTTCTACGAGGGAAGACGGAGCCAACCGGGCGCTTGGTCGCCGGCGCGGTGGCAGCCCTCGGGCCGAGCTGGCTGGGCATCCTCTTCGACGTTGTGGAAGAGAAGTGAAGACCTGCTACCGCGGTCACGAGCGGTCCGAGGCAAACACCTACATCTTCTTCGATTCGCAGACCGGCCAGAAGAAGCACATGTGCCGGGAATGCCGCAGGAAAGTTGGCCGAGTGTGCGGCTACTGCAACACCGCGTTCACCACGACCCTGCAACACGATTCGTGGGTCTGCCCAACCTGCACCGCGGGCGGGGCTTCCACCACTGATTACGCACCCTTGGGTTCCACCTGGGTGACGAGCGGCTAGGAGACAAACATGAGGAACAAAGCCCTGCTCAACGAGGTCATGGACTTCATCCTGAAGTACCCCGAGGCGCACAATCAGGGCGTCTACTTCAACGAGTGCGGTACAGCCGCCTGCTTCGCGGGCTGGACCTGCTACCTGGCGGGATACGACAGGTTCCCAGGAGCCTGGAACTACGTCGCCGACCCCGAATCCCCAGAGGGATTCGATCACGCTTCGTACAAGGCCCGGGACCTTCTCGGACTTACCGTGGCGGAAGCGATCGAGCTCTTCGATGGCGACAACACCCCGGAGGATCTCCAGCGGATGGTTGCCAACCTCGTTGCTGACAGGCCCGTCGATAGCGACAGCCGCTACTGGCAGAGTGCGGATCAGTAAATGATCCCCGCACTCGCGCATCTCGAAGCCCGCCAGAGGCACCTCTGGGACACCGTCGCCTACAGCGGCAACCAGAAGCTCGACATCTGGCTTCCGGAAAGCCCGGAGAACGCGCCGGTCTTCATGTTCATCCCCGGGGGTGCATGGACCATTGGCGACCGCCGCGGCCAGGGCTACGCCATCATGTCCCACCTCGTCCAGCAGGGCTGGATCTGCGTGGCGATCGACTACCGTACCGCCCCCAAGAACCATTGGCCGGCCCCTTTCGAAGATGTGTCCGCCGCTTTCCACTGGGTGAGGGCCAACATCCACCAATACGGTGGGGGAGACTTCCTAGCCGTCGGCGGGGCCTCGGCCGGAGGTCACATGGCCTCGCTTCTCGGATTGACTGACTGGTCCTTCTCTAAACCTGATGCAGTGATTTCTTTGTACGGGGTTTACGACTGGACCTCGAAGAGCCTGGATCACTGGCTGATCAACCGCTACGTCCAGCACGTGGTGGTGGGCCGGCGCGACCACGACACCCTCCGGATCTCCTCGCCGATCCACCAGATCCACCGCGACGCCCCGCCCTTCCTCATCATCCAGGGCGACTGCGATCTGGTTACCCCACAAAGCGGGGCGAAGAAGTTCTTCAAGAAGCTGAAGGAAACCTCTCTTAACCACGCGGTGTACCACCGGGTGCCGGGCGGTATTCACGGCTTCGACCTTCTCCAGGGGTGGCAGACCGATAGGGCCATCGACGCGATCGACGACTTTCTCACCACAGCTCGTATTCCCGGCCTTTTGGAGGCGTCATGACCGACAGCACCATGCTCCGCGAAGCGGCCATCAAGAAGCTGATGGACATCCAGGCGATCTGCAAGTGTGAACTCGCGAATGAGCGAATGGGCCACCGCGCTATCCACCTGGCCCAAGAAATCCTCGACATCATCAAGGGGGAGTGATGACTACCCAGGCGATCATCTTCTTCTCTTCCGTGGCAATGGTTCCGGCCCTCGCCTTCGTTATCGGTGGCGCGCAGGCCTGGGCCGAACGCTGGTCCTATCGACGGGACTTCTGGCGATGAGGACCTGCACGATTCCGGGGTGCGAGAAGAAGCACCACGCCCGCGGCTTCTGCGTCGTGCACTACGGCCGCTGGACCCGCAGCTCCGACGAGCCCCGCGGCAACTACCGCCGCAGCCACCGGCCGGATTGCAAGCTGGAATGGTGCAACGGGCGGTTCTACGCCAAGGATCTCTGCCGGTTCCATCACCAGCGTCTCCTCCGCGGCAAGGCCATGGACGACCCGCGCGGCAACGTCGGGATCTTCGATTGGGCGGCGTGCGGGACGCCGGCGCAATACAGGAAGCACTTCCGGCACGGCATCCCCTTGTGCGACGCATGCCGGAAAGCTGAGAGTCGACGTCAGAAGGACCGCCGCGAGAAGGCAAAGCGATGAAAGATTCTTCCGAACCTTTACGGGGATCTGATCGTCCCAATGCTAAAGTTGACCTTGAGCAAATCCTCGGAAACTGGAGGCCAGCGTGTGGATTGCGGGAGGACATGCCAGCGCTTCCGGTGTGCGGGAATCCCGCCACGCACGTACTCAACTTTCATGGCGGACATTTTGTTCATCTGACTTGCATCCCCTGCTACTACCTCTACATGGAGGCAATCCGTCAGGGGATTGAAACATTCCCCAAGGTGGAATGCACCGCCTGCGGAGAAGGCGTAGATGCACTCGTTCATCTCAAGCTAACTCCGCTCTAAGAAACTTCCCCGGCCAAGAGCCGGCGGGCAAAACTTAAAAGCTTCAACCGGCGGAATGCCAGCTCCCTCCCAAGTAGACGGGGGTGACGATTCCATGGGCCTTCGGGTGCCGCACGAAGCGTTATATGTGTGACGGGTTAAGTGCTACAGGGGCCTGAAAAGGCCGCCCGCGGGGACATAGAAACCCCGCCGTTAGCCGCAAGGCGCGTAGACCCACCTCGGTGGAGGATTAAGCTTACCCAAATCTTTTTGCAGAGAAATCTGCAGCGCACGGCCGGAATGGTTCGGCACGAATTCGTCAAGGTTCAAATCCTTGCGTGCGCACCAGTCGCGGGGAGTCGAGCCGGCTTGTTCTAGCCGAGTGTCGGTTCCTCCCCGCGATTTTTTGTACCCAAAATCAGGGAGGTTCGCCCATGCTCGGACGTTTCACTGAAGACCAGCAAGTTCTGCTCGCCTGCTACTGGGCGCTCTCCGACGCCCACCCGCCTCACAAGGGCGAGCTGCGAAAGATGTTCCGCAGCAAGGTGGATACCTCAACTGCGGAGCACGCGGTGATCTCCGCTCGCCGCGCCGAAGACTTCCATATCGGTATCGCCGGTGCCCTCACCGAGCTCTCCAAGGCCACTCAGAAATACCCCCGCTACGCCTTCGACCGTTTCCGTCGGGGGACGGGCGTTCCCAACCATCGCAAGGTGCGGGTCCGTGACAACTGACCAGGCGGCGAAGATCCTTTATCTCGCCTATCACAAAGACCGCTACGCCCCGCATTGGGAATCCGCCCCGGACCAGTCGCGGTGGCGACAGACTGCCGCAGCACTCCTCCGGGAGATGAAATGATCTTCGTTGAGATCGAATGCGACAACCCGAACTGCCCCAACGGCAGTGAGTATGTTGACGTCTACCTCGACGCGTGGCACCGGGGCGCGCCCATAAACACCTACCTCCCCGAGGGATGGCGCGTAGCGAACACTGTGGAGTGCCCTGATTGCGCGGGGATCGAAGAGTGAACGCGGCCGAGATAATGCAGCGCCGGATCGACCTCTACGAACACCTGACCGATATCGATCAGGCATTGCGGCTACTGGTCGGCGGGCCCATGACCCCAGGGGCTGAAGAAACGGCATTCGAACTCCTTGAGGAGAGGGACATGGTGTGCCACCTCATGCGAGAGGTCGGCTACGAACCTTGGGATTCCCCTTTCTCCGAAGATGAAACGAAGGTCTTATGAACTACGAATACCAACTGGTGATCGCCAAGAACGCCGCAAGGGAAACTGAGGCGTTGATCCGCAACGCCCTCGAATACCTGGCAGAGGCCCGCTCCACGGTGATCGATCACCTCTCCGCCCCCAATGACATCTACGCCCGGCTGACCATTGTTCAGGACCTCGGCCTGGTGGAAGACAATCTCCGAAAGGCTCTGAAATGACCATTGATCTCGACCGCATCACCCACCCCCTTCGCCTCGCCAAAGGATCACATCAGCCCGGCTCCGGCAAAGGCTGCGCCATGAACGTGATCTCATACATCAACGGCGACACGGTGATCACGGATTACCCGAAGTGCTCGGCCCGCCCGCTCGCCCGCCTGGTGCAGCAGTGCAATGACGAGTTGGCCGACTCGGACGGGTTCTTGACGCCGGAAAATAGCGTGCTGGTTTTGGATCTGGGTTGGCAGACCGTCGGAACTGCCGATGTTCCCGAGTCGGTGATGTTGCGGTGGTTGCGCGACATTCTGGTCGATCCGGTGCATGGGGTTGTGCGTCACGCTCGACCGGATGGGGTTGCGGCCATTAGCCGTGTGGCCGAGTTGTGCGCGCGGCAGGCATCAGGCGTGGAGGTTTCCGGGGCGGAGTGGCGTTCCGCCCAAGTCGCCGCCTACGACGCCTACGCCGCCGCCAACGCCACCAACGCCGCCAACGCCACCAACGCCGCCAACGCCGCCTACGCCGTCGGCGTCGCCGCCGCCGCCGCCGCCGCCTACGCCGCCGCCAACGCCGCCAACGCCGCCTACGCCAACGCCGCCAACGCCGCCTACGCCGCCGGCGTCGCCGCCGCCGACGCCGCCGACGCCCGAGTCGAGTTCACCCGTTGGGCCATCGCGCGATGGCGCGACCTAGCGGGACTCGACACTCCACGCGATATCGTCACGCAAGAGGTTGACGACGCACTCGCCCGAATCAATGCAGGTATGGCCTGATGCGCGTCGCCTGGTTTCTGCTTGTTGCCACCGCATTCACCGCGGTCGGCCTTGTTACGGCACGCCCCGCCGAGGCGGTCCCCGGCCAGTGTGGGGGCGCGATCGTGTTCGGTAGCGGCGGGTGCTAACCGAGCGCTGGATGCCGATTCCGGGCCTTCCGGGGTATGAGGCCAGCTCGCTCGGCCGTGTCAGGTCCCTGCCCAGGCGGATTACGCAGATCAGGTATGGCAAGTCGCATGCCATTACAGCGAAGGGGCGGGTGCTGAAGCCCCGGATGATCAACGGATATCTTGTGGTTCAGCCCCGCAGGCCCGACCATTCCATTTGGTCGGCGGGGGTTCACCGCCTGGTGCTTATGGCCTTTAGCGGGGTCCATCACCCGACGCTGGACTGCCGCCACCTAAATGGCGACCGGATGGATAACCGCCCAGAGAATCTTGAATGGGGCACCCGGCTAGACAATCTAGAGGATCAGAAGCTGCATGGCACCCACCCCTCTCAGCGCCTGGTGACTCATTGCCCCGCGGGCCATGAGTACACTTCCGAAAACACCGCACGGCGCAAATCGGATGGGTCACGGCGCTGTAGGCAATGCGATCGAGAGTATGCGCGCGAATACCAACGAAGGAAGCGCCGAACCAGGGGCGGATTGAGGCAAGAATGACCGTCTACAACCTCTCGTACGACCGCAAAGACGTCCGCTACGAGGTCCACTACGGGGATAAAACCGAGGTGTTCACCTCCCCGTACATCACTCAACTGTGGTCGTGGCTGGGTAACACCATGGAGCCGGGCGACACCCTTCACTGGCTCTCCGGAGGAGATGATTGATGAGCGCTACCAGAGAATACCTCCGGGACTTCTGCAAATGCTGGACCTGGTGGGCGACCCTCACACTGCTGATGGCGTTGAGTTGTGCGGTCGATCTGGCGATCAACCCAGGTAAGGACGCGCTCGCCTTCACGCTGATGTGGGCGGCGTTGACGATCGTCGAGCTCAACCGTAAGGCCGACAAGATCTATATCGAACTCCTCGAATCCCAGATCGAGGAGCTGGTGGCTGAGCAATGACCGGCCTCGACGCCCCGAACTTCCAGAAAGCGAAAGTGAATGAAGAAACTCATTACCGCGGCGGTGGCCGCTGCCGCCATTATCGGCCTATCCGCTTGCTCCTCTGATGCCGACGTCGCCTCGGAGAACCTTTCCAAGGCGGCCGACAACTTCCAGGTCCCCCGTCGGATCGTGTTCTTCAACGGCATCACCGACAAGTACCTGCTGGAGATCCAGGGCTTCTGCTCGATCAATGCCGATACGGGCTCAAAGAAGCTTGACGTGACCTGCAAGGTCAATGACGGCTACAAGAAGCATTTCCTGGGCCTGTCGGACAACGTGTCGTATTTCGTGGAGCAGATCAACGGCGCGAATGTCAGCACCGACTTCTACCAGGTAAATTTCAAGCCAGCGTCCATCCTGCCGGATGTGGAGTTACGGTGATCGACCGCCCCGTCCCGCAAATGGTCGTGGTAGACCACGGCACCGAAGCCGGTATCGACTGGGTCACCTGCGAGGCTCCGCTCTACGGAGCTATCAACGGATATGTCCGCATCCCGGAGGGCCACCCGTGGCACGGCCTGAATTATGAAGAGATCTACGTCGAGGCGCCCGGCGGATTGACCTACTCCGAGAACGGCTGGATCGGCTTTGACACCCTGCACCTCGGGGATTACTGGCCGGGGATGCGGCAGGCGGGGTACGGCCCGCCGAGCTTCCACGACATGGAATGGGATGCAGGAATGGTTGCCGAGGAGGCGCGCCTGTTGGCTCAGCGCGTCGCCGAGGCTGCAAACTAGGCACTGGGTTCTCCTGGTGACCGCCGCGCTGTAGTACGCGCGTAAGAAAAAGTAATGGGCCTGATCCGTAACTCACGGTCTAGGGTGGCAACCTTTCCCGACGGGGATTAATAGCCGCAAACTTCCTCCTTAAGACGCAGGATTGCGCAAACCTCAAGGATAAACGATTACCGTAAAGGTAACTCTCGGGGCAACAATTCCAGTTGTCCAGTACGGAAATCTCCAGCCCCAAGTCGAGGCAGAAGCCGAGACGCATGAAGAGGCCTTGGAGCTGGCTCTGGCGCAAATCAAGGCGCTGTGGGACCGCACCTCGCCCAAGCCGTTGGATATCGATAAGGGCCAGCCCCAGCAGGTGCCGGCCAAACCCACGGGCGTCATCAAAAAGTGCCGAGTGTCCGGGGCTGAGGTCATTTTCGACCCGGTCGCCCACACTTACCACGACAAGCAGGGTCGCAAGTACCGCGGCGGCTCCAGCTTCGCCGCCGAGTACAAAAGCCCCTTCGAGGCGGACATTATCTCCGGGAAGATGGCGGCCAAGCACGGCGTTCCCCAGGAAGACATCCTGGCGATGTGGAAGCTCAACTCGGAAGCCTCCACCACGTTCGGGACATCCCTCCACGCGGCGTTGGAACTCTACGGCCGATACCTGGAGCTGTCCAAGATCCTCAAGGACGGTACTGACGAGTCCTGTCTGACGAAGAACCCGGTGCTGCGGCCGATCGTCCAGAAGTTCTTCACCGAGGAGCGCATCGCGGAGAAGGCCTACTACGAGGAATTCGTGGCCGACCCCGACACACTCTCTTGTGGATTGATCGACCGGCTGGTCGTCGACGACGATGGCCTGTGGGTAGAGGACTACAAAAGTAACGCGTCGGTAACGGACAAAAAAGAGACGTACCTAGCTCCGTTTAAGGATCTCGTCGAGCCTAATGCGCTCGGCGGCTACGTCATACAGCTTAGCTACTACGCCGCGATCCTCAAGAAATACGGCCGCAACGTCAAGGGCCTCCGCATCCATCACTGGGATGGCGAGGACTGGACTACTTATGAGCGGGAAATGATCGACATTTCCGGGGAACTTAAGTCCATCAAGGAGAACTAATGAGCGAACTCGGGCAGAAACTCATCAATGAGATTCGCATGGTCGCCGCGGGCAATCCCGACTACGTTTATGGACGCGAAGAAGGGGCCCTCTGCCGATACATCATGAATGGGCAGCCGTCCTGCTTGGTGGGCCACGGTCTCCATCGGCTCGGATTGATCGATGCCGCGCTGGAGCCGCACGATTACAACTACTCCGGCTTCGAAGACCTGGAGGAGCGCCTCGACCTCGGACTTGACTCCGACGAAGTCCACTGGGTCGAGCGAGTCCAGATAGCCCAGGACGGTGGTCGGACTTGGGGTGAAGCGGTGGGCATCTCATGACGGCGCCCATCTTCTCCCCGGTCGAGTTCAGCCTCTCGGAATTCGAGTTCACCGTCCCCTGCGGGATCGAGGGCTGCGACCACGACGCCGATTGGATGAGCTGGGGGGACCACTCAGCTTTCGGCTGCCCCGGATATGGCCCGGTGTGTGAATGGCACCGCCGCCTCACCTTGCGCTACGTCGAAGGCATCGAGGGACAGGTCGGGCCCTGCAGCCGCTGTAAGCAGCCCCGAGTAATCGGGCCGGATGAATTTAGGTTTATCGAACTGTGAGCCTTTCTCGACCCTCGACACCGCGTAGAGAACCCGAGAAGCCAGCCGAAAAGGTGGACCTCAGCCCGCCGACCGCCGCCGACGACCTCCTGCCCGTAACGGTGGAACGTCGCATTCAGGAGTTGGTCGGGGCACTCGACAAGGCACTCGAAGGCTGGCGCACCCTCTTCGGGGAGTACAAGCGGGCCGAGCGCGAGTACGACGCGGCCTACGCCATGGCGAAGATCAACGTCGATAAGGACGTGCCGTACAACGACCGCGGTCAACACGCCCAGCTCGCAGTGATGGAGCAGCGCGAGGCCAAGGATATTGCCGAAGAGGCCCTGAAATACGCCGAACATCGGTTGGACGCCATCAAAAAGGCTTTGTCCGCTTGGCAGTCAATCGCAAACAGTGTGCGAACGGCCTACCTCAACGCGAGATAAACGAAAGGGTTGTCATGACCCGACCTCGACTCCTTGACCTATTCAGTGGAGCAGGTGGAGCGGGCATGGGTTATCACCGCGCCGGATTCGACGTGGTGGGTGTGGATATAGTTCTGCAACCGAACTACCCATTCGAATTCCATCAGGCCGATGCCCTCAAGTTTCTGCTTGAGCATCACCACGAATTCGACGCCTTCCACGCCTCCCCGCCCTGCCAGGCCTGGACCAACGCCCAGAAGATCCGCGGCAATGAGCACCCCGATTATGTCACGGCGACCCGGTCGGCATTCAGGCTTATCGGCAAGCCATGGGTAATTGAGAACGTCCCGGGGGCGCCACTGAAGAACCCTATCGAGCTCTGTGGCTGCATGTTCGAGGGCTTGAAGACCTATCGCTCGCGATTGTTTGAGCGGAGCTTTGGGGGACCGGTCCAGCCGCGCCACAAAGATCACACTGCCAAGGTCACGAAGATGGGCCGCCCCCCGAGGCCCGGCGAGTTCATGCACGTGGTGGGCAACTTCTCCGGAGTAGCCCAGGCGCGGGAGGCTATGGGCATCGACTGGATGACCCGCGACGAGCTCCGGGAGAGCATCCCGCCGGCCTACGCCGAGTTCATCGGCAAGTATCTGATCGAGTACGTATGACCGGATTTCTCCCGGCCATCCGAAAACTCATCATTGACCGCGACGGCGGCCTGTGCGCACGCTGCATGGGGCCCGGGGCAGAGGTACATCATCGTCGCCCGCGAGGCATGGGGGGCTCGAAAGATCCCCTGACGAACTCCCCGGCCAACGGAATCCTGCTTTGTGGCGGATGCCACCGCTGGGCCGAGTCCAACCGTGAGAAAGCTTTCGAGGGCGGCTGGCTGGTGCGCCAGGGCAAGAACCCCGCCGAGGCGCCCATCCACTATCGCGGCGAATGGAAACTCCTCGGAATCGACGGCTCGATCAACAAACCATAGGAGAAGCAATGACCGCTCCGGCGACCATCTCCGTAACCGAGATGGAAGAGATGTTCTCGTGGGAGATCCCCTGTGGGGGGAATCGATTCCCCTTCGCCCGGGAGTGCCCGGAGCAGGCCGCCGCCACCCTGGTGAACTCCCACTCCATCGAGTGCGAGGGCGACAAGCCGGTTTTCTATAAGTGCGACTTCTGCTATTCGATCTGGCTGCGCGGCCACCGAGACAAGAAGGTTACCGCGATCACCTGCCTCTGCGGACTTGTAATCCCCTTGGAAGACCTTTACGTGAGGATCTGATGCACAAGCAAACCACCCTTACGCACTGGTCGGGTGAGATCGAAGTCGACGAGGGTATCGCCGGCCTCATTCAGAAACTCTGGGTTCGCGGGGTTCTGACCGAATTCTCCTGTCAAGGCCACGGGGATAGCCCCGCCTACATCATGTTCACCGACCTGGATGAGGCGATCGAATTCGTCACCGAATCGGTGGAGGCCACGGGAATGTATGAGTTCGACATTTCCGTCTTCCCACCGTCGAGAAATGACTATCCCCGCGGGCGGGTGACATTCCCCACGGACTATATCGAAGCATTGGAGAAGGTCTGGTGAGTACGGAAACGGTCTCGGTCACCGAGTTGGAAGAAATGCTCTCCGACGAGATCCCATGTGGGGGCACCCGCCGGCCAACGGTCCGCGACTGCCCGAATCAGGCGACGGCAATACTTGCCTGCAGACATGCGCTCGCCTGCCATGGGAACAGGAGCGCCATGAAGTGTTTCAGTTGCTACTCGATTTGGCTGCAGGCGGCGCTCGATGACGGCCGACCCGTGCGATGCAGCTGTGGGTGGAGCACTCACGCGACCGAGGTCTACACCCCCCTTTAAGGAGAAATTCCATGTACGGCAACTATGAGAACTTCGGCCTCACCGAGGTCGTCGAGGCGTCCACCTATCGGGAGTACTACGACTGGCGTTGCCTCGGCGTCTGGTGGCATGAAGAAACCCAGTCCTATCGCGTCTCCACCGACGGGGGTTGCTCCTGCTCCTCCCCGTGGGAGTATCACCGGGCGCTGGACGACTTCGGCCGCCCCCTGACCTTCGCTGAGGCCCGCAAGGTCATTCAGGATGAGCACTTCGACGCGAATTGCTTAGACGATAAGCTGCGCGCCATCGACAAGCTCACCGAATTCGAGCAGGCCCGATGAGACTTGAGGCGACCATTGACCTCGGGGGCGACTCCGACTGCGAAACCTGCGGATATTCGTACAACCACATCGCCTACACCTATGACACGGTGACGGGCCTCCACACGGCTGGTGCACAGTACGGCTGCACGGGGTCCGATGGTGTCAGCAATGTCGACGGGCGCGAGATGGTGAAATTCCTCGCCGCGCACCTCAACAACGAGGGTCGCGCCGAGGTCCAGGAGCTTATTGAATGGGTGAAGTCTCAATGAACCTTCAGTCCGGATCTCAAATCATCTACAAGCGCGGCAATGACGAGTGGTCGGCAGTTGTCGACAGCGTTGAATACACCTCGTCAACCCCTGCCGTCTACGCGGAGTTGACGAGGCGGCAGAAGATCCTGCGCGCGCTCACCCCCAAGCGGTGGCGCAAGCCCATTCCGATCATTCGGGAGGCCCGGGGGCCGGAGATCCGAATCAACACCGTGGACATGTGGCATCAGCGGCGGCGCGATGAGCGACTAGCCGAATGGCTGGACGCGCCCCCGGCGCCCCACGAATAGGAATTGATATGGCCACAAAGCTGTGGGCAATGAGGGGCTTTAGCGGAAGCGGGAAGAGCCGCCGGGCCCGGGAAATCGCCGACCAGAACGACGCCGTCGTCGTCAACCGAGACATGCTCCGCATGCAACTCCTCGGCGAATGGTGGACGGGAGATAAAGAAGATGAGGATCGCGTTACCATTGCCGAGGAGGCGCAAGTTGTCGCTTTCCTCAAGTCCGAGACCTCGGTCGTTATCGACAATACGCACATCAACCCTGCTTATCTCCGTAAGTGGGCGCGCCTTGCGACGCGTCTGGGTGTTGAGTTTGAGGTAGTCGACGTCCACGCCGACGTGGACGAGTGCAAGCGCCGCGTCTACCAGCGCTGGGAAAACGAGATGGGCACACCCCTCGCCCGGTATCTGGACCCCAAGGTGATTGAGCAGCAGGCCAAGCGCTCCCCCGTGGAGAAGTGGCCGGCGGTGACCGCGGAGCCGTTCATTCCGGAACCTGTGGAATACGACGGCACCCTCCCCAGGGCCATCCTGGTGGACATCGACGGCACTGTTGCCAGGAACGTCAGTCGGTCGCACTACGACTACACGAAAGTCCTCGAGGACGAGGTTCACGAGGAGGTCGCCTGGCTGGTGAGGGTGCTGTTCTGGCTTCGGTACCCCACCCACAGCCAGGAAGAGCCCGAGATCATCTTCATGTCGGGCCGCGACCACACCTGCTACGACGACACGGTTGCATGGCTGAATCAGCATGACATCCCGTTCGATCGTCTAATCATGCGCCCGGCAGACGCCAAGGATGAGTGCGGAAATAAGCTCTCCGATTACCTAGTCAAGTACCGGCTTTTCAATGAGCATATCCGGGACAAATTCGACGTTCTTTTCGTGCTGGATGACCGCCAGCAGGTTGTGGACATGTGGCGAAAACTCGGACTGAAATGCCTTCAGGTAGCCCCGGGGGATTTCTAAATGGAATTTCTCAGAATGTGGTTAATGCTGGTGATCATTTTCTTCTTATCGGTTATCGCCGCAAAGCTTGATCAGATCATCGAACTTCTTTCAAGGTAGGCCATTGAGCGACGCTGCAAAAGGCAACCCCGGATACCGAAGCCGGGATCGCCAACACAAGCGCAAACCGTGTGTCGATTGCGTAGCGGAGGGGATAACCACCAATCGTCCCGCCGATTATCCTGGGCCGCGCTGCTGGAGTCACGACAAGGCGAAGAAGCGTGAGCGTAAGGCTAAGGCCAGGGCGCGGCGCTGGGATAGCATCTACGGGATAACCCCCGATGAATACGCTGCAATCCTGGAAGAGCAGGGTGGGCGTTGCGCTCTATGCCAGAGAGCTAATGGGGCCACGAAGGCATTGGCAGTTGAACATGACCACAAAACCGGCGTGGTGAGGGGCATTTGCTGCGGCCCCTGCAACCTCGGCGTGCTTGGCCATGCTCGTGACGATATCGCGTTCTTCGAGCGCGCCATCGACTACCTGAATTCCCCGCCGGCGGTCCGCGCCATCGGGATCAGGGTTGTCCCCGACCATATCGAGGAGTAATTCATGACCAAAACCCCCTGCTTCGGGAAATCGGACATCTTCTGCGATGAAAACGAGAACGGCGGGAAGGGCGCCGCGGAGGCCAAGAAGATCTGCTGGTCTCAATGCACTCGCCGAGAGAAGTGCCTCGAGGAGGCGTTGAGGTTCGAGGAGCATGAGCCGGTGCGCCTCGGGGTGTGGGGCGGCCTCAGCGCCAATGAACGAAACAAGATCTACGGCCGAAAGTCTTCATGAGTCAGTGCGCTGCATCTCCGAATTGTTCCAAGACTCCATCGAAGTTTAAGCGGGGCATGTGCGGCGCCCACCATCGAGCTTATCTGCGGCGCGCCAGGGACGAGGGGGTGTGGCGGGGGCATGTGCCCGCTGGGCCAGTCCAGGAGCATCTAAAAGCCCTGGCCGATGCCGGGGTGAGCGCTCAACGCGTCTCGTGGGTTACGGGGTTAAGCCTGAACACTCTCCTTCAGATTCCCGAGCGGGAGACTCTTTGGTCGACGACCGCCGACAAGATTCTTGCCGTCCGGGTGGATGGGAATTTCCGCGAGGGCGGCAGGGGCATGATCCCCGTTCTTGGGTCTCGGCGGCGGCTGCAGTCCCTGCACTCTCGCGGCTTCACGGTCGTCCACTTGGCCGAGCGCCTCGGCATGAGTATTACCGCTGCGACCAGAATTTTGCGCCCTGATGATCCGCGCTCGGTGGACAGGGTGGAGTCGGGGACGGCGCGCAAGATCGACGCCCTGTGGCGCGAGCTGCAACTTGCTGCCCCGCCGCAGGGCGCGGCGTGCACCAAGGCTCGCAGGCGTGCGGCAAAGCTCGGCTGGCCGGACCCCCTGGCCTGGGAAGAGAACGAGATCGATGACCCGCGGGCCCGGCCCCGCATCGATCCCACCCTCCTCACCAAGGGGCGACTCGAGGAGTACAAGAGGCTCCGCGACGAGGGCCTCACCAAGAGGGAAATCGCCAAGCGGTTCGGCCTGAATGAATCCACTCTTTACGACTGGATCAACCGCCAGAAAGCAAAGGGAAACCTATGAGCATCTACTTCGAGATCCCCGAGGGGCAAATGATCGAAGGCGTATTCGAGGTGGGGCCCGGTGCCAACATCCGGGAATTAGCCCCCGGTAAGTATGCGATCCTCCCCGACCCCAACGCCCCCGCGGGGGGCTGGACCCCATTCAACGCCGACGGCGAGATTGACTCCGAACGCCTCGCGGCCGAGGGCTGGGCGGTCCCCGGAACTATGCAGGAGGAGTAATTGGACGACAGCGATCACCGCTGCCACTCCGGAGAATACTGCGTAGCCCTCACCCCCGATGGGGCGGCGCTCACCACCCGCATGGACACCCTGTGCCACGGATGTATCACGCGACTGCAAGAGCAGTACGACGAACTCCGGGTCATCAGGAAAGTCTTAGAGATGTTCAAAGGCGGGCTGTGGGGGCAATCCGGCGAGGCTAAGGTCTCGTCCTCGTCGGAGCCCTCACCGCCGCTGAATGTCCACGCATTGGACGTCATCAACGAGGTCGAAGAAGTCCTCGAGGATGTCGGTTCACTGCCCGTGGCGGATCTGGTGAGGCATGAGAACGGCGTCTCCCGATCGTTGCGCATCGGGAAAGTGTGGCGCCAGTCTGACGGCATTATCGGCATCTCCCGGGTGTGGAGCCGGCGCTTTGCCAACTGTCCGGAATGTGAGCAAAGAACCCTTGGGTGTTATGCGGGGAGTGAATCAATCGAATGCGCTTCTTGCAACATCCGGCTGACCCGGGACGAGTATTCCGTCCTCTGCCTTCAATCCCTTAAGTAAGGAGGGCCCGTGACGGATGTGGCCCAAATTCCCTTCAAATACATCCAAGACCGGATCGTTGAACTCGCCAAAGAACAACCCTGGCGGAAGTCCATCGGTGCGTACTTCATCTCCGGCCAACCCGAATGCATCATCGGACATGTTCTGGCCGATATCGGCATCGGCGCCGACGGCACCCGCCTCGTCAACCGAAAAGGTGTTCCCACGTTCTCGGTCGGCCACCTGGCGGACACCTTCGACTGGAACGAGCTCGGCGTCCAAACCCCCACCCGCCGACAGATCGGCTGGGTACAGGTCGTCCAGTCCCGCCAGGACTGCGGGGACACCTGGGGCGAAGCCGTAAAGAGAGCGGGAAAGCGATGAAGAAACTGTATCGCCGGGTCTCGGCGTATATCTGGTACCTCTACTGGCGAATCACCGGCCGATGAGCTACCCCCACCACGCAGAGGATGGCGAGCTCGGCGCCATCTACGTAACTCTGACGCCGAATCCGGTTGTCAAGACCGTCTCATTGGATGACGGCGCAATCAATGTCGACTACGACGCCGATGGAAACGCTGTCGGCGTAGAAATTCTACTCTGAGAAGGATAAATGAGCCTTAGCAAGCCTCGCACCAGCAATTCTCCTGTCCGCCGATGGGTTCGCGTCAAGGGTGGTGCCGGCGAGCTTTCCTACTGGGATAAAGCCGCCGAGGCCGAGAAGACGATCGACCTGCCCTTCCACTTCGTGGTGCTCGATTCGCTGAGTGCCATCTCGGGTTATCACGAGAGCTCGAAGTCCGGGATCTTCAGCAATGAGGTTCGCGACACCCGCAAGGAGCCGTTCACCGTGCGCTCCAGGGACGGGGTGCTTGTCGAGGGCCTCTACGACGACATCAAGGATCGGGCCAAGGCGCTCGGCGGGAAGTTCGCCACGTCGCTCTACATCGCCTACAAGGACGGGGACGACCTGGCCATCGGCAACATCCTGTTGTCGGGTGCGGCGCTGTCGTCCTTCTTCGACTTCCGTAAGGGCAAGAACCTCGACAACGATCCCGGCGTCGCCATCCTGAAGTTCAGCGGCCCGCGTACCAAGGGGCGCACCGAATACTTCATCCCGGAGTTCGGCTCCTGGACCCCGAGCGACCTGAGCTCGGCGATTGCCCTCGACGAGACTCTCCAGGCGTACCTGGATGGCTCGGGTCAGCCGGAGGAGTCCGCGGCACCGTCGGGCGGCTATTCGCAGCCCGAAGAGCCGTCGAGCCCCTGGGACGATTCCGAGCCGCCTTTCTGACCCACTTAAGGAGTTCTCTTGCTCGCCTTTTCTCGCTGCGCTGATTGCGGCACCGGAATGAGGGTTTTGTACGTCGGCCAGGAGACACACCCCGGCTGCAAAAAGACCGAGGAAGAGGTCAAGCTCCAGGAGTTCGTGGAAGCCGTTCAGCGGGGAGACGAGGCCGCGGCCGACAAACTCGAGGCGACCATCAACAAGCCGAAACCGGCCAAACTTGGCCCCTCGGCGTTGTGGTACGCGAGCCAGGGTTGGCCCGTCTTCCCCCTGGCGGTGGGCGACAAGCTCCCCGCCATCCCCACCGCACACCCCAAGGGAGATCCGCTCCGGGGTGTGTGCAAGGGGGAGTGCGGGAAGTTTGGCCACGGCCTCTACGACGCCACCACCGATCCGGCGCAGATTCGCAAGTGGTGGGGCGAGGCGGAATACAACATCGGCATCCCCACCGGACACGCCTTCGACGTGATTGACATCGACGGGGCCAAGGGCTACCAGTCCTTGCTGGAGTTGGGCGATGACGTTTTCCCGCCAATTCACGGGAAGGTTTCCACTGTCCGCGAGGACAGCGGGGAGCACTGGTACGTCCTCCCTACGGGTGACGGGAACCGCGCCGGCGTCCGCCCCGGTATCGACTACCGGGGGGCCGGAGGGTACGTGTGCGTTCCACCCTCTCGCGTGGGGGATAAGCAGTACGCCTGGATCATAAAGCCCTCGCCCGAGATCTTGAGGAAGACGAAATGACCACCCGTTTCAGGCAATGGTGGCTGGGCCTCCCATTCCCGCTCTGGACCCTCAGCGCGTGTAAGCCCTTCTCGCCTTGGTGCTTTGTCGAGGAGGTGCTCTCGGCCGCGTTCCCGCTCACCTTCGGGTGGTGCGATCTGGATAACGGGCTGTGGCACGAGACCTTTATGGGCGAGTGGATTCACGACAAGCACAACGCCGCCATTGAGAAGTATTACGACAAGAGGGATCGGTGACCGTCGAAGATATCGAAGACTCCCTTGGCGTATTCGTCGGTAGCGAGATCCTCGACTACGACGAAGAAAACGACGTCATCTACTACGTGATGTATTACCGCCCGATAGAGGATTGAAGATGAAAACGGTCATTAGCGAAATGATTAATTGGCCAGTGGCGGAGCCGGGCGACTTCGACACCATCGACCTCGATCAGCGCTTCTTCGTTATGGAGGATGAGGATGGCGACCGCTATTACGCCTTCGGCCACGTGTCAGAGCAGGAAATGTACGCCGAGGTTAATCGCTACCTACGTCACATGATTCCGTCTGGCGATTTCGATGATGCCGAGTGGGGCGGTCTGCAGCATGTCTACGCGAAGTTTGTTGACCGCGATGGCGAGCGCTTCAGTTTGGGTGCGGCACCCGAGGACCCACACGCCTTCCCGATGACGGTAGCGACACTCTGATGGCCGGAGCAATTCAGATCGAATTTCCCGACTGCGGGGAAATTAACAGCAACGACACCGGCCAGCACATCGTGGTGCAGACCGATAATTGCGTGGCTGTGCCGCCGGGGCCCCCACCGGTCATCTCTTGGTGGGAGACTCTGATTATCGGCATTGTTGCATTGTCGGTGATCATCGGTGCCGCCATCGTCCGATACCGCGCCCACGAGCTGAAGCCGGAGCGCCTGGAGCAGAAGCGCCTCGCGCGCAAGCAGGAGATCGACGGGCAGGTCGAGATGGCCAAGGCGCGCAAAGTCTGCGGAACCTGTGGCGACAAGTACGAACCGGAGCTAAAGAGGTGACCGATGTGGCGGCCGCAATCGCCGCTACCGGACTCGCCCACATGGTCGGCGACTACCTAATCCAATCGCATTGGATGGCGAATGCCAAGGCGAAGAAGTGGCTACCCGCCACCCTCCACGGGGTGACGTACGGGCTCCCATTTCTGCTTATCACCCAGTCCGTGCTGGCCCTGGCAGTGATCGTGATAACCCATATAGTCATCGACCACTACCGCCTGGCGCGGTATGTGGTGTGGTTCCGGAATCAGCTGGCACCGCGCGAATGGCGGCCCACGCTATCGGAGCCGACGGGCACGCCGCCCGAGGCCCCGGTGTGGCTGTCCACATGGCTTTTATTCATCGCAGACAACATTTTGCACATGCTCATCAATGTCGCAGCGGTGCTGTGGCTATAGGGAGACAAATGGAATCCGCAGAAGAAGTTCTCCGCGAGCTCGCAAGACCCCTCGACCCCGACGCCCGGATGCAGGCCTACTACTACGGCTTTGAGCCCACGGGGCTGGCGGTGATCGACCGCATTCTCTCAGCGGTGGCTATCGCAGGGAAGCGATGCCATCACACGGAGGACTGGAACGACCCGTGGAGTGACGAGATGACCGAAGAGGATCGAATTCAGATGGCGGCCGAGGAATCTGCCGAGCAGATCCGCAAACTCCTCGCCGTGGCGGAGTTGCTTCTCGTGGATCAAATGGAGCAGGAATGACATTTGGATGCGCGCGCTGCGACAAGCGCTGGGGCGGGATGAACACCGCCCACTGTGGCGGGTGCCATGAAACCTTCACCGGGCTGTCCGCTTTTGACAAGCACCGCACCGGCCCACACTCCGACCGGTCATGCCTCCACCCCGCCACGGCGGTGAATGAAATCCCCGACTCGGAGGATTTCGGTGAAAAGCTGTTCAAGCGGTCCGGCCGCGATTACCCCTGCTGGTCCCTGGCGGGGGATATGCCCGAATTCTGGAGCAAGGCGTGAATACCATCCCGCCGCCGCGGCCACCCATCGAACCCGAATACGAGGATGTCGACTCATTCCCCGACCAAGCCCACGACTGGGGTGGCGAATGGGAAGAGGGTTACCACGGCGGATTCGTCTGCAACGCCTGCAAAGAATGTTCCGATTGCTCATGGTGCGATCAGGACGTCCCTGACGGTGTGGATTGCCTCCGGAATCAAGCTGATATGCGCAACCAGATAAAGCGCATCGCTTACAACAGGGCCCTTTTGCGCTACGAAGCCCAGATGGACTACTACCGCGAGATCACGAGGTCCGATTAATCGCTCGACTCAGGAGGGTTTCAAAATAGACGGATTCCTTTCCCGGATTGAGCCGAAGAAAGAACCCTCTCCACGCCCGTCCGGGCCCGTAACCCTACCCAATGACGCCTACACCAAAAAGGCTGTTGAAGATGAGTTGAGAGACCTTTCCCTCATAGGGGAGGGCGGACGCAATTCCGCCCTCAATAATGCTGCGCTGAAACTCGGACGCCTCCCTATTGACAGGGAAGATCTCCGGAAGCTGCTGATCGACGCCTGCTACTCCAACGGCCTCGTTGACGACGACGGGCTCAACTCGGTCGAGGCCACCATCGAATCGGCCTTCAGCAAGGCCGACAGGGATGGACCGCGGATGATCCCTGAGCGCCCCGATAAACCGGTGCCCTCGGCGAAAGCCCCAGAGAATTCGCCCGCGACCGCGGAATCGGGCGGGGATAACCCGTTCGGCGACTTCCCGCCGATCGATGCGGCCACGTGGATGTTTGATTCGGGCGAGCCGCCGAAGCCGATCTGGGGCACCGACTCGGAGTGTTTATGGGCATCGGGGGAGAGCCTAATGCTGGCCGCCCCGCCCGGGCTAGGCAAGTCAACCCTTGCCGGCCGACTGGTTAGGGCTCAGCTGGGGCTGCAGGACTCCGTCCTGGGGCTCCCCGTGGCCCCGTCGGACAAGCCGATCCTCTACCTTGCGGCCGACCGTCCGCGGCAGCTTCAGCGGTCGATGCTGAGGCAATTCAGCGAGGATGAGCGTTCCCTTATTTCTGGGAAATTGTTCATCCGCCCGGGGCCGCCCATCAACAACATTGCATCGGACCCGAGCCTTCTGCTGAGGATGGCGGAGGCGGTTGGGGCGGGCACCGTCTACATCGACTCCGTAAAGGACTTCGCGATAGGTCTGTCTAGCGACGAGGTCGGCGCGCTCTACAACCAGGCGCGCCAGTGGCTGGTGAGTGCAGGCATTGAAGTGTGTGAGTTGCATCACATGAAGAAATTCAATGTCGATAGCACTGGCGGCATGGGGGATGTCTACGGCTCCACCTGGATCACTAGCGGAACGGGTTCCGTCATCGTTCTCGCCGGCGAGCCTGGCGACTTGGCGATCAGATTTCGCCATGTTCGCCAACCCGCGGACGAGGTTGGTCCATTCCACCTGCTTCTCAATCCCGACACGGGCGACTTTGAAGTGCGGCGGTGTGATCTCCTGGTCTCCGCAAAGAATGCCGGAGCGGGTGGCCTATCAGCCGAGACCGCGGCGATGGACCTTTACGAAACGAAGAAGCCGCGCCCCGCGCAAAAGGCGGCGGCCGAGCGCCAGCTGGGAAAGATGGTCGCAAAGGGGCTACTGATCAAGATGGATTCCCCTCACGGGGGCCCCGTCTGGTACCCGGCTGAGAGGCGATTCGACGAGCAGCCTCCAGCAAAGATGAATGGAATGTTCTAGTGGAACCTGACGCTGAACTGTGGCGCGACATACCCGGCTACGAAGGCCTTTATCAGGCCAGCAACCAGGGTCGCATCCACTCCATCGACAGGGTCATTAAGCAGGCGTCGCCGCATGGCGGCATCATCGAACGCAGGATGCCAGGTAGGGTGCTCGCACCCTGGGCCCACTCGGCCGACGGGCGCCCGTGGGTGTCGCTCAGTTGCGGCGGCAAGGTCAAGAGGTTGGGCGTTCACGTCCTCGTTGCCCGTGCGTTCTGGGGTATGGCGCCGCCCGATAAGCCCATGGCCCTCCATCGCAATGGTGATCCATTCGACAACCGTCCGGAGAATCTCTACTGGGGCGACAACGCCGACAACATGAACGACGCGGTCCGCCACGGCACTCACGTGGCCACGCGGCGCACCGAATGCCCCTACGGCCATGCGCTAGCTGATCCGAATATCAAGTGGACCAGCGATAGGCGCGGTCGGGAGTGCAAGGCCTGCTGCAATGCGAACGGGTGGGCGCGAGCCCAGCGCAAAAAGGGGCTATCTCCCATCGAGTCGGATAAGCGGGCGTACGCCGACCGGCGATACGCCGAGATTATGAACCACCAATGAACGGAATGTTCTGAAGTGAATAAAGTTGATATCCGCCTCGGCGACTGCCGGGGCGTCTTAGCGAGTTTTCCTGACGCCAGTGTCGATGCAATTCTCACAGACCCGCCCTACGGGCTGGAGTTCATGGGCAAAGACTGGGACGCGCCTTGGAAAGAGTCAGACGTTAACGCTGACGCAGGATTCCACGGCGGCGGGATCAGCGCCACTCGCAAACTCCCATCCTTTACAGGAACGACCAACCCAAAATGTCTACGCTGCAAAGGCACCCGACGCGGACGACGCGATGGAACCGCGAAGGTCGCGGTATGTCTCTGCCGTGATGGAGGCCAGTTTCCAAACGTTCGCGCTGTTGAGATGAGGGCATTCCAACAGTGGAGCCAGGAGTGGGCGGCCGAGTGTCTGCGGGTCCTCAAGCCGGGTGGGTACCTGCTCGCCTTCGGCGGCTCCCGCACCTGGCACCGGCTGGCGGCGGCGATCGAGGACGCCGGGTTTGAGCTCCGCGACTCCATCGCCTGGCTCTACGGCAGCGGGTTCCCGAAGTCGCTCGACGTATCCAAGGCCATCGACAAGGCCGCTGGTGCTGAGCGTGGCGCTAGCACCGCCCCGGCGACCGAGGCCGCGTGGCAGTGGCAGGGATGGGGTACCGCGCTAAAACCATCGTTTGAGCCGATCGTGGTCGCGCGCAAGCCTCTCGTAGGCACGGTGGCGGCGAATGTCCTGGAGCACGGTACGGGGGCGTTGAACATCGACGCCTGCCGAATCGAGACCACTGATGACCTCAACGGCGGGGCATACGCCAAGACGGGGAACCGAACGGTGTCGGGGTCGCTGTCTCCGACGGGAATGAATGTGCCAGGCAAGACAGTCGGCAAGGAGTTCGAGCAGCCCTCTGGCCGTTGGCCGACGAACGTGGTGCTCGACGAGGCGCAGGCCGCCGAACTCGGGGAGCCGCAGAGGTTCTTCCCCGTGTTCAAGTATCAGGCCAAGGCTCCCACCAAGGAGCGCCCCAGCTACGTCAACGAAGACGGCAACAAGGTTGCGCATCAACACCGTCAAGCCACTCGCCCTCATGCGGTGGCTGGTCAAGCTGGTCACCCCGCCGGGGGGCGTAGTGCTGGACCCCTTCGCGGGCAGCGGAACCACGGTGGAGGCGTGTCTTCTCGAGGGTTTCGACTGTATCGCCATTGAAAACGAAGCTGACTACATCCCGCTTATTGAGCAGCGGATTGAAAGGGTCGGCGCATAGGAGCCCCCATGGAGTCATGCTGGCATTGCAATAGGGACGTGCATGAGGCCCCGCTAACCGAGCGAGTGGCGAAAATGTACGACCGCCACTCTTTCGATCTGGAGTATTCGGCCAAGGAAGATGATTCCCCGATTATCTGCCTTGGGTCGGGTGCGATAGGCCCGGCGCGGCCGAGGACGTGGAGTAACTCCACATGGAAGACTGTCGGCTACGCCATGGCGGACCTTGCCGCAATCCAAGGAGCCTCGTACGTGTCCGGGGCGTATCTCTCGCAGTTCGCAAGCAGCCTCGAAAAGTTCGCCGCTGCCATAGGCGAGTGGTCGGTCAAGACTCAGGGCTCCTCAATCATCTACGAATGGAAACTTCTCGGCGCCACGCCCGAGGAGCCGAAAAAGTGCGAACTCCCCGACGATATCCCGGAGATCGAATTCGGCCTCAAGAACTGGGTGAAACCGGAGAGTTATCCGGTGCTGTATCCCATGGCATTGCCGACTATGGGGTGGAAAGAAGAGATCCCCCTGCCGGAACTTCCCAAAACCGATTACAAGAAGCTCGGCGAGAAGCTGAGCGAGAAATTGACATGGAGTTTCAAATGAAAACCTCGGAATTTGTAGCGAGCGCGCGCGACGAGATCTACCGGGGCTGGACGAAGAACAGCTACCGCAATGATCAGGGCGTGTGCATCCTCGGCGCCCTCGACCGGGTGGCGCTGCACAACCTCCACCTCGATACGGAGGAGACGGTGAAGGCCCGCGCCAAGGCCGAGGCGGAAATCAAGAAGATGGCCGAGGAGCTTTTCCCCGACATCTGGAGTGGCGACATCCCGGCCCTCAATGACAACTGGAGCACCACCAAGGACGACGTCTTGAACCTTCTGGACAAGACGACGATCGGCCTGGAGGAGCGGGGGGAATGATCCCCCGCATCGGTAGCCGCCGCTGGATCGCGTGGAAACTCGTCCAGCTGGCGGCGCGCATCCACTACGCCGAGTATTGCGAGCGAATCTATGTCACAGATCCCGCGGGGCAGGAGGTGGTTGAGGTCGTCGTAATAGGCGATCCATACGGGTGCGGGATTTTTAGCACATCCGGCGGGCTACTTCCGGGCGGGGCGCGTGCGCTGCCCGACGGCTCCACCATCCATTGGGGCGACGACTGCCAACCGGACTGGTAAATGACTACCACCCAGCACAAGCACAATCTGAAACGCTGGATGATGCGGGCCCACGCCGTCGAAGGGAAAGTCTTCTGCGGTGAGTGTGGAATAGAACTCACCCAGGAGACGGTGACAATAGGCCACTGGCCGGTCCCCGCCTACCTCGGTGGAACATGGACCCGCAACAACGTCCGGCCGGAATGCTTCGAATGCAATGTCCACGAGGGTGGGGCAATGTCCGCACTCCCCGCCAAACTGGTGTGGGAAATCGTCTACGAGCGGGCCACCGGGTTCGTCTATCTCGAAAAGATGAAGCGCTTGAGGTTGCAGCCCATCAAGGTTTCACCCAACTTCGGGAAAGTCCATCGCAAGGCGGTGCGCGCCGGCAAGAAGTGGGTGCATCACCCGCGCAACACCCCCAACCGCCCGCGGATGTGGCGGATATCCAACTTTGGAGAAAGCCATGAGCAAGAAAAAGCTGAAAGTCACCCTGTACTCAGCTGACATGGGAATCCGGTCGGCAATCCGCACCGCATTCGAGGGTGCCGGGTACGCCGTCAAGGAGGTGACCGACTCCTCCAGGCCTCCCCGGGTGGATATCGACGAGGAGCAGCAGCCGGGCACGATCAGCCGCCTCCGCCTGCCCGATCGCGTAGACGCCGTGGTCACCAAGACCGGGCTGAACTCCCGGGTTGAGGGCTTGGCGGCCTCGTTGGCGCTCAAGCAGGGCCGAAACGATGTCTACTGCTACGTGATTCCCGAGGCGCTGGACGCGCTGCGAGCCAAGCTCGATCGCATGGGCGAATTAGTCCTCGTGGGCGGCGACCAAGCAAAGTGACCACTCTCCTCTGGATATATCTATCCTTCGGAATCATCTCAGGCGTCCTTGTAGGGGGCGCCTATCTTCTTGAGCACCCCAATAAAGAGGGCGTGCTCGAGTCTTTAGCCATTGCCCTGGTCACCACCGCCACTTGGCCATGGGTCGCCTGGGTCGCCATCGGCGATCTTCTCAAACTTCGATAACGGAGAAGGCCTTGAAATTCGATCCGCCCGCCAACAGCAACTACGCCTGCACAGTTGTGAAGATCCCCGCGACCATTACCCTGCCGGGGTTGGACAATTTGGTTGGGGTTCCAGTTTTGGGCCACCAGGCGCTTACCCAGAAGGATAAGCAGGCCGGCGAGCTGGCCTTGGCGTTCACCGCCGAGATCCAACTCTCCGAGGAGTACGCCGCATACAACAACCTGTTCCGCGACTCCTCCCTGAACCGCGACCAGGCCGAGAAGGGTTACCTTGAGGCCAATCGCCGGATCAGAGCGCTTAAGCTCCGCGGCCATCGCAGCGACGCCCTTTTGATGCCGCTGGAGTCCATCGCCTACACGGGCGTGGACATTTCCCAGCTGCAAGAGGGTGACGTTTTCGATGTCGTCAACGGACATGAGATCTGCCGCAAGTATGTCCTCCCGGTGAATAAGCCCAATGGTCGCAGGGCTGCCAGCACTAAGATGGCAAAGGCCTTTAAGCGCGTCGACACCAAACTCTTCCCCGAGCATTTGGCGACGGACAACTTCTGGCGCAATAAGCATGAACTTAAGCCCGGCCGGGAAATCGTGATTAGTCAGAAATTGCATGGAACCTCCGTTCGCGTCGGCCGAGTGCCCTGCCTGCGCCAGAAGGGCCGTGTTGAGCGATTCCTGAACCGCTGGTTCCCGACGCCGGACTACGCCTTTGATGCCGTCTACGGCTCTCGAAAGGTGATCAAAGATCCAGGCGACGCCAACAAACAGCATTTCTACGACTTTGACCTCTGGTCGTGGTACGGCGAGAAGATTGCCGACCTTGTGCCTGAAGGCTACTTGGTGTACGGGGAGATCATCGGCTACCTGCCAGGCACCGACACCCCGATCCAGAAGAACTACACCTACAACCTCCCCGTCGGGGAATGTGAGCTCTACGTCTACCGGGTGGCCACCATCAACGCCCAGGGAACCCTCGCGGATCTTCCCTGGGACGCGGTGAAGGAATTCTGCCCCGCCCGGGGCCTGAAGTGGACCCCGGAGATGGGTCGCGTCTCCTTCGGGCCCGGGCAACCGTGGACCGCCGAGGACCTTGAGCAGTATGTCAACGACATGATGGATATGCGCTACGCCGACCACTACGACGAGCACATTGGCGAGTCCGAGGAGTTGGCCGCGATCTTTGATCGACCCGTCCCATTGTCCGATAAGAAGACGGTGGACGAGGGCGTGGTGCTGCGCCAAGAGGGCATCGTCCCCGTTTTGCTAAAGGCTAAGGCTCCGGCGTTCCTTCTTCATGAAACGAAGCTTCTCGATGCCGAAGAGCAAGACATCGAATCCGCCGCATAGGAGTTTTAAATTGAACGACTGGGACGCATCCCGAAAGGCGAGTCTGGAACTCCAAAAGCTGGAACTCGATGTCGAGAACGCCAAGTTGGATCTCCGCCGGCTCGCCGCGGAAGCGGAGGAGAAAGAGCACCAGGCGGCGCTGGCCGCCATCCGACTGCGGGAGGCCGAGGCGGCAGAGACTGAGCGGGACTGCTCGGACGCCGCCAACTACACCTACCGGTTCGCCGACGAGGTGGATGACGACTCGATCTTCGCTTTGATGGACACGGTGAATTCGTGGCACCGCGCCGATGCGGAGTCGAAATGGAACCTCATCATCGACTCACCGGGTGGGTGTTGCAATTCTGGCTTCCACCTGATCGATCAACTGATCGAGTATTCGGTGTGGGGCGGCGGCTCCCATTACATCACCATGACGGTGAGGGGCATGGCCGCCTCGATGGGTGGAATCATTCTCCAGGCCGCGGACGAGAGGGTGATGGGCCGAAACGCCCAGATCCTCATCCACCCGATCAGCTCGGGAATCCGCGGCAAGCGCCAGCAGATGATCGATGAAATCGAGTGCATCGAGATGCTCACCAAGCAGGCGGCGAAACTCTTCAGGCACCGGGCGGGGAATAAGCTCCCCAAAAAGAAACTGAACAAGGCGCTTATGTATAAAGACTGGTGGATCGGCGCCGAAGAGGCTTTGCGGTTAAATCTCGTGGATCGGATTGGGTAGTGAACTATAGGTGCAATTACTGCCCGCATGGCATGGTGACACTGAGAGACTTGAGGAAGGCTGTTTCATGAGTCGCAGCATCGTAGTGGTCGATACGGAAACTGGGGGCCTTGGACCTAACGCCCCCGTACTGGAGATTGCAGCGGTCAATATCGAGACGGGGGAGGAATTTCGCGTCGTCCCGTTCCTCACGGCGGCGCAACTCTCCTCCTGCGAACCCGAGGCGCTGGCCATCAATCGATTCTATGAGCGTCGAGTGTTCGCGGACATGCTGGAGAATAGCGAGGGAAACAAGAATGCCTTCGACTGGCTGCGCAACATGCTTGACGGAAACGTGTTCGCAGGCTCAAACCCGGCATTCGATGCGCCACTGATTGCCAAGCTGCTGAATGGTGAGCCGTGGCATCATCGCAAGCTCGCGCTGGAATCTTACGCAGCGGGCGTCCTCGGCCTGCCACTCGACGAGCTCCCGGGCCTGAATACTGTGTGCGAACTCCTCGGGGTAGTGAACGAAGAGGCGCATTCCGCACTGGGGGATGCGCGGGCCACGGCCGAGTGCTTCCGGATTCTGCGGGCCCTGGCCAAGCAGAATCGGGCGCGATGACCGACTACCGCACGGGGCTCTCCATCGCCCCGGTGAATGATGACCTTGGCAGCATCTATGACGCCATCTTCTACGGCGGCCGAGAGGTCGGGGTAATCACGGATTGGCGGTACGAGCCTGAGCCTAATTGGTACATGCCAGACGCGCGGCGGAGCCCGAGGGCGGTAATCGCGCTGACGATTCAGTTGACACCCCGGGCCGCCGCCCCCAAGCCCAAGCGCCGGACATACACAGAAGCCTATGGATTGAGGAGGCCGCGGTGACCGAATTCGTTATCCGCGAATGGGGCGACGCCTGGCATGTTCGTTCTGACGACGGCACGACGACAACTGCGGGATTCCTTGACGCACTATCGTGGGCGGCAGGGGCGCTAGAGCCGGGCGGCGCGCCCATCTCCATCCGCTGGGGCGAGCCGATACCGGAAGGCGAATGGCCGTGAGCTACGCGCTCCGCGTCCGCAAGGCCCGCACCGTCCGGTACGGGTGTCACGTCATCCAGCCCGGCGAGTTCTATATCGATCACACGGAATTCCCCGGGGGTGATGCGGGCTACGCGGACACTGCTGGCCATCCTGTTCGAATGGCTGAGTGCCGAGTCTGCGCCGAAAGGTATGGGCGGGGCGACCTGATCAAAGATAGGGAGTCGTCATGACTTACGAGCCCACTTACCGCTACTACGCCCTCGAATGTGACGCGTGCAAGAAAATCGTGGGCATGAACACCGATGGTCAACTTCCCTCGCGGGGGTTGACCGTCTGCGTGGACTGCTGGACGAACCCCGGCGACCTTCCGGAGTATTTGCGCTCCACCCTTCGATACGACCAGGCGGGGAAGCTGTGACGCAGGCCCTGAAGACCCGCGGCGCTATCAACCGCATCCAGCCTCGGGCCACCAAAGAACAGGTCGAGGGCACCCCCCTTTACGCGGAGGCGAATCTCTACGAAGTGGGCGCCGTCATTTTGGACGCGAACGGGGTGGCCTGGCAGCGGGATATCGAAAACCTCATCACCGAGTATCTCAACCTCGACCGTGGCAAGACCTACTGGCGGAAGGTGGGCTCTGACGACGACTCGCTGACATCCATGGACATTCCCCTGCCCGCCGTCCTCTTGAGCCCCGGAGTGAACAATGACTGACGAACTCATCTCCCGAGCGGAGCAATCCCTAGGGGGTGTCACAGAGGGTCCGTGGGAGGTCGCCGAGGAGATCGACGGATGGCGCGCGGGCCGACCGACCGTGATTCGGGCGCGCAACCCCAATCCAGGCTGGGAATACCTTCGCGTGGTATCCGTCGGCCAGACGCGCCCCCACTTCGGAAGAATGAGGGGCACCGAGGGGCAGGATGAGGCGAACGTGGCATTCATCGCCACAGCGCGCTCCCTCGTCCCGGAACTCCTAGAAGCCCTCAAAGAGGCCCAGGATCGCATCGCATTCCTGGAGCGGGCCCTGCGTAATGCGGAGACGTTCGCGGCCGCCGCCAAGGTGGACCCCGAGGACGCCGTGGAGGTTGAGATCGACGAGGCCGAGTCATGGAGCTTTTCTACTGAAAGACGTCGAACGACCACATTCATAAATGTCGTCGAACGACAACGAGGGGGTTGGGTTGGGCGAGGAAGAAGAATCAGACGAACTCGGCACAGAGATGCCCCTCCGATACGGGCTGGACGAGGCGCTGGAGAAAAAGGCCGCGGATTGGCTATCCAGGGGGGTGGGGGGCAATGAGCGTTCCACTCAGCGGACCCGGGAGAAGCTTCTCTACGAGTTCGGCGCCCTCACTGAAGACGACCTCGAACTCTACGACCCCTCCAACGACTGGGACACCCAGGACTCGGCCTTCTCGCTGATGGTCAGCCCGCGCGACCTCGAAGCCCTAGAACCGTCCATCTGCGCCGACGACAACAGCCGGGCCCGCAATCAGCGGATGCGGGAGCGCCGGGCCCTTATGCGCCACGTCAATGACACGGATGCCTGGGGGCCGGCGGCCGAGGACTCCATTCCGCCGCTCGGCGAGAATGAAGAGGCCGAGCGCAAGGTTTGCACCAAGTGCAAGAGGCTCAAGAGGGTGGAGTTTTTCTATGCCCAGCCGCGCAATAAGGACGGATATTCATCCTGGTGCAAGTCATGCCAGAAAAGTATAAATAAGCGGTAAACGCGCACATCTCGAGCATAGGCCTTGAACTGGGACTTTCTCATCCATCCTGGGGATATGCCGATCTAGCCGCCCTGGCGAGTGTGAGGAAGACTTTTCATACTCCTAACGGGGCGGCCGGAGAACCCCGCGTGCTGCGCCTATCGCGCCGTAAAGCCAAACAACCGGCAAGTCTAGAAAACTCGATCGCTGCTCCCTACGGGTTAGAGCGGCGATCCGGCCGGCCCACTGGCCCCGTAGCGCGCGCGGGGGAGAGCAACCGTGGGCCGGCCCCCTTCTTTCTTAGGTGGTCGCCAATGAGGGTTGATTTAGCCTGCGCCGAATGCGGTGCCGAATGCCCACCGTGGCTGGGCGCCGCTCATAAATGCCCGCCGCAGGGATGGAGCCTGGCGCAATATCAGGTCAACTATCTCCGCAATGGGCGGGACACCGGTCCACGCGTTTGGCCGGTGTCATGAACGCGCGGGAAAAGTGGATCTCCATCGTGGCGGACATCCTCGAATACGAACTCACCTGTGAAACCGATCAGTTGCTCAGCTGCGAGGCAGACAGGTGGATCGAGGCCCACCCGGTATTGGCGCGCACGGCCATCCTCACCGTCGGTATAGCGCTCACGCTGCACGTGGCGAACGCTATCCCGCCCAAGTGGGATGTCATCTCCAAGGGTTTTTTCCTTTGGGGTCAGCTCCGCAATTCTTAATCACCGCCAAACTCTAGGGGAACAGAGTGGCAACCGTAAAACATAGCTGCACTTATGTCAGTGGCCCAATGAGCGGGTTAGAGGATTTCAACCACCCCGCCTTCAATGCCAAGGCCGCGGAACTCCGCGCCGCGGGTGAAGAGGTGATCAACCCCGCGGAATTTGATGCTGAGATCGGCCCCGACCAGTCCTGGGATACCTACCTCCGCAGGGACCTCATCCTATTGGCCCAGCACTGCAACAAGATCGTCCTGCTGCCGGGGTGGCAGTCGTCGATCGGCGCGCGCCTGGAACTCCACGTCGCCGAGCAACTCGGTATGACCGTGGTGTATCCCACGGGCGAAACCGTGCATCACCGCCCCGCGGGCGCCGTGTTCGCATGAGGGAATGGGGACCTTTCGCCATCGTGATCGCCGCGGCCATTCTCCTCTGGGATTGGTACCTGGAACTCCGTGAGGCGGAGTTGGGGGACGCCCAGTGAATCTTCTCGACGGCACGACCGAATTCATGCGCCTGGGTCGACAGAATGTCGACGGCGGGCAGTTCAACGACCACGCCATTCGCGAACTTCGCTACTCTCTCCTGAAAGAGGAGTATGGGGAGTGGGAATGGGCCGATCTCCATGGCGATCTCGTAGAGGTCGTTGACGGCCTGCTGGACATCATCGTGGTGGCCTGGGGGTCTCTGCTGGCATTTGTCGGCGAGGAGAAAGCCCAGGCCGCTGCGGCAGAGGTTGTCCGCTCCAATCTAGACAAGGTGAAGGGCGAGGGCCTGCCGATTTTCAACGAAGCAGGGAAGATCCAGAAGCCTCCCGGCTGGCGCGGCCCCGACATCGCTGGCGTACTGGGGGGCAAATGACAGCTAAAGAAGAAGTCCGTACAGTATCGTCGACCGGCGCTCGCAAGGGTACAAAAATGTGTCGGCCGGACCTTATCCCCGCCAGGGCCCATATGGAGCTGGCGACCCATTATGCTCATGGGGCCGCTAAGTACACCGAGTACGACGACAAGGGGAATGTGACCCACGAGGGCGGCAATAACTGGCGCCTGGGTTACGAGTGGTCCAAGTCCATCGCCGCCCTGGAGCGGCACCTGCTCGCGTTCAAGTCCGGCGAGGACTACGACGCCGAATTCGGCAGCAAGCACATTATTGCCGCGGCGTGGCATTGCATGACGCTCGCGACATTCATGGACGAGCATCCTGAGTTCGATGACCGCTGGTCGACCATAAGTAAACGAACCTAAAGGGGGAGCGACCGTGTCGCTTACCGACAGGCTTGCCGCTCGTCGGCAGTACGCAACACTTTCCAACAATGGCTGTGCCACCTGCAAATGGCTGGACAGGCAAACCGAGGATGTCCGGATGGCTGTAGCCGACTGGATTGACGAAGGTTTGTCTTTGACGCCTCTGCATGAGGAGCTTGCGGCCGACGGACTTCCGGTGGGGCTTTCCGCCTTCACTGGCCATGTCCGTAAGTGTCACAAGGTGGGCCCTAAGTGAGCGACGACAAACCAAGCCTCGGTGAGCGGCTGGCCGCCCGCGCGATGGAATCGGAAGAAACTGAGTACACCGCGAAAACCGAGTTCGACGGGGTTTCTGGCTATATCCAGACCGGCCCCGTCGACACCAGGGTTACTCCGGAAGAGTATTCCGACATCCTAGTCCGCTTCGGCTACGACCCGAAGAAGATCCGCATCGTCGGCTATCCGCGGGTTTCCCGGTGGCAGCAGCGCGCCCGCAAAAAGGTGTGGAGCGACGAGAAGGCTCAGTACATCCAGACACACGAGTTTGAGACCGTGTGGCTGGAGGCGTACCGCTTCAGCATCGCCCCGACTCTCCCCGGATTGGATCTCCCGGCCCTGTACGCCGCGGTGGAGCGCGACCACGAGGTCCGCACCTCCGATCGGGTAGACGGCCAGGCCACCGTCGTGGTGGCGTGGGGCGACGTCCAGACCGGCAAGGTGGACCACCTTGGCGGCATGGAAGAGCTTCTCCACCGCCTGCAGGACAAGCGTGATGCTTTGCGCGAGTACCTGGCGCGCACCCCGCACGATCACATCGTGGTTGCCGATGTTGGCGACATCATCGAGGGCTTCGACAACGTCGACTCTCAGATTCGCACCAACGGGCTTTCCCTGATGGATCAGGTGGAGGTGGCGGCGACGGAGTTCTGGAAGACCATCAAGTTGTGCGCCGAATACGCGCCGGTCGATGTTCTGTCCATCCCGTCCAATCACTGCGCCTGGCGCCGCGGCAGCAAGCAGATCGCGGGCCTGCCCAACGACGACTGGGGCATCCACATCTCCAAGCGCCTGGAGGGGCTGAGTAATGAGCTCGGCCTGGGCGTGAAGTTCCACCGCCCCGAGTCCGAGTATCTGGAGATGCTGGAGTTCGACATCCGCGGCACCCGCCTCGGATTGGCTCATGGTCACCAAGCTCGGAATCCGAAGTCCGTCTGCGACTGGTGGGCGAAGATGTCCCACGCCGGCGAACTGTCTTGCGACGTTCTCCTCACCGGACACTTCCATTTCCCGACGTTCCGCCCCTCCGGCCGGAATCCTCGCACGGGCCGGACCAAGTGGCATGTGCAGTGCTCCACGCTCGACAACGGTTCGGCCTGGGTCCGGAACGCCTTCGGTGAAGACGGTGACCCTGCCTTGACAGTGTTCACCATCGACGAGGGCGGATTCAACGTGAGCGGATTTGCGCTGCTGTGACGTCTGCCAGGCATTCCCGAGGCACGTGGGACTGCGTTCGCCGCGCTAAGGAGGCCGGTATTCCAGTGAAGGTATTCGAATCGTGACCAACGAGGAATTGATCGAGAAGTTTGTCGAGAAGCTCGCCGCGGAGCAGCCTGGATTCAAATACCTGGAACCACTGCCCGCCCCGCCCACGGAGGGCGAAATCCTCTGGGAACGCATAGAAGACCTGGAGCGCAAACACGAAGAACTCCTCGAGCGCTTCGAGTCTCACCGCCACGTTATCGGCGACGGGATGGTCAACGGCCGGTACGAGAAATTCGCTACCGGTGAGCCAATCAATGAAAGCTAGGTAGGAATGCACGATCCCGAATGCGACTGCGGCGGAATTCCGGAGGGCGCCGTAGTTCTGCGCGAACTGAGGATTGTCGAATTCCTCAACCCGGAGGACGGGGAGATCTACAAGATCGACCTGTCCCACGATGGCTCGGATAATGAGCTCCCCCTCGGGGGGATGCTCGAATTGGCGGAGTGGGCGAAAAGCATGGCGATATCGCCGCTTATCGCCGATCTGGTCTACCAGTTTATGAACATCGAAGAAGAATAACTACCACCTTCAGGGGAACGAAGTGCGGTACTCAGAAAACAGGCCCATTTTGCTCAAGGGCATCCACGAGCAAGACCACGACAACCCCGCAACACCCAGGTGGATTTCTCCGCTGGCGTCGGGATTTCTGATCGCCAAGGAGCTGGGGGTAACGCCCCCGACTCCGAAGCAGAATCGCCGCGGCCGTAGAGCCGCTGGTGTGCGCCGGATTCGCCGGCGCCTACCCGGTATGGCCATTCCGAAGTCCCGACAGCCCTGGAGGGTGAAGTGATCCTCACGAACTCTCTGGGCGACGTGAAGTACGTTCTCGCCGTCGACGACACCCCAAAGAATCCTGTCGAGGGCTACGAGTCATACCGGGTTCGCGGCGGCGTCGCCCTCCGTGACGCGCGAATTGTCGACGTCCCGCTGCCTATGCAGGTGACGGTGAAGCCCGGCTGGCTGGAGGAGATGCGCAGCGGCTTCTGGCCCGGCGACGATGCCCTGCTCGCTTTCGAACTACTGAAGGACGCCGCCAAATGAGCAATGACAAAGTCCGTCACCGCGGCAAGCCCGCCGAGCCCTTTGCCGAGGTCGGTGCCCACGGGCGCATCACCCGCACCAAGGAGGACGGCCGGCTGCGCATCACCCCCAAGGGTCATGGACTCCCGGCAATGGCGTACGTCTCCTGGAAAGACGGCGAGTTCTTCACCTGGGAGCGTCTCTCGGATTTGACCTTCACGAAGGGCCGCAAATGAGAAAGTGCTCTACTTGCGACCAGCCTTTCGAGAACGGCGAGCCAACCGTCCTGGTGAGCGGTGAGGCCATGCACCCGTGGTGCGACCTCACGCCCGGCCGCGGCGGGACATGCGATACGGACAACTGCCATTGGCGGTGGACTTATCACGCTGGGGCGTGCGTCGTATGAGCGCCTTCTCCAACTCCACCGAATTTGAGATCTGGTCCATCAACTGGTGTGGCCGGTGCGTGCGCGATGAGCATGCCGACTCCGGGTTCGGTTGCCCGATCCTCGACACGGTCTATCTAGAAAACAGAGTCCCGCCAGAGTGGAGCGAGGGTACCGATGACCTCAGAGACCGATACCACTGCTCAGAGTTCGAGCCTTCGTAAGTGGCAACAGCCGCTTTCGCGTGAGGCCATTGAAGATTTAGCGGTCCAGTTTGCATTGCTGCGGGAGCGCTTCCGGCCGACTAAGCCGAGGATTCGGCGCCGCAAAGAGTTCTGGGAGCGGTGATGCGCCGGGGGCTGGCCCTGGCGCTGCACTGGCTGGCGCTGAGGATCTACCGGGACGAGCACACAGAGCGCATCGAAATAACCGACGAGTACGACATTGTCCGCTGCCGCGTAGAGGTGGCTGGGGATGAATCCGGCCACGGGGTTGATTCGGAGTATGACCTTCTACCCCCGGGCTGGACGATGCGCCAATTCAAGGATGGGGAGCGGTATCGGTGAATGAACTCACTCCGGAAATGGTCGCCCAGTACGATCAGCAGCTCGCGGCGTGCAACGAGTGTCTTGATAAGTTCGTCGAGACGTTTCAGACCTTGTCGTGGTGCGTGGGGTCGGACCTGGTGACGATGGAGTTCGCCAACGATTTTGTTCGGCGGGTCGAGCTTGCCGAGAACGGCGAGGACACCGAAGACGACTTCGGGGTGACTACCGAGTTCCTGGCGAACATGCTAACGGTGGCTATCAAGAGATTGGCGCGGGTATGATCCGACTTCCTAATGGCGACATGATAGGCCCGCGCGACAGCGTGATCCGGGAATTGCTTACCGGTGAAGAGGTGCCTGTCGAGGACTGGGTTGTGGACCAGTCTGAGTTTGTGGACACCAACGCGTGGCGCTACTGCAAGTTCTATGATCTTCCCCCGGAGTTTTGGGCCGACAAGATTCATGACTACGTCGGGGAAGAGACTGAGTTCCCCACCTAGGTGTAGGATTATAGATATGAAATGCGATCTTTGCGACCTCGAAGAGAACCACGAGGACATGCATATTATCTACGCCCCGGCCGAGGAGTTTGACTGGCTCATGAAGATACTTGACGACGAACTCTGATTCTTTCGTTAGGCACTCAAGGGCGCTAAAGACGCCGGTGGAGGGGCAACCCCGCGAAGCCGAGGGCCTCCCAGGATTCGCCGCCCTGGAGATCAACTAGCGGCGGGCCAATGGTGTGATACCGCATGGGCGTGATGCCCGAGAAAGAAGGCGAGATGCCGAAAGAATATATTGGACGAGCCCCCCAGGAGCACGGCTCTATCAAGGTCGCCTGGGGCAAGGATTGCAGCACCGTGCAGATATCGGTTGCCGGTCCTGTTGGCTGGCGCTTAGAGATGCTCGACGCTCTACCCGGTTACGTGCCAGCTGAAGTTGATTACGACAACGGCCTGGATTGGCATTTTACTGTCAGTCACCGCGCGGAAATCAACGATCTGATTCGCGCCCTGCGCAAGGCGCGCGACCAGGCTCTTGGAAAAGACGAGTAGACAGACCCCCCTCCCAAGCCTCTCAACGATGCTCAAATGGGAGGGGCCGATAAGCTAGCCATGCCCGTGGTGGCGTCAACTGAGAGATCGGGATGAGAAACCCGGATGCGGGCCAGCGCACGTAGCGATAGGGCAGGGGCCGTCGAGAGACGGCCCGGGGGTTCGATTCCTCACGCGCGCACGCAATGCAGGGGGATGCGCCGCGAGGCCCACTCCCAGCATCCTATAACCGAATATGGTAGAGTAGTTTTTACGACCAGTCCCCGGTACCTCTGCCGGTCATGCGCTGGTCCAGGGTGTAGCTCAATAGAATAGAGCACCGTCGCATCCCCGCGTTGAGGACCGCTAAGCGGTGTGGGGACGGGACCGCGGAAGATGCCGGTAGGTGACCTCGCCAGTATGGGGCGGGCAAATCCGGCCACCCGAACTTACTGCTGGGCGTCGTCCGCGACCGCCCGGTTTTTTCCGCCCGGGACTCCAAGGGTTTCAATTTTAAGGAGGTCTTTCCATGCGTTAGGTAACTAACAATGGAAGGAGCGGTAATGAGCCGCACGTACAGAGATCAGAAGAAGTATCTCTACAAGCACCATCACGAGGTCTGCACCCGCAGCCATTTCTACCTGGACGATGGCTCCATGCGGTGGTGCTGGCGCGCGCACGACTGCGAATGCGCTGACTGGTGGGACTGGAGCATGAAACACTGCCCGGTCCCGAGTTGGTGGAACCGCGATATTCGTAGGGCGGAGCGCGCCTTCACCCGCAACAAGATGCAACGCGCCCGCGCCGGTCACATCGACTGGTCGGCCGTGGATGAAAAGCGCGGAGATGACTACTACTGGTGAGGGGAATAATGGCCGACTACTACACTCGCCACTTTGCCGGACTGGACGGACCGTTTCCGAGCTATTCGGAAGCTGTGGTAGACGGCGCGCCCCTCCTGGACCTCTCCACCATCAGCGAAGACGGCTCCGAGGTGATCCGCCTACTCGCCGATGATCCGGTGCTGTTCGCCATCTTCGAGCTTGGCCGGCGGCTAGGTGAAGAGGGTCTCTAGAACGGTACGCAAATCCCGAGGTGCTGCCACCTCTCCCGTTAAGTCGGTCGGATTGCGTCGGCTGGCCCCCGCCGACTGAAGTGGGGCGGTGTGGCCCGTAGCTCAATTGGCAGAGCAGCCGGCGGTAATTCGGCGCGTCTCGGTTCGAGTCCGGGCGGGCTACCTACTTTTCCTGTGAGGTGTTCGATGATCCGGCCGGAAATCAGCGTAGAAAAAAGCCTGTGGTGCATCGCCCTGCCGGGGGTGCCTATCGCGGCCGAGGCGTGGTTCTGCGATACCTGCGTGACCGATTTTATCGACGCTGCCCGCGAGTACGCGTGGGATTGGACGGATCACCTGCACCGGGCGCCGAACCACGGGCAGAACGCCGACCTGGTGTGCTTCATTCAAGCCTCCACCGACCGGCAACTCCGGAATTGGGTTTTCTCGGGTCTACGGTGCGTCTGTGGGGATGTTTACGAGGATCACGAGCCCAAAGACCTCTCGGTCCCGTTGGTGAACGATAATCCGCTCTACCCGATCCCGAACGGCTCGGTTTCGACTATCGCCACCACCAAGCCTTTCTCCACCTACGATATCGCCGCCTGCCACTGCGGTTGCACGATTTTTGATTTGTTGACCGACTAGGGGAACATGTCTGTCTACGATGAGGCTGTAGAGCTTCTGAGAAGCAATATCGGGTCGCTACCCGATGAAGACTTCGGCCATCTCAACCTTTTTCCATTCACGTACGAATCCGACGAGACCAACGGCATCAAACTCAAGGTTTGCATAGCCATCGTGAAGCTTCTCCAGGATCACGGCTTTCTCGCCACAGACGACGCCAAACCGCTCGACTCGAGCCGTTCGGTGCGGGTGGCCTGTCAGTCCTGCGATACCGCATTGTTCAGCGTGGTGGCGGGGGAGTCGGGCGCGCTGGTGCCGGCGTCGTACTTGATTCAGCAGGTGGGCCGCTTGGACCCGAATTGCCCGCACAAGCCGATGACGCTGGATGATCAGCGCCGGCTGATTCAAGAGGCACTCGAGGAAGCGGGGAAGCAGTGAACGAAGAAGAAAAGCTCCAGATGATGGGCTCATTGATGAGCCGGATGACCGCGGCATCGGCCGAGGAAGCCCGCTTCACCGATGAGCAGATTGCATCCTTGATCAACATCTTTATTCCACGTTTCGTGATGGAGGCCCCTGGCATGAAGCCGGCGGGTCTCACCTGCCGCATCGATCAGGATGAGCGGGGCTGGACGATCCGGATCGACAAGCCGTGAACACGATAGCGATGATCTGGCACGATCTGGTGCTTCGGCACGGCGATGCGTGGGTCGAGTTGAATTTCAGCAAGGCCTCCCGCAGATTCGGCACCGTCATCGAGTGCCCATGCGGTAAGCGGTGGCTTTCTCGTATGCCTTGGTTCCGGCGCTAGAGTTCTACCCGCTCGGCGGGGTCGTAGCCGAGTAGATCTCGGCAGTACAAAATCGGGGAATTCATGAGCTATATTCTCCGCGTTATCAGGGCTCCACGCTCGGGAAACGCCAGATGTGATGACGTCCGATCTCGGACAGAGTTGTGTATTCGTTGACTCTGATGAGTAGGTCTTCGTCGGATTCCTGGCGCTCCCTGTATGCCCAACCCCCGCGTTTGCTGACGCCGGGTATAGGCGGGATGTTCGGATCAAACTCGACAACCCAATTGTTCTCACGAAGCATCCGGTAAAACGACCGGAGACGTTTCAGCTTGTATTCTTTCATGCCTTTGCCGCGTGTGGCGATGCATTCGCCATGATCCCTCAGTCGTTTATGCGGCGCGCACTGAGAAAGAGGCTCAGGCACCTTGAACGGGTATTCGCGGCGGATAACCTGCCGGTCGGTCAATTTACCTCCGTACGTGTGGACGTGCCATGAAACAGCCTGTGGTGTCACACCGTACATCCGGGCGATATCCGCCTCGGTCTCCCCCGTAGCTTTCAGGGCCTCAATCACTTCTAGTGAGAGGCGGGGGAGCTGTTCTCTGGTGGTTCTCATCAATCCACCTCGTCGCTCCAGCACCCGAAGCAGTACAGCTCGTCGGGCGCTTCCGACCAGACCTCTTGGGGCGCGTAGGCGATGGGGTAGCCGCACCGCTGGCATTTGACCTCGTAGTCGTCTTCGGTGAGGGTGGGCTTCTTGATGAGATCGCTCTGCCACTTGTCCATTTAGTCCCTCACTTTCGCCAGGATTGCCAGCGCGTCCGCCAGGCCGCTGGCCCGCCCCCCGCTGACTAGGCAGTCCTCTTTGTCGCCGCGGGCCGTGGCCGCTTCGCAGGATCGAAGCCACTTCACGCGCTCGGCGTTGATCAGGTCTATTGCATCGCTCCATGCGCTCATCAGATCTCTCTCAATGCCTGGTCCCGCAGGACCTTCAATTGCCCGGCGAGATAGAGCAGGGTGTCCGCCGCGTGCCCCAGCATTTCCGGGGTGCGGGTGAACATGTCCAGCTTCTTGTTTCTCCCGAGATACTTTCCTTCGAGGCTTTCCATCTCCGTCAGGAAGCCTCCGTGGTGATGCCCCGCCATTTCGGCGGTCTCGATCAACTGGTCGAGGAAGAATTTCACCGGCACCATGTTCGCGAGATCCTCCGGTTCGGGGTTGAGCTCGCGCACCTTCTCTTCTACTCGCGCGGTCACCCGAACGTTGTTGACCGCGGCCTCGATCTCCCCATCGGAGACGAACGCGCCCTGTATCCGGATGGCGCTGCGCGCCCCCACTGGCAGAAATAACCCGTCACCCATTCCCATGAGTTGCTCGGCTCCGCCCTCGTCCAGGATCACCCGGCTATCGGTGAGGGACGCTGTGGCGAACGACAGCCGCGAGGGCACGTTGCTCTTGATGAGGCCCGTCACCACATCCACGGAGGGCCGCTGCGTCGCCAGGACGAGATGAATGCCGGCCGCACGCGCCTTCTGCGCGATGCGGACAATGTTGGCCTCAACCTCTTTCTTGTAGCCACCCATCATGAGGTCCGCGAGTTCATCCACCACTACCACGATGTAGGGGAGTCCGAGTTTCTCGGCGTGGCGCACGCCAGCCTCCTGCATCTGCCGGTATCGGTCGTCCATCTCTACGGTGAGCCACCGCAGCGTTTTCACCGCCTCGTCAGCCTCTGTAACCACGGGCTGGAGAAGGTGGGGGATACCGTTGTACGGGGTGAGCTCGACACATTTGGGGTCGATCATGATGAGTTTGACCCGATCAGGGGTCGCCCGGTAGAGCAGCGAAACCAGCATTGAGTTGATGAAGCTGGACTTGCCCGATCCGGTCGCGCCAGCCACCAGCAGATGCGGCATCTTAGCCAGGTTCAGGGAAACGTCCCTGCCTTCGACGTCTTTACCCACTGCCACGGTCAACGGATGGTCATCCTCGGGAACGATGTGCTGCAACCGCACAGTCTGCCGTTCCGGCCGGGGGAGCTCGATTCCTACGGCCGTTTTCCCGGGGATGGGTGCAACCACCCGGACGCTCTCTGTTGCGAGCGCGTAGGCCAACTGAGACTGTAGTTGTGAGACTTTCTGGATGCGCACACCCGGCCCCAACGCAATCTCGTAGCGCGTGACGCTCGGTCCATCTGTGCGGCCGGTGACCTTGGCCTCGATGTCGAACTCTCGGAGTGCGGAGATGATCTGTGCCGAGATGTCCTGCTCAAGTATTGCGGTCATTCTGCCTCCAGGTTCTCGATGGCTTCCAGATTCCATATGCACCCACTGGCACAATCCCATGTGTAGTACCAGTGTGGGTCCATTCTCCTGGACCACTGGTAGGGCGCGATGACAATTCCGTCGTAGTCCGCGGCGACCTTGCCCCAGTTGATCCAGTCGGGGATGCCTTCGTACAGCTCCGACGCGTACAGGTAGTGGAACGCGTCGATGTCCTCGGGGGACTTCAGGCGCAGGATGCTGGCGCCTTGCGCCAGGGTGACCCGGTGGCACACCGCGAGGTTGTCAAAGGAGAATTCTTCGCCCCGGCACCACGTGGGCCAGTCATCCTCGCCGGCGACGCTCACCCACAGACCTTCGGGCTTGTGATCCACCGCTTGGGTGTAGATCCGGCTCCGGTCGAGGGTGATCGGCGCGGCGGCGTACACCTCCAGCCGAAGCTGGTCTAGACTGTGTTGCGACATTGGTAAGACTCTCTCTCGTGTGTACCGGTGTCATGGTGCCGTCCGATTGCCGTCGGGCGGCACCGCCTTTTAGCCGCCTTGCTCGGCGTAGTAGTCGTCCAGATCGGCGCCGCAGATGGGCTCCCCGGCGAGGGTCGAGCCGTCCGCGAGCGCGGACCCACCGCACTCCCCACACCTGCGCCTAGGGTCGTGCGGCTCTAGTGCGTACCTCTTGCCCATGTCGACCGCTGCCATGCGCAGCATGTGGGCGGCATCGGTTCGGCCCGCTCGCTGCGCCTCCGCGGCGCGCGCGGCGAATGTCTCCGCGTGGCTCATGCGCGGAACCTCTCGACACGGTCCAGCTCGATGATGAGGCCCTCGACGCGCATCACATCATCGCCGGAACCGAACCCGTGCAGCGTGCCAGTGAGCACGCGCCCGCGGTCAAACGTGACTTCGACGGGGCCGAACGCCCCTTCGGCGGTGATGTCCTCGACGGCTTCGCGCAGGATGGCGCCGAACGTGCCAACCCAGCCGTTGCCCGAGTTGCGCAAGTCCAGGTCGTAGTTTCCGTCGTTGTCGTAGATGCGACTCATGCCATTGCCTCCGGGGTGAACAGGGATCGGGGCGCGGCCCAGTCCCAGCGGGCGCACTCGGCGCAGGGCTCGGGCTCGGCTCGCCGCGCATCCTCCAGAGCGGCCCGTAGTGAATCCACTTCTTCCCGCAGCTCCTCGATCAGGCACTTGGCGTCATGTTGCTTGTGGCGCAGCTCGGCGGTGTACTCGGCCAGTGCCCGATGGTCGACGCCCATGAATTCCTCAACCCATGCGGCAGTGAGGCGCGGCACGTCCTCGGCGCGCGTGTAGTGCTCGCTCACGCCAAAACCCCCTCGTACTTGTCCACGATATCTTTCGGGGTTCATCGCCGCGTCCCGTACTGGAAAGTCACAATGTGATCGATCCGTATGTGTAGCGGAAAAATAGACTCCGCGTAGGTGTGCTCGTCCTGTGCCATCATGGCCCAACCATCATGCAGATGATCAATCCGTCCGGCGATCACGTCGCCAGTAGTAAGCGTGATCCGCACGTATCCCTGGGCAATGTCGTCCGGGTTTTCCGCGGTGATCTGTGCCGCTTCTTCTAGTATGGCTTCAATTTTGTTCATTTCCCACTCTCTTTCCAAGGTCATAGAGCTTCATGCCATTGCCCCTTCGTACTTGTCCACGATATCGCGGGGGATGCGCCCGCGGGATGAGATTTTGAACCCTTGCGCCTTGGCCCACGTCCGGATATCCGGCTTGGCCTGCTTGGGCTTTACGCTGGCCTCCAGCTTCGCCACCAGATCGGCAACGTCGTCCGGTACCTCTACCGGCTCCAGCTTGGATTCCACCAGTGCCCGCAGCTCCACCTTGTAGGTGTCCTGGTGCTTGTCCGGATTGAACGGCGCGGACAGCTCATCAACGAGCATCGCGGCCACCTTCAACTCAGCCTCGGACAGTTCCGGCTTGTTGTCGAGCTTGGGGAAATCGGGCTCGCGAACCTCATCCGGCCACCGCAGCGTCTGTAGCGTCAGAACCTGATTCTTGCCCGTCACACGCAACACCGCCAGGTGTTCCTTGCTCCGCAGGGTTACCCGTACGATGGCGACCTTGTCGGCGTCAGAGAGCGTCCTAGCCAGCAGAGCGTACGGCCGCACCGATCCCTCTGCGTTCAGGTAGTAGGGTTTGTCGAGCAGGATCGGGTCAACCTCGCCGGCCGGCACGAACTCCACGACGTCAATCACCTTGTTGGTTTCGCTGGGCAGCTCTGCCAAGTCCTCATTGGTCAGTAGGGCGGTTTGCCCGTCGACCTCGAACACCTTGCCCAGATCGGCCGTGTGGACCTGCTCGCCACACGTCTCACAGACCTTGTGGTAGCGAATCCGCCCGCCGTCCTGGACGTGCGCCAGATGGCCCTTCAGGTCGTGTTCCTCGGTGGCCGCGTACATCTTCACCGGCACGTTGACCAACCCAAAGTTGACCGCGCCTGTCCAAACTGCTCGCATGGGTTTCCGCTCTCTCTCTCTCGATGTCTAGTTGCCGCTAGGGTTTTGAGTTCTTACCGGTAAAGCTCGCGCCACTGCGCCTGGTACTCGCGTTCTGCGGCCAACTCAGTAGCTTCCCAGCGCCGCGTGGGTCCGTCGCTCTCGTAGTATGCCGCCTGATGTTCGCGGGAGCAGAAATCTCCAAAAGCCTTTTGCCGCCCGCAGTAGAAACATCCATTGCCCAGTGCATGTTCTTTGCTAGCAAGGATCTCCTGATAGCTCTTCATCGGTGGCCCTCTCTCTCGATTTACCGGTAAGTCTACCTAGTTGCCGCTAGGTGTCAATACTTAATTACGTCGACCTCGGCGCATTCACTGAACCAAATCTCATCGCCCGATGGATCGTGGAATGCCAGCGTTTCCCAATCGGGTGTGGTGATCCGCGCGACCTCGAATAGCTCCCCGTTGCGCCGGCGAATCACGGTACCGATGGTTACCTCGTCGGCTCTCATGCCACCCACGTCCTCATCTCGTATTCCAACTGCCCTTTGGCAATCTCACCCACAGCGCGCAGCGCCAGCATGAGCGTCGGGAACTCTCCCCGGTAGTCCTCACCCACCCATAGATGGGTTCGGCCGTAGTTGTCGGACCCGAGTACTGCAAGCTCCCCATCGGGGAGGTAGCGCGTCCAGTATTCGTGGAGCGCCTCGGGCTGGTCCCACGGTTCCCAGTGCTGGAGCTCGGTTGCGAGTGCTTTCATGGCGCCCATGATTTTCCTCCTAGGAGTCGACGTTTCGCAATTGATCGGCAATCAGGCCGGCGAGCTGTTCGATGCTGGACACTTCCCGGCCGGGGTGTCCAAGATGATTTAGCGCGCCTATCGAGTTCGGCGGGTACTGACCGTTGTCTACGCTGGTGTCGACCAGTTCGATAGAGTCGCCCGCGCGTCGGAACATAAGGAACGCGAGTGCGTTATCGTCGGCATCCTCAACAAAGATGTACGTGTTACTCGGGATGCCAAACGGGCCACTGGCACGGACGCTGTAGTCAGGGAAGTGCGCCGCCAATTCTTCGGCAATAGCGCTCACGATCGCCAGCGGTCCGGTCTCCTGGTACCGCCGCCAAACCTTGCCCGCCCGCTTGCTTAGGTTCGCCGCCCGCTTATCCAGTCGCGCCCGCGATAGCTCTAGCCGATCCTCGGCGGCGCGGATGGCGGCTAAATCCGCGTCGATACTTGTGCGGACCTCAGCCTCTCTGCTTAGTATCTCGTCGAGCGTCACTTGTACTCCTCCGGCGCCTCGTCGTAGAGCGGACCGGTGAGGTAGTCGAGCACCGTTGGGAACTCGTCACCGTAGCGGTAGACCTGCTCACCGCCCCAGTAGCCGGCGAGCTTGGCAGAGCCGTTCGACAAGTCTTGGACAATCTCGATGTGCGGACCACCCGTGCCGATGACTACCGCCAATGGTCGGCCAATCTTGACCTCGACCGACAGCGGCCATTCGCTGATGGGGGATTCATTGCCGTACTCGTCCACGATGGTGGGCTCATCGAATGAATCGCGCCCAGCCTCCCAGTTGTCGTGAGACTGTCCCGACCGCGCCTGTGCGATGGCAATCGCAGCCTCTTCCGAGTCCGCGATAATGTCGTCGTAGTTGTGGTCTACGGGCTCGTCGTACGACTGCACTAGCCACCGATTGCCGTACTCGCCCGACTCGATCTGTCGCGCGTATTCGCGGATGGTCTCGGCGGCGCGCTCCACGTAGCTGGTGAGCATGTCCTTGGTCGATTCACTCATTGTCCATAACTTTCTGTCGGTTGGTGTGTGTCAATTCCGTATGCTTACGTCGCGCAGCGCTAATCATGCGCCGCGCATGATTGCGGATCAATTCTGGACGTCGCGCCACGTCGTCTAGGTCAGCGCCACCGTCCGCCCATTCCTGCCACAGTCCGCCGATTACATCGACGTGCCCGACGCATAGCTGTAGCGATCGTGCGTTTTCTTGCCAGCGCACATAAAACCCGTCACGACCCACAATGATTGCGTTAGGCAATTTACCGCCAGCTGCCCAGGTCACCGGAATTCCCCTCGCGCTCAATTCGCTCATTGTCCCTAACTCTCTCTTGGTTGGTATGCGTTAAGTCTATGTCAGTGTGGGTTAGGTGTCAACACCTAGACAAGATTGAATTTCAGCTCTTGCCCATTGACGCTCACCACGAGCTCGGCGGTGCCGCCGGCCGCATGGATGAACGCTGCCAGCCTGGACACTAGAAAGTCCTTGCGACGTTCCATCTGGCGTACCGTAGACGCGATCTCTGCTCCGCCGCGGTATCCCCAAGCCTTACCTAGTTCGTACGGTGTGAGGCCGGCCGCCTCACGTATTTGCGTGAGGTTAACGTGCTCGGCCGGTACATAGGTATCGGTAAAGAATTCCTCATCGGTATCCATACCTAGAGTGTAGGTCATGGCAGCGATCCCATGTCGAATAGATATGGGGACATGAACGCGCCGGGGTCTGTGACGTTGCGCAGTGTCGCGACGATGGGCCAACCGACACGGTCGAACCAATGGTCGAACGTTTCGCCGTCTTCATACTCGGTGACGATTTCAAACGTGATGCTCGGCTCGTCGCCGCCATACTCCAGCTCATAGACCTTGCCACAGTCGCCTATGTAGCCTTGCAGTCTGGCTACGATTGCGTCCGCTGCCGCGCGCGTGAGCCACCCATCAGCGTCTACGTACCGAGACCAGCGGTCTATGGCCGGCCGCGCCTGCCATTTCCTGTGGTTGTTCCAGCCGGCATGGAACACCAGCGGCTCAACCCATACGATGATGGCTTGACGCTCTTCCGTGTCTACCTCTAGGTAGCAGTTGGCCTCATCGTCCAACGGTTCGCCCAGGTCCGCGAGAGCAGAAACGAGAGTGTCGGCTGTAGCGCTCATCGCTGGACCTCCGCATACGGTGCCTGGGGGAGTGGCAACACCATGTCATACGGTGTGCCGATCGGATGCACGTTGGCATGCGCCATGACCTGCTTACGCGTACCCGTGTAGACCTTGCTGTTGGGTGCGCGCGTGCCGTCCCATTTGCGACTGTAGAAGTCGCAGTAGGTGCAATAGTGGGTAGCGCTCATGCGACCACCTCGAGCGTGGACCATCCGAACTCGGCTTGCCCGCGGGTGCCCAACTCATCCCACGCTTGAACGAGATACTTGTTCTCGGCGCGCGTGACCGTGCCCGCATACGGTGAGGTTTGCATGAAGGTGACGAACTCTTCATACGTGCTCGCCTCACCCGTGCGCTGGTGGTAGTAGTCGCCGTGGCGGATGGTTTCGCGGATCTTCATTGCTGGGTCTCCATCTTCTTGAGGGCATCACGGAATCGGTACTCGTCGCAGGTGTTAACCGTGCGGACGTCCGCGGGTGACATGAAGTCGCCGGGTCCGCTGTCCAGCTCCACCCACACGTAACCGCTGGTCGGATGAATATAGGTTGCCCATCCGGTATTTTCCGGATCGTTGTACACAAAGACTGCGTAGTAGATGTCCATCGCTCTTAACTCTCTTGGCTGGGGAGTGGTGCGACTCCCAGTGTGGCAGCGTGCTCGACCGCGTGGGCAATGCTCATCGGGTCAGACACTTGGATGTCCGACACCCTGTTGGGCAGTATGGTCCGCTTGACCACAATGCCGGCATGGTTCGCCAGGTAGACCGTATAAGAGTCTCCCAGTAGTTCGTGCATCATGGCTTTGCCACCTGCTCGATCCATGCGTGGATACCGTGACTGCGTAGATCATCTAGGATCTCATCGCCGCGCGGTGCCACATCCCAGTGGTCAAAATCCTCGATAAAGCTATCGGCCACCGTTTCCAGCGCTTCGCCGTAGGAGTTGTGCAGGGTGACCGCCGGGGGATGGGCGTACCCATCGGCTTCATGATCAACGATAAGCACCCAATAGAAATCACTCACTGGTAGATCCTCCCCGTATCCATGAGGTATTCCGCCCACGATTGCAGACCGGCGCGCATCTCTGCGGCCATCTCGCGTGCGTCCAGCTCATCGCGCAAGTCGCGCGGCGTGGGTTGACGCTTCTGGTACCGGATAGCTGCCTTGCTCATTGTCACTTACCCTTCTGTAGCTCTGCTACTCGCTGCTTGACGTATTCCATAGCGCCGGCGATTTCCCTGCGGACCTCGACCGGAGCATCTTCATAGGTTTCGTAACCCATGTCTCGCGCTAGTTGGTTGGCTTGTTCTGTGATGCTCATATCTAGAGTCTAATCCCGATAGAGCTATGTGTCAATACCTAGAAGCTAGATTTCAGTATCTTCTCCATGCGGTTAGCCATGGGTATGTTGTCCCGATGGAACCATAGACCACGCCAGCGCGAGTCTAGATCCATCACCACATACCCCAGGCGCCGCGCGATAGACGCTGCCAGCTCTACATTGCCCATGATGCACGGATGTCTGGACGCGTCCGACAGGAAATCTTGTATCCGGTAGACCTCACTAGCCGGCGCGCTAGCGATACGCGCGCGGAACTCCGCATCAGTACCGGTGAGTTCGGGAACGGTCATCGCACGTACACCACGAGAGCCGCACCGTACGGGTTGCTACCCACACAACGTTTCACTCCGGAGTGATAGACACCGTAGTCATCGACCACCCAAGCGTCCGGATCGCATGTCATGGTGTAGAGACGTGCGGTCGCAGGACTGTAGGCCTGTACCGACATTCCTGGCTGGCTGTACCAAGCGACAGCGACGTTGTCCGCGAACGCGCACGACGTGTCCGCAGACGCTACAGCACTTCTGCCCGACGGGCAGATAGACACTGACTCCGCAGCATTAGCTTGCGGCGATAGACCGATAGCGCCACCGATGATGACGGACGCGATACCGAGTGACGCGATACCAAGCTTGCTCATTGTTCTACTCTCTCTCGTGTGTTGCCGCTGGACAGAATTTTCAGGACTCGATGGTTTCGAGGTAGAACGTCACGAACTCCGCCGCTTCACTAGCAAAGCAATCGTTCATCTCGAAAAGGATGCGCTCACCCGACGTGATGGTCAGTCCTGCATAGCCTGCCTCGTTGACGTTGAGTTCGACGCTGTAGCCGTCCGCGCCGACGTAGATTGCCAAATCTTCTGCTGCCCACAACTCGGTTTCACGCGAGCCTTCATCTCCGACGTACTCAACCCGCACGTACTCGTTGCCGTAGTGGTCAGCCTCGAGAATTTCGATGACCGTGAACAGGTCCACCATTCCGCGATCGATGCACACGGGTGAACCGACCTTATCGCCAATCCGGTACTCGTTGTGGTTTGCGTCGAAAACGGTCATTGGAGCGATCCTTCCGTGTGGGCTGATACTTCAATTATGCGCTCATCGTGGCTAGGTGTCAATACCTAATGTCCCACGAGATCGCCGGGGCCGGCTCGAACAGCCGTTCGAACGATTTCGGAAAACGCAAAAAAAGACGACCGGACATTGCCGCCCGGTCGTCTTCTGGTCTCAGAATTCGTGCTCCATTGTTCACCTCCCTCCCACACCCCTGAAGAACTCCCGCCATTGCGACTCACAGTAGGTGCTACTCCAGCCACAGTGGCCATTGCATTCCCGGTCGTGCGACTCCTCGTGTTCGCGCACTGCTTCACCTCCTCAACTCATCGATGTGGATGCAACCCACGTGATCGGGTCCGAACCGTGGCGCGTATCCCAGTACCTCGTCTTCATTGCACGGGAACTCTGATTGCAGCATCCCCCGGTCGTCCGCCAGAGCTGGTGCGGCAAGCGTCAACGGTGCGACGACTGCCACGATGGCGATAGCGATACGGTTCATTCTTTGACCCCTTCATTCTGTGATTTCCCAGGTCCCGACCATTCGGCCGCGACGTTCGAACTTGCCGCGCGTCGATCCGGTCGGCGCGTCATACCCGAAACCGACCGCCATCGACTGAACCGCCGACCGCGCGCGCGCGACGCTCGCGAACGTATCGACGCGCTTGCCGTAGTGGCTGATGTTCGTGGTGAGTGTTGCCATGATCCTGTCCTTTGCTTTTTTTGCGTCCAGCCGCCGACTAGCGACGACGTTCCCAGTCGGTGCCCTTGCGCGCGTCCGTGTTGAGCGTGCGGTACGCGCGGACGCGCTTGCGATACTCCGACTCGCGGACCATCTCCGCAGCGCGTACCTCACGAACTGCGGTACCGCCGATAACGTCGTTGGTGCGGGTGTCCACCAGCGCCCAAACCTTGCGTCCGCGCTGCGCGTACTCGACTACCGCCTGCGTGCCACGCGTACGGGTTGCGACTGTCTGCCATCCCGCATCATGCAGGTCGGCGGAAACGTCGGTAATGGTTGCGTTGCTCATGACTCAAGTATGCGCCCGACTCGGCTAGGCGTCAACACCTAGCGCGCCACGATCCGGACATTGCAGCTCGCATCGATGCGCACACCGTTGATGAGCGCATAACGACCATCCATCTCAATGCGCCACACGGGCATATCGCCAAATCGGACACCCAAACCCGCGACGACCGTATCGCCGATCTGGACTGAACTTGCAGGAACGGTAATCATTTCTGACTCTCTCTCTCGGTTTGGTCCTAGTCGCTCATTGCCCGGTATCGACGTTGCGCCGATACCGGACCATCAACAGCTAGGCGATGATCGCTTGCAGGCGATGTATCAGCGCGGCGATGTCGTCTCGACTCAGGTTGTCGAGTTCAACGTGCGTGTCCCATGGCGTGGTGGCGTGGATATCGATGGTCTCGCCGCCGACCTCAGCAAAGAGCTCGCACCCATCCGCAACGTGCAGTAGCAGAACTGCGTTGCCGCTTGGCTCTACGCAGCCGTTCGGCGCGGGTTGCCGCCCGCTCGGCCGAATAAAGCGCGGCATTTCCCAATTCGCGTAGCCGAGATAATCCCAGTGCACGAGAACCGCCGAATCGTTCCACATGCCGCCGCGCGTCTCGACAACCGTCCCGATCTTGGAAGCGTCACGTGAATCGGCAACCCGCTGCCCTGTGATGTATGCGTTGTTCATTGTTCCTATCCCCTCTGTCAGTACCGGTCGATTGCGATGAGCAGGTCATACGCGCGATTGAAGTCCTCATCACTCACTGCGTTCTCGTATGCCCGATGAGCGGCCGCGCGCGCTTCACAGCGCCACGTCCGCAACGCGTCCAGATCGGCCGTATCCGCATTCTCTTCCAGCCATGCGAGACCTTCAGCCGCTTTGTTGATCAGTGCTGCAATGTCCATTGTCCCTGTTCCTTTGCTCTCGATTAAGCGTTGACTGCGTTGCGGATGATGGTTTCTGCGTTCTGCCACGTGCCTGCGTCATAGGTGCTGAGGCGAACCGCTTCGCCTACCTCATCGATCAAACCCCAATCGTCGCGCTCGATGGCCACCATTACCACATTCAAACCCATAGCGTCATACACATAGAACCGTTGACCCTTGCTGGCATCTTCAGCGATAACGTCGTACCGCCGTGCTGTCATGTGCTTGTAGGTGGCGCGAGTCCAGCGGGGGAGAGTGATCATTTCGAGGGTCCTTCCGGATCGAAGAAACTTGGACGTTATTGACTTATGCCTTAAGGCTACGCTCACACGCCATATGTGTCAACACCTACTCGCATGCCATGCGTACTCGATATGCACACTGCTAACTGTTGCAAGCGCGCTGCTAGCATGGCATCAAACAGTTCGACGTCAATGCAACGCTCTGACCAGCGGAAACGACGAACACACAGTGCCCTATGTGACCGTACCCGCCGATAGGGTCTCGCCGCTCCACGTGGCTCTCAGACGGTCGCAATCGCCATGCCAGCGACCTCGAGAGTGCTAGCAGCCCGCACGTCAGCTAATCCTTGCGTTCGCAAAACCGCAGGTCAGAGGGCCGCCGGCTGGGCTGTGGCAAACATTCGCACACGCGTTCGAACACTCGCACACATGTTCGACCGGGGGGGCGGGTCGAAAGTATGTTCGACCGCCGGCGGCTGACATCC